TTGGAGACAATAAAACAGTTGATTTAACATTCACAGCTACCATTGGTGGTGGCGACGATGCCGACAATGGATTGTTTATATCTGGAAAAGAAGCGGCAGATGCAGCTATCCCAGGATTTCCTCCATCTTGGACAGGCCTGAACGGAGAAGAAAATACTCCAGTATCAGGTTTGTACATGGGTTACAGGAAGTAATTTTATTTTGTAGACTGCGGGGGTGTATATACATATATGCACCCAAATAGAAATGCAATAAAATACAATTCAGTCGGATTGTTCTTGACTGATTCTCCTGGAGCTTATCCGGATACAGAACATCTTTATTTCTTAAATAGGGTTCAGTCTGCAAGCATATCTGTTGACGTAGCTAGACAGAACGTACAGCATATAGGGGCAGAAGATTTTCTTGATAGAAAAATAGTTTCAGAGCCAAGTATAAATGTCCAGTTCGATTATCTATTAACGGACGGACATGAGGAGAAAGTTTTAGGCTTTAATACTTCTCAGCAAGGACAATCTTTTCCTACGGGAACGATTTACTCAAATATTAAAGAAGACAAAAGCCTATTTATGGCTGTTGGTCAAGAGCAATTTGACTTAACGGGCTACAGTAATAGAGAAAATGGATACTCCGGAACAGATGTAATAGGTGTTGGCAATTGTTATATAACTGATTATTCTATAAGCGCTAGCGTTGGGGACTTTGCTAAGGCTTCAGTTTCAATGGTTGGTTCAAACGTAAGGCATTCTTGCGAGGGGTCTGGAAAAGGTGGTTACAGTTGGCTAGACAGTGTAAACGACATGGCCTTTTTGATGACACAGTTAAATGGATTTATAAATTTGCAAGACGGAGGAATGATACCTCTAGGTTCAAGCGAAAGGCGCATATATAAAGCTGGAGTTCCTAACCCATCCCTAGATTTAATTAATGATGGTTCAGATGTAGTTGGGCCAATCATGGAGAGAGACGGAAAACAAATACAATTGGGCACAGGCATAGAGTTTGATCCGATAATGTATAAAAGTCCAGTATCTGCGATCCCCCCCGGAGGTATAAATGTAAACCTAAAAAATTTAAACGTTGGTGGCCCGATACTTTCTGGGCTAAGAGAGGGCACGTGTACTAAAGGTTCGGCCAATATACAAAGCTTTAACATTAACCTTCCGTTTGATAGAGAAAATTTATATGGATTTGGCTCCATGCATGCTTACGGAAGAAAAATGAAATACCCGCAAGTGGGAACCATATCATTCTCTTTGCTGGCTAGCGCTTTTGAAACTGGCGACTTAAGGACAATGTTTTGTGATGACGAAGAATACCAAATCGAAATAAATCTAAACAACCATTGTGACTTTACTTGTGCGCCATCTAGTGAACATGAGACTTTTATAAAATATATAATTAATAATGCTAAATTTGATAGTTATAATTTTAATGAATCAATTGGTTCTATAGCTACTGTAGATTGTAACTTTAGTTTTGGGGTTAGTCGCAATAATGGATTTTTCATGAGTGGTTCTTTTGAGGAGTATTATTTAGCGCTACAGAGACAAGGCTTGGTCGAGCTTGAGCAGGGTGGGTTGATACCAGTATAAATAAAAAGAATAAAGCTTAAAGCTATTATTTTTTAGGTGTACATATATGTGATTATTAATATAATCATATATTAACAAGGTATAAGGAAAATGGCAGGAATAAGGGCAGATGTAAATCTTAATGTAAATACTTCTCAAGCGAAGAGAAGTATGGACAGGGCTGCGGCCGAGATAAATAAAGTCGTAAATAATATAGGCGGCAAACAAATATCTTTTAATGTTAATGGTAGAAGTTTTACTCAGCCTCTTGGTCGAATCACTGCTTCGGCGAACGAATTCACTAAATCGCTGGAAGCTTCTAATGCGCGTGTTATAGCTTTTGGAGCTTCAGTAGGAATAATAAATGGAATATCTGATGCCTTTAAGAATTTAGTTCTTGAGACGGTAAAGTTTGAAAAAACATTGATGGATATTAATGTGGTTCTGAACGCCTCTTCTCAATCTTTGCAGGAATTTGGTAGTGGATTATTTGATGTAGCTAAAAACACGGCTCAATCCTTTACTGTGGCATCTGAGGCTGCTTTAGAGTTTTCACGTCAAGGTTTAACCATGGAAGAGGTTCTAATCAGAACAAATGATGCGTTGACTTTGACTAGGTTGACCGGGCTAAAAGCTGCTGAAGCCGTATCTGGGTTAACGGCTGCGGTAAATGCATTCGGGCAGGCAGGCTTAAGTACTACAGATATTATTGATAAGCTAGCTGCAGTAGATGTTCAGTTTGCTGTAAGTTCAGAAGATTTAATTAATGCATTAGAGCGAACTGGAGCAGTCGCAATTGACGCAGGTGTTGAAATAGACAGCTTGATTGGTTTGGTTACAGCCTTGCAGCAAACAACTGCTCGTGGTGGCGCAGTTATAGGTAATGGACTTAAAACTATATTTACCAGAATACAAAGGCCTCAGTCTATACAGCAATTAGAAGATATGGGTATAGCTGTAAAGAATTTATCTGGAGCAATATTGCCTGCCGATAAGATCATGCTAAATATGGCGAAGTCTTTTGACTCGTTAACTCAGTCTCAGCAATCAAACATAGTTCAGTTTTCAGCTGGAATATTTCAGGCCAATGTATTTAGAGCAGCCTTGAAAGATTTATCGAAGGAACAGAGTATTCAAGCTCAAGCTACCAAAATAGCTGGAGATGCTTCTGGGGATGCTGCCGTAAAAAACGAGATGCTCAACAAGACCATGTCTGCAATGGCGTCTCAAACTGTTTCATCAATTGAGGAGCTTGCTGAAACAATTGGTAAGTTAGCTTTTACCCCAGAAATAGGAGGGTTTTTATCTTTTATTCAGGATGGAGTAGAGGGCATAAAAAACATGCTTGGAGGTGGAGAAGAAGAGGGAGATGCTTTTGCCAAAGGCTTGGTTAAGGGTATAGGCAATGTTCTAACTGGACCAGCAGCAATAGCTTTCGGCGCAATTTTTATAAAACTTTTTGTAAATATATCTAAGTTCGCAAATAACTCACTGAAAGATGTGCTTGGAATAGTTAGTGAAAAGGATAAAGTTAAGCAAATGGAAGAATCCATAACCAAGGCTTTATCTGATAATTTAAAACTGCAAGAGGGTTTAAATAATTTAGAAGGTGATCGAAAAGCTCAAGAGCAATTCATATTAGGTATAATCGAGAAACAAAATAAAGCAATGGCGGAGCAAGCAAATCTGGCTGCGCGTTTAGCTAAACCTTTGGTTAGGGCTGGGATAAATCCAGATTTCACTTCTTCAGCGCCAGTTACCGCTTCATCCGGAGTACTGCCAGAGGCGGCCAAAAAAGAAAGAAAAGGAGCTTCTCGGGGTGGTTATTCAGCAGGAGCCGTGGACTCAATGGATATTCCTGGGATGGGGGAAGTTGTTTATAATAAAGCTGAAAAAGTAAAGCAGTTCCCAGGGATGAGACAACCTGCAATTATGCCTCCCGAGCAAAGTAGGGCAGGAAGAACTTACAGAGATGCTTTTGCTGGTCAGCACGGGTTTGATCCGTATGCTAGTGGGGGATTAATTCCTAATTTTGCAAGAATGGAGGGTAGTAAATTAGTTTTAGATAAATCAAAGATGAAATTAATGGCAGATCCTCAACAAGCTAGGGTTGGTCAAAAGATAAGGAAAAGCTATGCAGAACTATCAAATAGTGGTCGACCTGTAAATATAGAAGCTGATATCAATAATCTTACTGTTGGCCGAGGCGGCAGTCATACAGCTAAAATAAAAGACGTCCTTTCATTTTTAAGGAGCGAGGGAGTAGGAAGTATAGAAAGACCTTTTGATTTAGAAAAACTACCATTCAGGGGGAAAAAAGATGGTCAAGGAGCAGAAAAGGCTAGCCTTAAGGCTTTAGGTACTAAATATTTTTCAACTGGAGGTAAATCAGGAGACGAGACTTTTCCAGTCGATCTTGCTGGTTTAGATATGACTCCTTATGAAGTAAAGTCAGGGCAATGGAAGCTTCCGAATGTTTTATTGAAGAGTCTTCGTTTGTATACTGATGATGGATTATTGACTTTTGCTGAAAAGTATTTTGGGGCTGACCGAGAAATGATTCAGGAGGCCAGGGATGAGAAATTTAAAAAATCATCTGGTTTATTAAAAAAGAAAGGCTTTATAAAAGAAGGCTTAAATAGAAAAGAACAAGAAGATATAATAAATAGATTTCTTCTTCATGGTGGCTTAATTCCTAATTTTGCTGACGATAAGGTTAAGCCTGTTAAATCTATAGCTAATATTATTGACGGAGATAGTATAGAGGCCGATATTTTAGTTGGCACTCAAAGAGTAGATCACAGATTGCAAGGAGTAGATGCTGTAGAAAAAAATCAAGCATATGGGACTAGAGCTACAACTATAGCTAAAAACTTTTACAATGATGATAAAAAGGGAAGACTAAGACTTAGAGATCGTATAGTCCAAGATGGAAAAGCTGCATACGGAAGAGGGCTTTTTAAAGATCAAGATTTAGCAAGGACTTTAATTGAAAAAGGATATGGAGTTCCTGATGCTGGATACCTAAATAAATCAGAATACTTTAAATATCAAGAAATTGCTGAGAAAGCCAAAAGTAAGGGTGTTGGTATATGGAGAGACAAAACTAAAAAGACAGGAAAATATAGGCATCCTAAAGCACAATTTTATTTACATCAGCAAGGTATAGTTCAAAAGGCTGACAAGTGGAAAGATGTTACTGTTTCAGACACTAGATTTTATAAAGAAGGGGTTAACTTATCAAATAAAAAATTTAAAGGTTATGCTGATGGCGGTAGAAAGTTTAGGCATTCTGGATTGATTCCCAATTTTATTGACACGAGAACTCGTCAGCAAAAAATTCAAGACGTATTACGTGATCCAGCAAATAAAGGTATTAATTTCAAGGGTGGAGCCCTTGCTCCGATGTCAATTAAATCTAAGAACATGTTTCACCAAATGTTCTTGGAGAGTTATGTAAACAAAGGATTGGAAAGCGATTACGATATGCTCGTAAAGATGGGTTATGATCCTCAAGAAATAACTGCAGCAAGAAAACACAAGCAAAAGGGTGGAAAAGTTAATGTTTTAGCCAAAGGCCATGTGCCCAACTTTGCGGCTAGCTGGAAAAGATTTAAAAAATTTGATAAAAATCAATACCTTAAAAGTTTAAAAAAGGGCAAAAGCAATAACGAGCAAGCCAAGATCGATGCATACGTAAAAGCCGCAGGAGGAGCCCAAAAGTTTCAAAGATTGAATGAGAAGTTTGGGTTAGATAAAGTTGACGACATATTTCAGATACTTGGATTTGCAAAAGGTTATGTCCCTAATTTTGCAAACCCTTTAGAAGACGCTATATCAAGAGAAAAAGCAGCAGGAGTTCCTCAAGAAAGAATCAGAGTAGAAAAAAGTAGTCAATTGAAGGGTCCGCAAAACCCTATGGGGCTAGCCGTAACTAATACGAGAGATGAACCGGCGGGAGTGCAACAAGGAATACGTCGCGCTAAAAGCATGGGGGTTAACCCAAAAGAGCATGGAGCTAACGTTGGCTTTGTGCCCAATTTTGAAAGCGATGATTCCAGGGTTCAGAGACTAGAAAAAGGCACCTCAGTAAAAGTAGGTTTCAAAGATCTTGAGAACTCCGTAAAAAAACTCTCATCATCTGTAGATAAAGCCGCTAAAAAAATCAGCGAAAACCAAAAGAAAATTGATAATAAAAGTGCCTCGTTAAATAAGGAAGAGCTACTAAAAAACGAGAATGATATTATCAAAAAAATGACGACGGCCAAGAAGGGGGAATTAAGAGGTCTTAAAGCGCAGTTTGATGCGAACTTAAAACTTAGGGAGTCTGTACATGAATCCACTAGAGCTATAGATGATTCTTCTGATGCAGAGGGTTCATCTCTTCAGAAGCTTTTCTACATGCAATCTGCGATCAGTTTGGTTAATGGTCAATTTGAACAGCTATCAGAAACATCTTCTGGCATGACAAAAGTATTCGCAGATGCTATTCTTGGAGTTAGCAACCTTACCGCCGCATACATTCAGCAAAAAGAACTTGTTAGTGAGGGCATGAACATGCTTGGAACAAAGAGGAGCGAGTCTTTCTCTTTGGGACAAATTGTAGACCCAGAGGCAAGGCAATCGAGAAGGAGGGCAGCTGCTGCCGCCGAAGCTAGAGTTTCCGGGTCTAGGGTTGGTAGGGGTGGGGCACTTTCAGGCTTAATCGGGGGCGCAGGTAAACTCAGTAGAGCGTTTGGTAGATTTTTGCCACTAGTGGGGCAGGCATATACTTTGTTTACTGGATTAAATGAGGCTTTTAAGTTTTTTAATATTGGCGAAATGTTTGGATTGGAGAAAGGCTCAGGACTGATGGATTTACTGAGCACCACCTCTGAAAGGGCGTCAAAGAAGATAGAAAAACTAGGAGAAAGTACGGATAAATTGCAATCAGCATTTGAGAGCTTGCAGACTCAATCTCAGAATAATGAAAAAATAGATGAGCTGGAGATCTTGGGCGCAAGAAGAACCCAAAAACAAGAGCTAAAGTTGCAAGAGCTGAAGCTAAAGGGTTTTGATTTAGAGGTAAAATCCCAAGAAGCAATGTCTGCGTTATTGGACGAAAATATGGTTGGATCAAAAGTTGCTCAGAAATTTACTGAGGAATTAGCTAAGGGTACAACTGGCAATGAAGACTACTCTAGGATCATAAAAGAAGTTATAGCCGCTCAAAGGAAGCAAATGTCGTTTCTGCAGGGAACGAAATCTTTTGGAGAGTTGATTGATAAAAAACTCGATGTATTTTCCGCCGATAAAGGTGAGGAAAAATTTCTTAAATCTGCAGCAAAAATGAGAGGCTCTCAGCTTGGAATGGGGCTTTCTAGTGTTCTAGCTGGAGAAGAAAGCGCTGAAACGGAAGATAGACTTAAGATTTTAAATAGAAACATTGCCGCCTTATCAAAGGAAACAAGCGTTGATTTAACAAGCATGGGCGATTTAAGCAGTTTAACCGATAGGCTTTCTTCTGGGCTAAAAGGTACTGAGAATTTTGATTCAGAAATGATTGCGTCACAGATCAATATGCTGGGAAACAATATTGACGAAGCTATAGATAACACCTCAGGCTTACACAAGGTTGAATCAGAGGCTTTTGGTGGGGCAATGGAGAAAATAGTTTCGCAGCTTAGAATATTCAAAAAACAACTAGAGGGAGAGTCTGAAAGAAAGCAAGAAGTTCAGCTTAAAAAAGAATACATAGAGGCATACAAACAAGTAATCTTCGAGATTGGTGAATTCAGAAAAAACACGAAGCACGAGTCAAAGCTATCTCTCGAGGCATTAAAACATTCAAGTTCCATACTTCTCTCTAGCGAGAAGCTATCATTGCAATACAATGCTATCGAAAAAGAAGCCGCTATATCTCTCGAGTTCGCAAGAAAGAGAAACGAAATAGACAGTAAATTTACAAACGATTTGCAGGCTGCAGAAATCGGAGTCATTGACAGCTTAAATAAAACTAGGGATACGTATTTAAACACTGAAGCTTTAGCCTCCATGTTTAATAAAAAAGGATCCGAGGCTGATAAGGCGGTAGGAGAGCTAAAGAAGAAAATTAATGAAGGAGTAAAAGCTACAGACTTTTCAGCGGTGCAAACCGAACTGGGCATAACGCTTGACAGCTCTGCAATGGATTCAATAAATAAGATATTTCAGGACGTAGCAGATGAGTCGAAAAATTTTAATAGCAATATTCAAATAATGACAATGCTCGCAAAAAAACATGGCGAGATTCTTGACTCAAATAATTCTGCAGCCTTAATAACATTATTACATCAAAAAGGAATTGTTAATATAAGTGCAGAAGATTTAATTAAAGCAAAACAAATTTTAAAAGAAAAAGACAGAAAGCTTGAATCATTAAAACAGTCAGCAGACAATCAAAAAGCCATAACTGACCAAAACGAAAAAGAAAGACTTATTTCGGAAAAAACCGTAAAGGGCGCTACCGCATTATTTAGGCATTTGGGAATGGATGTTGATGCTCAAGCCGCGATAACCAAGAACCGTGAAAACATTCTAAAAAGCATAAAAGGCGAAGCCATGCATATGGCCGTAACAAACAAGCAGGGCGAGGGTTTGGCGTCAGCAGTAGCTCAAAGTTTAGAGATGCAACAAAAAGGTCTCGAGTCGCAAAAGGAGAAAAATAGAAATGACGCGATTGCGGCCGTGTTATCTCTTAGACAATTAGAGGCTCAGACAGGTGCGCTCGCTGAATCTGAAGACAATAAAATTATTTTAGAAGCTAAAAATAAGAGCGAAATTTTAAATGCCGAAAGGGCTGCTCAAGAATCGCAATCAAGGTTGGAGTTTTTAAGTGGTCAGAAAAGCCGATCCGAGTTAGTAAAGCAACAGCTTGCTAAGGAAATTGCAGATTTAAGAAGTGGTAATTTATTGGCGGCTGAAAAGAATAAACAACTATCAGAAGGTAAGGCTCTTACCGAACTAGTTGGAGAGCAAAGAGAGCAAGCGCTTCATTCCGCCAGGCTGGAAGCTTTAATTGCAGCGGAAAACGCAATACTTCTCACTGAGAAAGGCAAGCAGGCTAAACTAATCCAGCAGGCAAATGAATTACAGGAAGCCTCCAACAAGTTGACTGAATTTCAAAATGCAATAACTAAAGCAAAGGTAGATAAGAGGGCTTTGGCCGTTACTGCTGGGGCTGATATTGGAATTGAGAAAGCTAATGCGATTGCGTCAACAAGAACCGCAGGGATGAGGGCTCAAATAGATCCTAGTGCTGAAAATATGGCTGCTTATGCTGCTTCGCTTGAGGAGACTAATAAATTGCTTGGTAATGGTAGTAGAGCAATGGATAGGCTTAGATCAAAAATGGCAGAACTTAATGTTGGTGCAGAAAATCTTGGTGCTGATTTAGTGGATATTGGAATTGATAATGCAAGAAGTGGGCTTAAGCAGTTGTTCAAGGATATTGGTAGCGGTTCAAAAAGCGCAAGTGAGGCATGGTCTGACTTTGGTCTAGGCCTTGCGGATCAATTGCTTGATCGAATGATGGACGCAAACATAGATAAGATTTTAAAAGACTTGACATTTGCGTTTACCGGAGAAGAAGGAAAATCTGACGAAGCTAAAATGACTGATGAGATGCGTCATTTTGGTGGGGTACTTGAAAAACTTAATACTCCATTGGGAGACTTAACTTCTGAAGTTAGAGCTCTTAAGGAGGTTATGCAGAATCAAATTTCAAAAGAAGAGGGTGTTAATACGCCACCTGATGCAAAAATACCTGATGGTTCTACTTTTAAGCCAGGTCAAAGCCCTGGTGGAGCTTTTGCGGATGTACAGATACAATCACAAATAGCCAAAGACATACAGGGTGCTAAAACATTCGTGAAAACATTTAAAGACGCTTCGATAGATATATTTACGGACTTTGCGAGTAGGGCAATTGGTATTTTTAAGGGGTTAACTCAGTCTCAAGCGACAGAGGCAGGAACTGCTAAATCAAAGGAATATAGAACCACAGATCTTTACGAGGCTCAGGATGAATTAAGTAGTTTTAAACAAAATAATCTTTTTAAGCCTAAACCAAAACAAATAAATCAAATGAATTTTTCAGAGAAAGGTGATTACGTTTTGGAACAACTGATGCCTATAAATGAAGAAATGCAGATGTCAGAGTATAAAGAGCAAAGATCAAACATCTTTAACCAGGAAGCGAAAAACAATATAATAGCTAAATCCATTGAAGAAAAAAAACTTAAAGAACTTGAAGAACGACTTGCCCAGGTGAAGAAAATAGAAAACCCAAGTCGTGGTGAACATCAGGAACTAAAAACACTTAAAACTGAAATAAATGAAAGCAAAGGAAAAATTAAAGATCTTGGAAAAAAAATAAAGCCAGTTATAGAAAATCTCGAAGGATTAGATGAAGAATTTAATCAAGCAAAAAGCGCACTTCAAGAATTAACAAGTAAAGTAGGCGAGATAAATAAGAACTTGCGCCTTCAGGAGATCAATATTCCAGAATTGCAAACCTCAACAGATCGGCTGATGCAAAATTCAAATCCAGAAGCTTATAAGATTCTAACCGGAGGAATGTTGTCAGGCGGCAAAATACAGCACTTCGCAAAGGGCGGATTTGTAGACGGGCCAGCAGGTGTAGATAAAGTTCCTGCAATGTTAACGGCGGGAGAATATGTCGTACCAAAAGAACAAGCAAAGCAATTCAAGCATAGCGGCGGAGAGATACAGAATTTTTCAATAGGTGGAATGGCCAAAGAGCTAAACAACCCAAACACTGAAAGCAGGCCAATCAGGGGAGCTCAAGGGGTGACACAGTTACTGGTCATGAACGAAGTCGCTCGCGGGGTGGCTAAATATTTAGAAAAGCCAAAAGATGACGGGCCTCCGACATTTGATAAAAATAAATTCAACAATTTAGACCTAAGGTCAGATGTAAACATTAAGCGTGGAGACCCCAGGTTGAGTGCAAGATTTTTAGCTAAAGATCCAGTGATGCAGGAATACAGAGATTACCTTCTGGAGAAAGCCGCTTACGATGTAGAAAAGAAAAACCAAAAAGTCGACAAAAAAATGCAAACAATCGGCTCTATAGTTTCATTTATGAGCACCTTTGCGATGGCCGAAATGACAAGTGCTATGAAACCTTATGTTGAGAAAGCGGTTGGATGGGCAAAAGACAAGGCTACCAATTTAACCAAGGGCCACATGGGCTTAGGTGAGCATTCTAAAGCTTTTAAGCAAGCAAGAAAGCAGAATATAGACATGGATTACAGCGACCTTAAGGGCGCTGAGTCTACTGGGTATTTAATATCTAATGATAATAAAGCTTACGCTATGTCTAGAAAGGGAACTTGGAATCTTGATCCGTCAAAAACTTTAAGCCACAGAAGAGCTCTACAAGAAAATATAAAGAAGCAATCAACAAAGCGTCAGTCTGGCGGATCAGTACCTGCAATGCTTACCGCAGGAGAAGGTTTTGTTCCAGCAGCAATAGCGAAAAGAATTGGCTACGATAATTTAAACAGAATGAATACCACTGGAGATCTCCCGATCATTCAGGGCAAGGGCGGTATAGATAATGTTGGACCAGTGGGTTTAACCGAGGGAGACTTTATAATCAAGAAGAGCTCAACAGACAAACTTCTTAGAGAAAATCCAAACATGATGAGATTTGCATTGCAAAACCCAGAAGGATTTAAGAGGGGTGAGCGTGGATACTATGAAGGTGGGGTTGTCGGCGACGCACCAGCGGTACCAACTTCTTCTGTACCGAGAGCAGCGCCAACAAACCGAATTAAAAACTCTAATCCGGTTGAAATGTTCAACCAATCTTTTAATCAAAAAAGCGAGCCAGCTGTTGCGACCCAGCAAAAAAGTGAAACAACAAACAATATAAACGTTAACGTAACCATAGATCAAACCGGCAAAGAGAGTGTGTCAACTGATGGTTCAGCTAGCTCTTACGAAGAAGAACAACAACTTTCACTAAAAATAAAAAGCGCAGTAATGGATGTTATTAGGGAAGAGAAAAGGATAGGCGGAGAGCTTAGCTCATGAAGCAAGCAGTATTAGGGTATGAGCAAAAATTCTTCATAAATGGAACTCAAATATCAGGAGTCCAAAATGTTGCTGGATCTTATGCTATAGAGGAAAAACCGATTAACGTGCTTGGTTGGGGGCATGTTAATCAAAATTTCTACGAAGATAAAGATAGATTTGCTCAGCCAGACGGATCTTTTATCTTGGATGAAGATGGATTTCATATATTAGGAGAAGAAAGTTCAGAATGTGCAGTGGATGGGGATTTAAACGGCTTCCCTCAAAGCATGGCCGTACTTAATGCGCCGCTAGAAGGTTCTTTTTCGATAAACTCGACGCTTGTTAGCGAAGACTTTTTTCTTCAATTTACTGGAGATGTTCCTTTTACGGGCAGCATACATCACGGAAAGAGATATTTTGGTTTCGATAAAGGCTATATAACTAACCATGCTGTATCATGCGCAGTTGGAGAATTACCATCAACTTCAACTTCGATAAGAGTATTTGGGGACATCGGAGGCTCACCAGAATTTATGGAGCAAGAGGATGATGAAGCTTTTTTTCTTCAGGAGGATAATGGGTTTGCAATAACATCTGAGGACTCTAACGCGGGAATATATAATGCTTCGGGTTCAAATCCTTTTCCAGAGATAAGGCTTCCAAATCAAGGTTCAATAATAGTAGAATGCGCAGGAGCAACAACTGATAGGGTAACATCTTTTAATTACAGTATAAATGTTCCAGTATCACCAATATATACAGTTGGCTCCTCGGTTCCTGCCCAGGTAGATGTTGCATGGCCCATAACGACAGACACTTCTTTTAGTTTGGACATAGACAAGTACGAATACCAAAGTCTTAGAAAATATTTGAAATCACCAACTGTTCATGATATAGCGATAAAAATAAACGATTGTTTTGGCGTACCAATACAGCATTACGTTGTCAAGAGCGCTAGACTAATTGGTGAGAGTATGGCTGCCTCTACAGACGGAAGAATGACTGTAAATTTGAGTTACAAATCTTATTATAATAAAAGATGAGCAAGCCTTTTTACAGATATGAAGATGTGCCTCTATTGATGGCCTCTGAAGGTGAAGAGCCCGTAATGGTATTCGCAAATAGAGCTGGACTTTCTGCAAGCCAACCAATTCAAGCTAAAAAATTCGTAGAAGATTATAATATATCTTTCGCTCTTCAAACTGGAGATATACATTTTACTGGAGCATATGAGTCAGGCTTTCTCATGGGTCCAACAAATGGGCCAGGAGTTAGGATACCAGAATCGGTTGAAAATATATTGAGCGGAGCAAAGATAGCTTATCCTGGAGGTCAGGCGCTATATTTAGCTGAAGATTTGTCGGCGGGAGATTACCATATAAAAGTGAGATCAACAGGCGAGACGACACTAAGATATGAGGAGGATATAGAGTATGGAGAAGTTGAGGTTTTAAGAAACTATGCAGCAGGCGGCATCGTTAGGGGTTCGCTCGACGTTACTTATTATATGAATACTGGAAACCTTCATACTTTTGCCGATTTAACAGGGCTGCTAGACCCTAATATTTATCCACAGGTAAATGAAGCTAAAATCACTGGGTCATTCGGAGATTATATATTTGAAGATGCTTACCTAAGAGATCTTTCTTTTTCGGCAGAACCTTTTCAGATAATACAAGCAAATTTAAGCTTGGATATATATGGAAGGATGTTATATCAGTCAGGGCTAGCAGATTCAATCATTAGCGACTATGGATGCATAAAAGAAAACCAATTAAGTGTGCCTCATGCAATTAATACTAAGGTAGAAGGCGCATCAGATGTAGGAATAGAGTACCCCTTGAACTTTACATACAAAATAACTTCAAGAAGAAACCCAGAAGTTCCAGTGCCATTAAGCGGAAAAATGGACGATGATGGTGAGCTGCCGGTAAGAGTCACAAAAGAAGATATAGACATTAGTATAAGAATAGAGGGCGAAAAGCTTGATCCATTTTTAAAAATATCAGGACAAAGAGCTGACGTTACAGTAAGTTTATCAGATATAGGTTTCAGCAAAGAATTTACTGACAATAACCAAGGGCTAATGAAGGAGTTCAGATTGGCTGGAAGTTTGGTTCACCCGGATTTACCATCTCAAGAATTAAAAGACTACGGAGTAGTTGAAGAAGATAATCTTAGCGTATCGGAGGGCGGATTTCTGCAGGGCTCCGCTACCATAAAACAGTCTTACAGATAATGGACATACCTATATCAGGAATTGGGGCTAATTCTGTACAATGGTGGCAGGAGAGTGGTGCGAGCAATTTAGTTTTATTAAATGAATTAAGCGGCACCAGGAACCCACCCGAACAGGTTTTCGAATCGGACATAGAAAATTACAAACCAAGGGAGCAGACGACTCAAACCGAAGAAGGAATACAGTACTTCATAGAAACAGGAAACAATGTAACACTTTTAGATAAATATCCATATGTAGACTATAGCCCTGATACCTACTGGAAAGAGAATGATATTTTATCGATAGAAGATTTAACATTTTCTAAAAATAAAAATTTTATTATAAATAATAATGCTGAATTATTAATTAGTGAATTTTTTAAACTTAATTCTAGTTTAGGTTATTCTATTAATGTATTAGTAAAGAAGGATACTGAGTCTACTAGGTTGATAGATGAATATAAAACATATCTAGCTGAAAATCAAAATGGATCTGTTAATATTGGTGATTCGATAGGCGTTGGAATAGGTATAAAGTTTTACGATGAAAATGATGTAGAGCTTTTTGCGCCGGACTTAAGGGATACTCACAGATTAATGGCTGGAAGTGAGTTGAATCATACTGAGTATTATAATGTTAATATAGATATAGCTGACACTTCAATCCCAGAAGATGCGGTTTCTGGAAGAATAATTTTATTGGTTTACGGATTAAGTTCTGGGGGCTTTGTTTTTAAGAAACCTTCGGTAAGAAATTTAAGCAAGTTCTTTTACTGCACTAAGGATCACCAGTCTTCTTATTGGAATAGCCCCAATAGTAAAGATGGATTAAAATACTGGACGCAAGATTTTGTGTGGAGGCCGTCTTATGGATCAAAGTCGGATTTTGTAGCAATTAATGAAGAGCTCAAAATGGGAGAAGGCAAGGACTATGTCACTAACATGGCTATCAATGCTCTGCCGATGGAGCTTAATGTAAACTTCAATAATAGAACAGATAAAGAAGCTAAAGCTATTATACATTTTTTACAAGAAAAGTCCTTTGCATACGATTCGATTTTTAGCCTCGACTATAAGGGAGATAGGCTTTTGTCTAGCGAAATAGGATCCTTTAATTTTAAATATACTTATCCGTATAAAGATGATTTAAAGTATACCTGCACCCAATTCAATCACTCAATTGTTTATAGAAATAATAATAATATAAATGCTAAGTTTATATGCAATACCGAGAGTACTCTTTCTAGCGTGGAAAGTAACGCTGGTTACAATAAAAGGATTGACGCACTTATACCTATATTTATAGATGAAACCACTGAGTTTAAAAAAGGTGAACAGATAACGCTGAATACCTTTACGCTTGAAGAGGGTGATGGAACCACCACTGTTGACACAAAAAAGATAAAAAGAATAAAACGTTATCCGGAAGACACCCTTCAGGAGGTCACGGGGGGAATTATAACTTTCACAGAAGATGTCGGACTGGAGGAAGAAGATTGTGTTTTTATAAAAATCGTAGATCCAAAAAATTCTAGATACAACGTGGGCAAAACGAAGATAAAGAAAAAGATATCCGAAACAGAGTATGCTTTTTGGCCTATACTAGAAGAAGGCTCGGAGGAGGAGGTCGCTAATTACAGGGCAACTTCATCCGCTGGAGAAAAGACGTCAATTCGTTGGTTTGACCCAATAGGCGGAGAAAGAATTGAACTCAGGAATAATGAGGTTCAGTCGACTGATCCAGCTGAGCAATTATGGAGGCCTGTGAGCGAAGACCAAATAATTCCAAGAGAGGAAGTTTATGAAAGTGAAGATGGCGCTCAGTATTTCGAGGAAAGTGGAGTAGATTTTATTACAACCAGGGGAGAGGAGTTTGTATTTGGGGGCAATATAACGATGAAGCACATGCAGGTTTGCCCCGAGGATTGCTCATATAGTAAAGTTTTACTTCCCGAAAATGTATCAACTATACCTTCTGTTAGCGTTGACCCAAGCACTGGACTAGAGAGAAAAAGACAGGTTTATTTAAAGAATTACAGAAGAATGCAAGTGGACTCAGATATAAATGAAGACACCCTGTCTGTTACTTTTACGCCGCTAGAAAATTTCACTCTAGAGGCGAAGGATGATTTCTGGTTACTAATATCCGCAGTACAAGGAAGAAGTAGCATATATTTAAAAGACGCTAATGAAACTCCAAAGTTTCCATGGTTAGAAGTTAGGAATTTTGACCACAAGCCGAGTCTCGTTTTTGGCCTAGAGCAAACGCCTGATCACATACAAACAAGCTTCACTAAAACTTATAATAAGCGATATAAAAGAGGTATAAATTCAAATTTATCAACATTTAATTTAACGTTCGAAAAAAGAAGCGACGAAGAAGCAGCTGAGATACTGCAGTTTCTGGAAAGCCATTTGGGATACAAGAAGTTTAGGTTTCAAATGCCTAGGCCTTACCTAAAGGATGGAAGCTACCTAACTTCCCAAACTAAACCGTACATGTCTACATTTTATTGTCCTAGCTGGGGCCACGATGTTATTTATAAAAATAACCATACGATATCGGTTACGTTTATAGAATCTGCAACTTCGATAGAAGAAGATTTAAGGTCAGTATTTGGGATAGGACAAGAAGAGGATAAGCCTTGTTATGGCGCTGAAATATATGACCCAATAACAACTCATGAACTTTGCACTTTTTCTTCTCAATTAATGGCCGCTAAGGGCGTAGGTTTTGATCTATCTAAGGAGGCAATAACTACCAAGTCTAAGGCTGTCGATTTAGTTTTCATAGTTGATACTACTGGAAGTATGACTAATTTATACATGGATGTAGAGGGAGAGATAATATCAAAATATAGACTAACCATAGATGTAGTTCTAAAAATGATAACAGCTTACGATAAGTATGTGATGCCTGGAACTAAGTCATTTAATGGTATTTATGATGCCCCTGAGCTTTCTTACGGTTCTATTAGTGGGGATGACACGGTCCCTCCTTGGCCTGCGGATAACAAAGTAATGGATAGCTTAATATCAAAGCTTTATGATCCACTAAAAGAACTAAGAGATTCTCTTGAGAATAATGGATATAATTTAGAAAACTTAGATAGGTTTAAAATAAAAATAGATGAGAAAAGAGTGAATTTAGGCTTCATCTTAATGGGCGACACTAGACAAATAATACAAGACGTTTCAGATTTGCCAAATTCATTCGATAAAATACAGTCTTATAAAAGTGTTGATGTAAAAAATACCAACTGGGACCTAGGGGAAGATTCACCTAGGGCAGTGAGTCAGGCGTTGGCGCAGTTTTACAATAGTCCAAGAGCTGAGCATGTAACAGATAGGATTGTTGTTATGCTTAGTGATGGGGTTTTTACTAGTGCAGACGCAACCCAGCCAGGGTCCGACTATAATTCGTACTATAGTCAATACACTCTAGATATGTGCGCTCAACTAAGAAAGGGTGGAGAGTTAGCTAAGAGAAGGCCTAGCGATGAAGTGTTAAAAAAATACGGATTTCAGTCCCAGAACCCATACAAGAAGCTTGAAAGCTATAAAGGTAAACCTAGAGATGGAGGAGTCTCTGAATACAATAACCCGGACAATGGAGCGGATAATCCCGATTGGTACGAGGAAGAAATGCCTACAGTTTTTATGTTTGCTCAAGTTGGTAACCCTCAGTATCTTTCAGTATATGCGCCTAACTATGTATATGATTATGATCAGCCAGCCCCATATCTAGATCCGCCAGCAACAAAACCTCAATTCTTCTTTCCGATAACTCAAAAGGATGACCCGAGTAAAGAGGTGACGAGAATGATGGATTTAATAAAAGTAGTGGAAATGATAACTAGCGATAGCGGTTATCAAAATTTATTTTCTATAGTACTATATAATTGCGGGCCACATAACGTTAGACTCTTGAATACCTTAGTGAATATTAAAGGTCAAAAATCTCCAATGAAGTGGACTACAGAAATTTTAAAACAAGGAATAGTCGACGGAGGAAGCAATCAAGACTTAAAGTATACAGCTCAAGGAGAAGGTATAGATTCTATAGTTAAAGGTTATGGTGGGCAATATTTTGGGGACCCAGATAATCAAGATTTGTTTTCAGATGAAAAGAAGGCTTCCAATATATTATGGCAAACATTTAATACCAAATACGAAGTGTCCAGAGAGTCAGTTATTTATGATATAAATGGAGGTTGGAATTTGAATTCGGCCGAAACAGCAGGAGTTAATAATATAGGGGTTGCATCCAAAGGCATGCCTGTTAGGGTTTTTAGGTCAGACTCAGGACTCGAAATAACAGACTATAATATTGGTTCAGCTAATCTATCCAATAATTATCAAGGAAATTATTCTCACTTGCCGTTAATAAAACCGGGAGAAAAGCTTGATTTATTTTTTGGAATAAAGGTTGGTAAGTTAAGCGATTTTTCTGAAAGCGTTCAACTCTTGATAAACTCTGATGATGGCACAGCTAAGGAAATGGATTGCTATGCGAATTACGAGTTCGATATAAACGTGCCGTCTAGCAAGAACACTATAGGAGACGAGCCAGTTAAGGACCCGACAAGTCCGGTTGGATGTAAGAGTGTTTGGATGGATAACGATTACGTAATTAGACATCCAGTTTATGGCGATATAAAAATAGAATCAAATCCAAGGTTACCAGAAAAAACATGGCGATATAACCAAATTGTATTAGAAAATTTTGAAGATTACCCCGGAGATGGGTTTTGCTTTCAGATGAGCAACATTGTATCGCCGCAAACATATACGTTTTCAGAGCCAATCATGAATCCAATTTTAGTTGTATATAGCTTAGGGCGGCCAAACTTAAACGTCACAATAGAAACCGATAAAGAATTTGCAGATTATAGCGGTGGAGCTGTCCCTACGAGGGGTGCGGCGCCATTAAAAATATTATCAGACAATAAATTTAGTGGTAGGGAGGGTTTTGGGATGTTAATTTTTCCTGGAGAGCATACAAGTATAACATTAACCCCATACGTTGCAGAGCACTATTATGATATCGTATGGGGAATACAAAACTGCCCCTAATAAATGAGCTTTATAAACGAAGAATCTGGAATATGCCTTTCTCCTACTGGGGAGACGGTTTTAGCTGGATGTGATTATATAATCAACGAAAATGGCTTAAGTTACATAAATACTGAGTACCCAAAAAGAATCTTGCCCGAGGGGGGTTGTAAGCCTATTACGGAATTTAATTGTGGAGATATAGATAGAGTAACTGTTGACAGCGGGAAGTTTGTGACAATAATAAATACTTGTACTTTACCCTTAACGATAACCGGATTTAAAAATAGTAACCCCGAAAGGTTTTCTGTATTTAAGTACCCAGATTATTCGGGCTTCTCTGAATACACAACTGGAAATACAGAAGAGTTACCTATAACTATAGAGCCTTATCAAAGGATTAATATTGATACGTTTTTTCACCCTTTATATTCTGAGCTTTTAAGTGGTAACGCTGGGACTTTAGATGGTAGAAGTGGAGATAAATTCGAATCAACCTTTGATATTTTGCCTGGGTTTGAAATTATAAACTGCAAAGAAGACCCAATAACATCTATATTATGGTGGGAAGAAAATCAAGATTGTGATTTAGTATTATCTAGCAAAGCTATAAAGTCATCAAATCCTGCAATGCAATTATTTGAAGAATCTGGAAATGATTCTTATGTTGTTAGAGATGAGGCTTATTTCTCTACAACAGAGGACGCCCAATATTTTGAGCAGAAAAACCCTGAAGATGTGGTCGTTAAGTTTTCTTCTAACGCAACTTCTTCTTATTGTTCTGCTAGTTTTAAGCTAGAAGGAGAGCTTATATGCTATCCAATAGATAAGCAGTGGATGCTAAATACTGGAAATTTTATTGAGCCAGATTTATCGACATTAGCAACTATTCAGAATCAGTTTTTCTTAAACAAGAAAAAGACTTTGGAAATAAATACATCCGACGAAGTATCGGTGCCGAATATTTTTGTAGGACTAAGAGATGTTTCTTTGGCTTATGCGTCCATGCTTGAGAATATGAGTCCTGACTGGTATGAATCTTATGGAAACCTTGCGATATCTGGATCCCTTGGTGTGTTCAATTCTTTAATTAATCAATTGATTCAGGCTGGACAAGATAATAATATAGATAATTTACTTCAATCTTCATTAGCTCCAACAAATGTGAGCTACGACAATAAGACAATACAGGTATCCTATGAGAGTAATAACTCGGAGGTGATTGAAATTGATGGAAGCTCATGGACGGGAATGCAAATAAAAACTGACCCTATTGAAGACGCAGGAGATTTATACAATCAGACAGTATTCTTTAATGCAGAAATAGTTCCTGGGCCCCAAAAAGATGCAAGAATGTTTATAGTTGATAGTGGTGATTATAACGCTTACCCAATGAAAGAAGTATTATGAATATTTACAATATGTCATCCGGTGACAACGACCCCAATAATGATTTTATTAGAATGCAAGTAGCTATGGAGGCAAATTCTTACTCGAGCATCAGGATTTATAATAGCGGAGGATCTGGGGTACTCGAGTACGACACTAACTCTGATTACGCTTGGAAAGTTGAAAGGGTTAAATATATATCAGAAGAGATAGTGCCATTAGAAGCTTCTCAATTTCAGAAGGTTGGGTACCCTAATTCGATAGCTTGGGCGCCTGGAAGCTCTTTGTGCTCGCTTTCTAATTTCAGCGGAATAGAAGTTGGGCAATTAAAACCTTTAACAAAAAAAGAAGAGTTAGATGAATTGAATTACGTTAAATCTGGATACATTTTTATCGAGGATTATTATGAAAGCGGATGGAGCCCTCAGGGGTTAATTCAAGTTTCTAATGTATATTCAAACCAGGGAAACATGCCGTTTGTTGACATAAGAAACAACGATGTGGCTTCCACTGGAATAATAAACATATATTCTTCTTCTCTTGATGGGTGCGTTTTTAGCATTGACTTGAAGAGAAATTTCATAAGCGGTCAAGCTGATGATATTGGGAGCGTCTTGCTTCCTGAGGAATTTAAGCCTGTATATAGTCAATCTGTCAAATTTAGCGATACGTACAAAGAGTGGGATAGTATATTTGATCTGAACGAAGATTGTAACGCTGACTCAATATTTAGGAATGGGAGAAATAGGGACGAAGCGTTTTCTCAAGAGATGGAAGAATATTTAAACAAAAATTGGTACGACAAGTTAAAAAGAAATCTATGGGGAAAGTTTATCGATGACGAAAATGTTAATTTAAGTTCAAGAGATCCAGAGATTCTAAAAAATCATATATTTTATTGCTTCTACTACTTTGGTGCATCAGATGATATTTACAATTTATCAGCCGCAAACAATATGAATGCTAGGTGGCACATAGATGTAGGCGGAAAGAGCCTTTTTTCTGAAAACAGAAGGGTAATAAATCTACAGAACTCCTACTTGCCCGTAATAAAACAAACCAAGCCAGTTAGTAGGGTGTATGGCTTACCTCCCAGAACGGCATACACATATAACCTGCAAAACAATATAAACATATCTGATTTCGTAGGCTCCATCAATGCAGATGGAACAACAAATCCAAATGGCTCAAGCAATAGTAATTTTAATAATTATTAATCATGAAAAATACAGAAAAAAACATTAAATCTTTATTTGAATTAGATCCTTCTGCAATAATATGTTTGTATAAAATTAATCTTCGAGAGAAAGGTCAATATTTATTTCATGCTGGAGAAAATGGATATAAAAATAAGCTAGTATTTGATGGGCAGGAGTATGATTTTTTCCCAATCAGGGCTGAAGGTTTTGAGATGCATGGAGATGGTAGGTTGCCTAGACCTAAATTAACTTTTACTAATCATCAGGGGGTAATTTCATTGCGCCTTAACTACTTTGACGACTTTATAAATTACAAAGTAACAAGAATAAAAACATTCGTTAAATATTTAGACTCAGTTAATTTTCCTAATAATGTAAACCCACATGCTGAGCCTGATCCGGAAGCAGCCTTCGGGGAAGACGTTTTCTTTGTTAATCAAAAAATAAAAGAAGACGATAATATTGTGCAGTTCGAGTTGGTTTCGCTTATGGAACTCCAGAATGCAAAAGTGCCAGCTAGAACTGTTTACTCTAATAATTGCCCATGGCAGTATAGGGGGGATATAGGGTGCGGGTATAAAGGCAAGCCAATATCTGATACAAAAAATAAGAGATTCGTGCAAAGCGGTTACAATGAAAACATGGTTGGGAGTGATACTTATTTTAGTGGAGAATTTAATAATCAAGAGTTTGCTAAGCTCGAAGAAGGAGGAGTCTATCCAGACTGGGAAATAACTAGCACATACTCTAGAGGTGATGCTGTTAAGCTAGTCCCATTTGACCACGACTCTTCACTGAATCCCATAGATATATATGTATGCCTTAATGACGGAGTTAGGTCGAACCCGGTTTACGATACAGAGAACTGGGTGCTAGATGATTGCGATAGAACTTTATGTGGTTGTAGGCTTAGATTTTCTGACGCAGCTACAGGAGCAGGAGGAGGAAAAAGAATTAGTACAAATCCAACAAGCGAGGATTCATTCTGGACAGAGTCTGAGGAAGGAATACCTTTTGGAGGTTTTCCTGGTGTCGACCCTTATGAATTTAAGTAGATGTTTGAGGCGCAAATAGTTAACCATGCAGAGAGTAACCCTGATGAAGAAGTATGTGGTTTTATTTTATTAAATAAAGATTTAACTATTTCTGTAGAAAGAGCTGTTAATGAACACTTGGAGCCAAGAGACTGCTTTACTATATCTCCTTCTAAGTTTTTGAAGTATAGTATTCAGAAAAACATTATAGGAATATACCACTCTCACCCAAGGAGTAATGAGAATCCATCGAAGCCTGACATTGCCATGTCTGAAGAAATGGGTATACCTTATTTAATTTATAGTTTAATTACTAAAAAATTTTATTTATATTATCCTGAAAGTTATAATACTAATATGCTTACTGGTAGACCTTATATAAAAGGATTTTTTGAATGTACTTGTATGTTTAAAGATTATTTTAAAAAAGAATTAAATATAAACATATCTAAATGGAATAAAAACTACTGGCTTCCAAAAGAAGATAAAGAAGCAAATAAACTATTATTAAAAATATTAAATAAAAACTTAATAGAGATAAAAGATAAAAAATTAAATAAACATGATGTATTAGTGTTTGAGGTTAAGAAGGGTAGAAGATTTCATGTTGGTATATATACTGGTGATGATTATTTTATCCATCAAGCTGAGGGGGTTTTATCGCGCCGAGAATTACTTGATGAACGCTGGCAATCCAAAATAAAAGAAGTGTACAGGCATGCTTCGTTAGTGTAAATATATTAGGTAAAAGGATGAAAAAGGTATTTCTACATGGAGAGCTTGGAGAGAAGTTTGGCAAGGAGTGGGATCTAGATGTAGATTCTCCTTTCGAGGCTGTCTCAGCCCTGTTCGCAAATCACCAAGAAATAGAGATATACTTAAACAGTAAAGAAAAGCAAGGGGTTAACTACGGTATAAAAAAAATGCCCAAAGGTGATTTTATCGAGCAAATAGATTACTCTTTACCGACCAAAAAAGATATACATATATTCCCTATGCCGCAAGGAGCTGGATTTGCGGGTGGATTACTTATGATGGCGCTACAAACTGCTGCCAGTATGTATGTGTCCAGTAAGTTGGCAGAAGCAATGGAGAGGGACGACTCCACTTTAGCGATGCAAACTGAATCTTTTATATTTAATGGCGGCGAAAATAGATACCAACAAGGTTCATCTGTACCGGTTGGTTACGGTAGAATGAAAATTGGAAGTAATGTTGTGTCCGCATGTACTGTAAATTACAATTATGATGCAGAAAAGGGTAAAGTTTTAAGTTTTGATGATGGCCTTTGTAGCCTTGTCCCTGAATATAGTAAATATTATAATCCAGAAGCTGGTTATCTATTATCTTCTCTTGCAAATAATTTATTTGATGGTAATAGCGAATTTAAGGCTTCAGACCCGGCCTATCAATTTTTAAAAGAGTCTTTACCTAATACATATTTCGGTGCAAACGATGGGATATTCGGAAATTATATAGACGCTGACGAACAAAGAAAATCCATAACCACAGTAAAAAGAATTGAAAAGCAAGGTAATTTTGTGGCTGGTTATTTTTATTATGAATACAATTGGTTAAAGGGCGTTAATATAGGAAAAATGGGCGTAGTTGGAGAAGAGGGCAACTGGACTACTTTAACTAAATCGGACCCTGGGTCCAGCTATAAAGTTAAGGAATCTGACGCTCTTAGTAGTTCATATATATGTATACAAAGTGTGCCTCAACCTAGCGACAGCTATGGTGAAAAAGAATTTTACCCAATATCTTTTGCGAAAGAGGGAGAGTTGGAATATATAGCTGGAAAAGACCAGTCAATTTTTAAAGGATACTTCCCTATATCGGTTGGGCAAAGATGGCGGAATGCTAACAAGAATGATGGGGTTGGTTGGTTTAAGCTTGAATCTGCTTCTATATATAAAGCAATAGATTTGGTTTGCGAAGGCTCGATAGAAGGGTTTTGCGATAAAAACGGAGAAACTTTAAAGTTTAATAAGAATGCAGAAAAAATAGATGACCCTAATGACCCTAAGTTTTTAAGGAATACTGGAGACGATTATTTGCAGGGTGTAATCCTGGACGATTCACAGGTTAAAGAGGTCAATTTGAATACAAATAAAGACGCATACAACATCAATGAATTTGATATAGATGTGGCCCAAAATAGGAATGAGGTTATAGGTGCGGATGATCAATCTCTTTTAGAGCCCCAATACTTGTTTACTGCGAGCACTAAAGATATTAACGCGCCCCTTTATGGGCCGCGAGAGATAAACGTAGCGAATATAACAAGCAATCCTAATGATCTAGAGGCATTCCAAAAGAACAAGCCTTACGCACAGGGAGATTATGTATCCTACCAGGAGGGCGGTGGAGAGAAATATACATACAAAATAAATTCAAGTTTAAATAATTTGTTCAATAGATACGGAAATCATAATTACCAAAATGACGATACCGAAATTACTTATATACTTAACGGTGAGCTTGCGGAGTTTTATTTAACTACCGAAGCTATAAACCAATACCAAGTATTTTCAGGCGAGTACGTTAACCTTCAGGAGAATAAGCTGTATCAGCAGGGAGATAAAATTAGATCCAAGAAGTATGATGGAGGTATGGGTTATTACGAAATGGGGGCAGATGCTGATGATTTCATTGGCATTTTTGATGAAGATTCAATTTATCAAAATCAGCAGAATAAAGTCATAATGAGGAGCTTGTCTAATGCGGCAAATACCGACTCTCCTATATATAAAATAACGGGAGACTATGAACCGGGCAAAGAAATAGATATGGGGGGAGGCGTTTCTAGGACCATGGGTTTTATTGATTTTACGCAGCAATTATCAGCTAAAGACTTGGAGGGCAATAAGGAGGTAACCACGGACCCAATATATATATTAAAAAACACCGAAGATCAAGACATTAAAAACAAGGATTGGTATTCTGAGATAGATGTAACCCCAGGTATTGTGGTAGGATTATGGCAATCTATAAAAATAAACGGAGTAAAAGATATAAAGAATGGGCCGGGGGGACCAGGTGTAGAAGGAGAAGATAGGCGGGATTTAATAAATAAGATATTTTTATTAGGGGGCACCGCAGATCAAGAGTCGATTCGCTCTTCTGAAGAAGAATATTATGTTAGTCATACTATAATCAATTCCTTGGTGGAGGAGGTTTATGTAACTATACAGATTGACGAGTTAGCTTACATTTATGAAGGGGATACTGTAGACGTAACCTATAAAATAGGAAAGCTTTGGACGTGGATAATGAGAGCCTACCAAGCTTACCATCTTTATTTAGCCGGTGTGGCAGCAAAGGGCGCAATTGAATCAATAGGGCTTGCGGCTGACGCAATGAAGGTTATGCCTCCAATGGTGGTGGCAGCAGGCATACATAAAAACGTGGCAAAAACAGAAGCTATGACGGCCTTACAACAAGCCGCAATAATTGCAGCAATAGAAGTGGTACTTGGCTTCATAGATCCAGATGACGGATGGAAGATTGGTACTAAAATAGAAAATGCAGGAGAAATATGGCCAGACAAAGCTAGGTTTAGGATAAAGTATGGAAACGAAGGAGAGGTTCCTTATTCTACAGACGTATACATTTACGGAGTCGCAACTTCTCCCTATAGGAAAGATATAAAGATATATCTTCCACCGAACCCTTCGAGGAAAGATAGAAATATTAAGGTTTATAAGCTTAATAGAGAAAGAAACCCAGTAAAAGAGGGCGAGCAAGCGGCTAGATATAAAGAGAGATTTTCACTTGCGGGGATTACAGAAATAACTCCAGTTCAGTTGAGTTATCCAAATTCGGTTGTCATTGGTACTAGGGTTAATGCAAGAGATGTAGCTTCAATACCAAAAAGAAACTACCATTTGAAACTAAAGAAAGTTGCAGTTCCAAGTAATTATAACCCAAAAACAAGGCAGTACGATGGAAACTGGGACGGAAGATTCATTGGTCAAGCCTCTAAGGGTGACTCAGTCCCTGAAGAAGCGAAGCTCTGGACCGATAATCCCGCTTGGTGTTTGTATGATTTAATATCTAACAAGAGGTATGGGGTTGGGAAGTTTGGAATAAAGCCTGAAAATATAGATAGATGGACCCTTTATAAGATAGCAAAATATTGCGATCAATTTGTTCCTAGTGGGTATTCATCTAAATACCCAAAAAGAAATTTCATAACATCAGGAAACAATACTATAAAAATAACTGCAGATAATTATGACGCAGCAGATTTCAATAGAGAGTTTGGCTATGCTAATAAACAATTAGCCTTTTACTACAACCATGGATTGTATGAATCTATTAAAATAGAAGGTACATCTCAATCTGGAAACACAATAACCTTAGAGAGGGAGCCCTCTCAGGAGTTTGGAACTTGCGCTGTGGAAATTGACTATCCTCTTGTTGAGCCGAGGTATACTTTAAACGCATTTTTAATGAACCCGCAGAATGCCTTCAAGTTGATTAACGAATTTGCGTCTATATTTAGAGCTTACGCCTATTGGTCTGGAGGGGCAATAAACTTTTTTCAAGATGAGAAGAAAGATTCTGTTATGCTTTTTGGCAATAATAATATATCTAAAGAGGGTTTCTCTTATTCTAGTACGCCGAAAACTAGCAGAACTAACGCCTGTAAGATAAAATATGTAGACAAGTATAATATGTTTAGGGCTAAAATGGAGTATTCGGAGGACAGAAAGGCGATACAAGAGAATAGCATGATAGAGCAAACCATAGATGGCTTTGGAATAACTTCGCAATCTCAGGCAAAAAGAGCTGCGGACTTTATTGTAAAAACAGCTAATATGGAATCTGAAATTTTATCTTTTACGACTAGTTCTCTTGGTTCATATTTGAAGCCTGGCGACGTAATAGATGTACTTGACAATAAAAGAACAATAGGAAGGTTTGCTGGAAAAGTGGTTGATGTTCATGTGAATGGTGACGGCAAAACAGCTGAAATAATAATAGATTATCCAATCAGGACTATAATAGACTCAGACGATAATGATACTTGGAAGAGTATAAGCCTGTATAATTTATCAGGGAACCAGACCATCGAATCATTAGATGAAATAGGGACGCCAACAGATGATGATATAGAAAACATGAGATCTTCTCAGATAAAAGATTTTGTAGTATACGGTATATCCGAGAATGATACAAAATTAAAACTACTAAACAATCCATACAGTTTAGTTACGGGAGAATACACTTGGGTAGAAGCCCTTAAAGACGCAGAAGAGAGAGGTGGAATACTTGCTACTGTAAACGATGAAATGGATCAAATTATGGTGCAGGCTGTAGCGCCAAAAGATAAAATGTCATGGATAGGTGGATACTTGGTTGAGGATCCTCCTCCTGAGAAATTTGTATGGCATCAGCCTCAAGCATGTGACAGTAATGAAATAACATTTTTTAGTTGGGCTGATGGTTATCCTAGGCTGGCTAAAGAGCTGCAAACAGATTTATTAGATTCAGAGAACATATTAATAACAGATCATATGTGTGGAATGGGTGGTGAGCTTAAGATAACTGCAGACTCGGAATTCCCTGGAGAAAATTTTATAGCTGTAAGCGGGTCTCAGGATAGCTCTATTCATGCAGACTGGGTCACGTTAAGCGGTGATACAAAACTTGGTTATATTCTAGAAAAACAAGCAGATGAGACTTTATTTAAAATAAGAGGAATAGAAGGAACCACCTTCATTCTTGAAGACACCGTTAATTTAGCGGAGCCAAATAAATACAAAATAATAAACATTACCGAATCCTCAAATGGAGTTTTCCAGATTCAGGGGGTTGAATATAACGAAGATAAGTTTGATAATATAGAGAAGGACCTGTCTATAAAAGAACCTAAATCTCCAGTAATCTTTACTGAAAATAGCATAGATCCTCCAAAGGAAATAACAGTGGAAGTTTTGCCAGAAAATTTAAATGAAAAAATACCATACGGAATAAAGGCTTCATGGGAAATGATTGAGGCTGCAGCAAGTTATAGGGTTCAATTTTTTAACGAAAATATACTTTTGGCTACATTCGAAATACCTAACGATAAAACAGCAGGTACTATATCTCACGAATACAGAAGCGATAGAGTGGTGGAAAATGGTACTTATTACGCAAGAGTTTACTCAATAGCAAGATAATGTCTTTTAGTAATTCCAGTCAAGTAAAGATTCCTTTAACCAACCCATATGTAAAGTACGGGAAAACGTTTAGGATATCAAATATTTATTTAACTAGTTCAAATTTAGAACAAACAGTCAAGGATCTTCAGCCGAAATCCACGTCCCAGTCAAACTATCATCAAGATTTCCAAACATCTGACCTGGATATTAGATGGGAAGTAATAGACCCAAGAAACGACTATGTATATAAAAATCCATCAGACATAGAGAAGAACGTATACATAAGTGGTTTCGATATAAACATATACGAAAACTACGGAAACCTTACGGGGCAAAATGCAATAAACAATGGAACGTTGGTTTATTCAGAGTCAGGAGTAAAAGGCAACCAATTAAACTACAAAATAACAGGCGAAGACTATTCTAGGAATTATTCGGTGCAGATAGATTTAATAGACTTTACCGGGAATGTTAGTAGCGCTTTATTAACTACACAGAATCAGGAGCCAAATTTTTCTATACTAAGCACGGGTCTGATTAGTGGTATTTTTTATTGCAACTATAGTGGGCTCACCGGGTTGAACGGACAAAACATATCTAACGATTTGCAGTCTCTAGAGCTTTATAATTTTACTGGTAGTGGGCTTGGGGTATTTCCGGGCGTAAGCGAAAAGGAAAGATGTGCTACTGGAGCAAATGGGTATGCGTCAATTGAGTTAACTCCTGGCGTCGAAAACTATGTTATGGCAATACCAAGAGATTTATATTCTAGCGGCCATGTATCTGGTTTTTTTAAACCTCAAGAATATTATACAGGGGTAGATTTTTCAGGATTTATTGGGAGCTTAACGCAGCCAGATCCAATCAATTATAATCCAGAAATAAGTGAATTGGGTGGATATAGAATATCTGGAGGAGACGCTTATTATTATGAGTTTAATGCGAACTATAATACTGGAAGCGACTTGATTACAACTTGCTATGGAGTGACTGGGACAGGTCAGACTACTGGATCGGTAATGGGTTATAGTGATCCAATATTTTTTGACAGTGGGGAGCTTTTTAATACAGACTATAATTATTCTAACACGGGCAACCAGTATATTTACGACAACTCCTTAAAGCTTAAGGCTGGATTCAATACAGGAAGAATGGTGGACGTGCCGTTTTCAACAGGTTTAGGATTTACTGGTTCTGGAACTTTTGGAAGTGGTGCGGGAGAATATTGGGCTGATTTATTTCCAAGGTATACGGGGTATGTATCAACTGGATCTAATGGCGAATTTGCTTCTGGGGGATTCTATAATTACGGATACTACGATTCATCTATTGGAAAATTTAAATGCGCAAGTTATTTGGATATAAAATCTGGAGAAAATTTAAACGTTGAGGGTATATACTCAATGCCTAAAAATAATCCAAATAGCTATGACATACAATACCATAGCGGCCCTAATTTTCAAAAAACATATGAACAAAGCGCCTCTTATCTTAATTCTATAGATAGAATGCCTGCGGTAGTGTTAAACCCATCTCAATTAAATAAAATAAATAGCCTAGAAAAGGGTAATGGTTGGGTTGGACTAAGAAGAAACGAAGTGGGAGTAGTGACTGGTTTATTTTCTGAGGATTTTTCTAATCAATCATTTTTTGATGGAATAAATATTCAAGAAGAATTTAGCAGGGATATAGAAATAATAAATTTAACAGGAGGCGTTGAGGAATCTAGGCTAGAAATTAATGACGTTGGCTTTAATTGGTGTTGGGTTAATTCTAGCGGAACTCAAATATATAAATACGCAGGAAGTGGTTACGAAAAAGTCAGAGAGGCTGACATCACTATAGATATAAAAAGAAAAAACCAAAATTCTGATGACTTGATATATAATACCGGTTTCACTTCCGAATCTCCCTTAATGGATGTGATGGATTTAACAGGTATATCTGGTGGCACAGCTATAAGCTTTGAGTACAACTTTAAGAATCAATATTATGGGTCAGGTATTGATAGTCAATACACGAATTACAATGTGGTACAGGTTGATTTGTACACAGGTGATAGTTACGGTTTTACTCCTGCTAGCGAAAATCTTTATGAAGCTTTTAGTGGGGAAAATATTGAAGCTTTGCAGAGTGCTGTTAGTTTTCAATATACAGAACCTGTTGGTACACCTCCTAGCTTTTTTAAAATGCTTCCTTATGATACAATTGGGCCAGGAGTTATGGCTGATGCGAACAAAATAATAGCAGAAAGTAAAGGGCAGGATCCAGACACACCTATTAAATTGGTTAACGACGACCAAATTACAGTGGTTAATTTAGATGGTATGCGGGCGGTTAATCAAAATTTTATAGAAGTGAAATTTCCTTTTGGCCATTCTGTAGAGCCTATTGTTACATTTGGAATTGAATATAATGGCGCTAGTCCACCTGCGTCTTATTTAGGAGCAATGGTTGTAGGTAAACCAACTAAGGAAAGAGTTTCATTTTTATTAACAGACGTGCCGCCTAGTGATGGGTACTCTTTGTATGTTCGATCTGCTAGCGGGACAACTCAAGCAAGACAGTTTAATTTTACTGCTTGGACGCCAGTGATGACCAACTTGAAAGCTTGGTACGACGCGAGCGATTCCTCAACGATTATAAAGAACGCGTCAAATGAGGTGACCGCATGGGCTGATAAGTCTAGCAATTCTAATAATCTTACGGCAAAAGATAATCCTGTCACAGGTTCAAGTACACTTAATTCACTCAATGTTTTTGATCTTGATGGGGGCGACTATTTTGAACTGAATAACTTATCAACTCCTGCAAGCGGAAACCTTCAAGCTTTCATCGTCTGTAATGTTACCGCTGTCGATAAAAGTACAGACGCAATTTTGTCAATGGATTCCCAGCAGAGAGATTGGCAGATACAGGCAAACACAGCCAACTTCTTTAGAGGAAATTTGGTTTTTGCAGGTCAAAGTTCACCTAGCACGGGTGGAGGTAGCGCAAATTTAACAGGTTATCATATTTATTGCGCTGATTTAGATTTTACTGACGATGGACAGTATCAATTGCTCATGGATGGTGCGCTACTCCCAGGGACAAATCAAAGAACTTATACTGGGAAACTCGCGTCCAATGTTAACTTTCGGATTTTTGCAAATCGAGGAGAAAATGAATTTCCACAAGGGTCAGTTGCTGAAGTTATTCTTTTGGACAATACGGATAATTTAATCCGTCAAAAAGTCGAAGGATACCTCGCCCACAAATGGGGCTTAACTTCGAGTTTACCCTCCAATCATCCTTATAAAGTTGTTATTCCTCAAGCTTAAGATATTAAGCTTATTAGAATCTTTGCGTCTTTGACTGATATATTGTCCCAGTCTTTCCACGTCTCGACATTTGGGTTTTGGTAAACCCCTTCTTTCTTTTCTTGCCACATTTTTTTAATGAACGGCTTAAAATCTTCAAAAGAATCGGCTGATAGAATACTTTTGGCCCTATTTTTTAGTGTTGTTGTAGGGCTGAATGGATCGTTTTTCTGAGCAGTATTCGGTGAAGAGCTGGAGCCTAAGTTTGATTTGTCCATTTCATCATCTCCAACTATATGTACGTTTAGAAAATTTCTAACACAACGAACAAATGATCTATTGCAAGCTATGGTTTCGAGGAACTTAGTAGCAAAACTACTGGTATTTTTTGTGCTTGCGTTAGCCATGTCTTCAAACGAGACAGCCTCGCCTCCTGTTTCATAATTTGGAATAAAGACAGTATTACAAGTAACCGCTACGTGGTCATCTTCACATTTATCCATAACATAAGAAACGCTAGAAAAACCCCTTAATCTGGCGAGCTCTTTAATTCCACTAAGCTTAATTAGGAGCTGATTATCTTTTAACCCATCTATAGACCTAGGCATGTCTTTATTTCTGGCTTGAAACCATAATTTATTAGGGAATAAATGCTCCTCTTTTATCATGGCCCTCCAATTTACAGAGCCATCTTCATTGAATTCGTACTGTATATTTTTTAGAAGGCCATTTTCATCTCTACTGAATTTTTCTGGCCCTTCTGAGTTGTTGATTTTACTCTCTTTTGAATCTTCGTCTGTTGTTTTTTTTGTTCTTGGCATAATTGTATATATTTATATGTTCTACTTCTTCCCAAAATGTATCGTTGTCGATAATTTTTTGGTCCTCTTTAGTTCTTTCAATTCCAGCGTCGAGGGATGCTTTACTGGAATATTCTTTACTATTTGATATGAGTATTTTATTGCTATGATAGAACGTATTATCACATACTTCTGCTGAAAAGTCAAGGTCTTTTTTAGTATGCTTCTTATATTCCTCGACAGTCCAGTCAAAGAATTTAAATCGAAGGGAAGGAAGCTTGCTTTTGTCCCTGCATATTAACGTATATTTTATACCTATAGATTCTAGTGACTTAAGATAGTCTTCGTCGAACTCTTCGCTTTCAACAAACAAGGTCATAGCTACAATATTAGACATATAACTACGAAGGAAGTTAATGTTAATTTTATCAGAAGTCATTAGATTAACTCTAAAGTTCAACCAAGATTGAAGTCCTTCATCTGACATTCCGTAGTCACACCTTAAATTGACTATAGATTTAGGGGTAAAGTTTTCTGGCGCCGCACAATTAGGTATAGCCTCTGTTATGTCGTTTCCAAAATGAGAGCCAATATTTAGCGTTTTATACTCTGCAAAATCGTGCTTTATGTTTAATGAGTCTAAAACCGCAGAACATATTTCTTCTGGATTTATTTCATTTACCCTCTTGACCGATTCATGATTAGAGAAAGAAGGTTTTATTTTACTAAAATCAGGGGAAAGTAATTTTACTTTAGATCTATTGTTCCATATTGGTCCTGAGCATTCTGGGAACAAGTTAGCGTAAATGCTTACTATTTTTTTATCAAAAGCGCTAGCTATGTGAACTGGCAAGCTATCCATGCCTAGATGCATTTCAGACATTTCTATAATGTACATCATTTGCTTAAAGGAACAATCTAGGTAACAAAAATCGCATCCTTTTATTACTTCGTCTCCTTTTCCTCCTATTTGGATTATATCGAAACCTTCTTTTTGTAAAAAAGGCTTAATCAAATCTATAACCAATCTCCATTGGTCATAATGGCGAGCTGGAGATTTTTCTTTATTAGTGTGAAATGTTATAAATTTATTAGAAACTAAAGGGTAGAAGTGGGAAGTTATTTTGGGTTGACCTATTCTTACCCCTAATGATTTTGCGTATTCTTCTGCTATATGACTCATTGCCCTGTTGTGTAATATTTTTGCTCTTGTATTTCTGAGCTAGTTAATTCATTTATTTTATTTTTAATATTAAATCTTTTATCATTTTCTTTGTATACTGATATAGATATATTTATAAACTCATCGTCTAGTTCTTTGTTGTTTTCTTTATTGCGCTGTGTCTCTAGTATATCCCAGAGCGCATCATTGACGTCAGTTATATCTGAGAGCAATAATTTTAGTTCTGGGTAATCGTTAATTAGATCATCGCAAAGTGGTTTAAGTAATTTATACTCTGATTTAACGTGCTGTAATTTTGAGGCATCTTTTATTTTACTTTTCTTGACGTTAAGGACTGAAATTCTGTCAAATAACTCGCCAATAGAAATAGGAACTAATACGCCGCCTTTGTATCTGTTAATCATGGAAGAAGGTTGAATTGATTTTTATCTTTACCGTTATGTGGGTAATTTAATATTTTTTGTGTTCCTATATAAGGAAGATAAGCTATTTGAAAATATCCTTTATGTTCTCCCATTCCTTCTAGGAATGTTAAAGAATCAATTTCAGTATTATACGGTATGAGTTTGTATACATCTGGATGATCCTCTATGAATGGATAGAATTTAGGGTCTGTTATAAAATATATGTTATGATTCGGGTGCAAGGATTTTAGATTGGAAATTAGTGAATTAACCCAAAGTACGTCTCCAGCGTCCCCGCGAATAACAACGGCTATTCTGTTTTCTGGACCTTCGTCTCCAAGCAGTTGTTCAAATTTAACATTATTCCCTAATGAAGAGTTTTCTTTATTTGCGACACCCTTAAAGAAACTAAGTATATCCGCCCTGCTTTTTCCTTCTGAGATCTCTTTCATCCAATACTTGTGACCATTATCAGTTTCAGGCTCAACATCAAGTAGAAGTATGTTTTTATATATGTCTTTCAACCAATCAGAATCAGATTCAATTTCTGGAGGATCGTAATTTGGGTTTCTTTCTTTTTCTGAAAAGTCAAAATCCCAATCGCATTCGGGCATCTCATCAATTATCTTTTCAAGTTTTCCGCCTACAACTTCCAGTGAGAAATTATCGATAACAAACTTCCTGCCAGTCTTACCCATTTCACTTCTCTTGTTGGGTTTCATCTTGAAAACTTTTGATAGCTGTTTTGATATGCTAGATGGATATGTGCTGGCTTTTATAAATTGAGTGCCGGGCTCCCTGTATTCCGCCCAATCAAGAGGGAATGATCCACTCTCTCTTGTTGAGGTATCTTCTCCGCAACTATAATTAGTTACCAAAGTAATTAACTCTGTAAGCTTAGCTTCCTGTATTGGTATCTCTTGACCCCCTGAAGTAAAAGGGTGACAGTAAACGTCCATAAGGTTGTATATTTCGTTTAACTGTTTCTCTGAAACGCCAGCTTGGACGTTGGTCGTATTTAGAGATTTAGGGCTTTGACAGTATGGGCATTGATTCTCTTGTCCATTGAACGGCTTGATATCGTACTGCTTGCATTCTTTACAGTAGTAAGTTGTTAATACTCTAGTTGTATCAATACCCTTCTCCTTCATTAATCTAACTATGTCCCACCCTTCACCCCAATGTGTGTGAAGCAAAAGTTTACTGTTTGACTGCGGGTTATTCTTTAGAAAATCAGAGAAGCCATCAAGGAGATTAGGCACACTTTTCCTGAGTTGATTCCTAAAAACAAAACCTATTAAGAAGCAATTGGTGTCAATATGAAATTTCTTCCTGATTCGAAGTTTCTCTTCATGAGGTATCTTGAAAAAATTATCTGTCTTTACTGTGCCCCTTAGTGTCTTAACGTGATCGTGACCAAGTTTCTTGAGCTCCCTTTCTGCAAAACTTGCCCAGACATAAAAATTCTTAACTAATGGCGCAGCTTCTAATGCTAGAGGCAAGATCGGCTCAGAGTCAATTGTAGTCCATATCATGCAGTTAGTTTTATTCCACCATTTTCTTTTCCAGTAACCATTGAATCCCCATATATCTTCTGCACCTATATAGACATCTGGTTTAAATTCTTTAATTAATTCATCTATAGTCTCAGATCCGTACCCAGCAGCTCTAGCCATATTTGGATCTTTTTTCATTTGCATGATTTTTCTTTGATCGTCAGGTAAAGTACCAACGCACTTCCATGGCATTTTGCTTAAGCTTGGGTGAGATTTAGCCATACCATTACAAGCTTCAATTATTTCATACTTCCCTGTTGAAAACATATAGGACAGTATGTTTTTACAATTTTTACCAAAGCCAGTAAAGGCTTTACTATGATTACTATGAAATAATATTTTTTTCTTACGCATTAGATCGGGCAATCTTCTGATTCGTTAGAATTCTTAGATCTAGCAAAAGCTTCTACAGATTTCTTTATCCTGTGATCGTAAGTTTTACTCAATATAACCTGAAGGAAATTAGATAAGCATTCGGCTTCCCCGGGTTCGAGAGAACACTTGAAAGTACTTCCGCCATTTTTAATAATGGTGAGACCAAAGGCGGGAAGCGTTTGCATTTCCTCTTTGTAGGTTTTTGTTGAGGCGTCAAACTTTGAAACTTTAACCTGCTTATCCCATGGGGTGAATTTTATGGTAGTCTTGTTGTCATCGAACTTATGAAAGGTATCGTAAGCGAATCTATTTTTTACAGCATTGATTATTGAGCCACATTCAAATTCATTAAATTTTAAAGTTATGTTTTTTTCTGGATCTTCTTTGTTTGCTAAAAAAGTTCCACGCCTAGCTTTGTCATCCCAAGAATGCTGCATGATTGCGGAAACAAATAGGATGGGTTCACCGCTATTTTTATCTACACCCATTGAGAAGCTGAATCCAAATCCAGTATTGTATTTATTTGGTTTATATAGTTGTAAGCTCATAATTAATCGAAGTCTATTTTTACGTTTTTGCTTTCATATGTTTTACCTTTATCCATATGATGTTTTGTTCCATTTCTCTCTTTGGAGTAATTTTCAAAGTATTTTTTCTTTAGTGGATCTACGCCGCCATTCTTTTCGGCGCGCATAGAGGATAACTCGGCGCTCTTGTCTAGCATATCACCGACAGTGCCTTTCATGTTTGCGGTAGAGTTCACGAAGCTATTGTTATCCCATGGGTCTATCGAAGCTTCAGTATTAAGTTGGGATGATATAAAAACTCTTTTCCATTCTAGTCCATCATCGTCTATATACTTCTTTTCATCGTTCATATGAAAGAAGACCTCTTTTTCTTCTTTGGTCTTTGGGTTCTCGAAGATATACATCGGCATAGTGTTAGATTATACCAGATATATAAACTAATGTCAACTATTTTTTATCTAATTTATTACAGCTTAATTGTATTAAATCCAATAAAGAATCAAAAAACCAACAACAAGCACTAGAACATAAAGGAAATAATAAATATAAAATATTACTTTCTTTAAAATAAAACATTAATAAACCAATAAGCAAACCACACCAAAAGCCTAAACATAAACTACAATTAAATAATTCTTTTAATAAATTAGAATATTTAAAAATAAAAACTCTTGGTTGATTCAATATGGACCCGTATCTCAGGATCCACATTAAACCAACACAGGAGATCAACTCAATTATCATGAAGTGCTTCTAGCGCTTCTTGTATAACCAAAAGTTGTTCTTTAGTAAGAGACACTTCGCCACCAAAATCATCTTTTATGCTGTAGTGGTCAGACTTCTCTTTTGACTTTTTTAAAACAGGACATCTTCCTTTACCGCAGCAAAGAAGTACGCCATTGCCTTGTTTTTTAATGTTCATTATAATATAATATTTAGAATTTTTTCAACTGTATTATCATAACTAAAAGTTTCTTTTAATTCAACACCTTCTTGATTCTTTTCGTTATACTTATCTAGAGAGGTGTCGAGAGCTTTGTAAAAAGATTGATCAGAAAATGTATTTAGATTTCCCTGATTAAAATCTTGCCCTTCCTGAAAAAACGCACCATCATATATAGGCTCCTTGCCATCGGGCTCAACTAGTACAGAGTTTTTCTCTGTAGCCCAGTCCTTGTGAGAGGTACAGTTTAATACGATACTCCATTTTCCTAAACACGTAGAATTAAATGCTGGTAAATTCCAGCCCTCGGCTCCGCTTAATCCGCTTAAATTTATATCTATAGAATTATAAAGTTCATTCATTTCAGAATTAGTCTTTAAGTACGGGAGGAAATTTATATTAGTGTATCGCTTTCCACCTAATGACTGAGCTAATACTTGATTCATTTGCTCTGGCTTAAAGAATGGATTAGTTATACAGCAGGTTAGTTGATAGTCATTATTATTTCCGTATCTATCGGCCCATAGTTTGATTATTTTAGCGGTATGTTTCCTTTTCTCGAATTTACCAACCAAGCCAAAGTTGACTTTATTGTTTAGATAAGTCTTGCCTGTTTCAAAGAAATCTGTATCAAAACCTATCGGTATGTAATCAGTATTATTGCAGCCAAGATTATCGAAGCATTCTTTAGCGTGAGAGCTGCTGAATATGCATCTTTTTTGAATATTACATAGATTTTCTTCTGTCTTTGTCGGAGAATCGCATTCGTAAAAAGTATATAGGTATTGGTTTGCTCCAATTCCTGACTCCGAACCATTTAAGTGCCACATCTTAATAGATGGAGAATCTGGACTAAGCGAGGTTAACCTACTTTCTGCGCAACTCTTGATCCATGATTTGAAATCTTCATCTATCTTATCGTAGGCTGAAAAGTCTAAGGATTTACCCATAGGAAAGAATGAAACTTCGGTACCCCTCTTATAAAAAGCTCTAAGCATATTGATGGAAACATTGCCAAAGCTTAAGGAGTTTATTGGTCCACTAAAATTTATTTTACTCATATATTTTTATATTTTTTGATTAAAACGGCATGTCCTCTTCTTCAACTATGGACTGTGCCGAAGGGCTAGGTTTTGGCGCTTCAGTTGCAACACTATGAGCGGCATCCTTCTTGCCGTTGGGCAGAAAGCGGACTAAATCGGCGTTGAGGTAAAATTTCTGCCTTGAGTTGCCACCCTTGTCTTCCCACTTGCTAACTCTTATTTTTCCCTCGACATAAACGCAAGAGCCTTTAGATATAAACTTCTGACAATTCTCTGCTGTCTTGTTCCAGCATTCAGTATCCATGAACAACACTTCGTCTTTTGAGCTATTAATAGCTAATGAAAACGAGCATTTAGTGTTACTGCTTTCAAATGATTTTGTTTCTGGATCTTTTGTTAAGTGTCCTATTCCTATAAATTTATTAATCATAATTCTCCTTTTAGTTCTTTTTTTATTTTAGATATTGTTTTGTCGTGAATGTTTATACAGCCCTGTATGCTTAATTTTAATGGTTTACATATTTTATTCCACGGCATAACCGTATTCTTATGCCCTTCTATGTACCTCATCTTGAAAATCTTAGAAACTCTATTGTCAGGATCTTTGTTTACCATATTCATTATTTTACTTAAAACCTCTAGGTCTATTTTCTTATCCTCTTGACTTGATAACTCTTTCTTGTTTAGATTTGCGCTCTCCATACAAACCTCCTTTGAATTCTTGTTTTTATTGTACAGGTTTAGGCATAACCATCTGGTCTCATTGCCTAGGTGTGTAGAAAATTTAGTATTTCTGGTGTCATCATATTTTAGCGCAGCCTTGTATATATAATAGTCTCTATCCTTTAAGAGTTCAGACCTATTGGATACTATGCCTGATGTATGGGTCGGGGAATAATTATTCACCATGGTGATGTAAATACCACTATGTCTGTGAACTAACTCCTCGAGACTTTGCTCTGGGTCAACCCCAACTTGAAGGTTGCTTACTAATTGAACATCTGATAATAGGTTTGCTTGCATAGTTTTTGAAAAAAAATCACTATAACATATAATCATAGTGAATGTCAAGTAAAATCGAACAAAAAAAACATAAGGTCTTCGTAAGATATGAGGTCTCCGTAAGACAAGGTCTACGTAAGGAATTAGGTCTACGTAAGAATAATAAGGTTAACATGAGAGAAGCTTCAAAACCAAAGGTTTTTAAGCATTATAACATATAATGAAAAAATGTCAAGTGAAAAAATTAAGTTAAGTATTTTTTGCTCGATATTCAAAGGGGCAAAATTTATCCATCATTACCTAGAGGATATAACTAGGCAGACAATATTCAATCAATGCGAATTAATTTTGATTGATGCGAATTCACCTGACGGTGAGGGTTTAGTAATAAGCAAATATTTAGAAAAGTACGAAAACATAAAGTACATTAGATTGGACAAGGATCCTGGCTTATATGCATGCTGGAATATAGCGATAAAGGAATCCTCAGGACAGCTATTGAATAACGCTAACCTTGATGATTCAAAAAGAATTGACGCCCTTGAGATTCAATCTAATTATCTTAATGATAACCCCGACGTGGATTTAGTTTATGCAGACAGCCTAATATCTAATTTGATAAATTGCGATTATGATAAAGCATTAGTTAGCAGTAGGTATAGATATAATTTCCCCGACTTCTCCATAGCTAACTTAATAGATTGTAACCCACCACACCAATCCCCCGTCTACAGAAAGAAGCTTCATGACAAGTTTGGTTACTTTGATGACAACTATAGATCTGCTGCGGATAGCGAATTTTGGCTAAGGTGCGCTTCGGGCGGATCCAATATGAGGAAGATAGAAGACGTACTAGGAGTTTATTATAATAACCCAATGGGTGTATCAACTAACCCCGGTAACGATGATTGGAAAATCAGGGAAGAAGTAGAAATCAGGGATAAGTATAAAGAATACGGAACTTTACACAGGGGTAACACTAGAAGGATAATTCACAATATGTCAAACCTCTTATCTTCGTGAGCCGATTAGGCATTGTGCAACCAGGAAGGCTCGGTGATATAATTATATGTTTACCGATTGCCAAATATTACAATAATTTAGGTTTTGAGGTTTTCTGGCCAGTTCTAGATGAATACCTACCATTATTCAATAATATAGATTACGTTACAGCTTTACCAATGAAAACAGATATAACAAGCTGCGTCCACCACGCCTATTCAATAACTAAAGGTTTTGAAAAAATAATCGACTTAAGTTTTGGCTTTCATTATAGCAAGATTCATCACAAATACCACGGAAACGATTCGTTTGCAACCAACTTTGTTGAAGCAAAATATAAATTAGCTAACGTACCAATTACTGAAAGATGGAATCTCCAATATCATAGAAACAAGGAAAGGGAAAACAAACTTTTTAATAAACTGCATCAAGGCTTCAAGTATACCTTGGTTCACGGAGAATCCTCACAAGGCAAGCACGTAAATTTTTCAGGCGATAGTATAATAAAAGTTAGACCTATTACTGGATTTAACATATTCGACTGGAGGAAGCTTGCCTTAAATGCAACCAAGATCTACTGCGTAGACAGCTCCTTCTGTAATTTCATTGAGTCTGATAAATCTTTTAAAGATAAAGAAAAAATTTACATACCAGCCAAACTAATGGAAAGTAAATGGGGGTGGACAACTCTTGAAAACAATTGGATTATAGATGAGCCAAACAAATAAAGGTTTAAAAATTTTACCAATTGAAAACGCTACCCAAGGCTGGTTAACTAAAGAAAGCTGCACTATAGTTGAATGCCCGCATGATGCAGATTTCATAATTTTCGAAAAAACCGGAGACCCCGAGCTCGAAATCAGGAGGTTAAAACAAAAATTCAACAAACACTTACATAAACTAGTTTTCATATTAAGTGGTGATATAGATTTCTCTGACAATACATCCATTTGGTTCTGCTCTAGCTTAAAACCGAATCATAAAAACAAATTTCAAATATATACATTAAATCCTAGGGTTTATAGACTAGACCCCGAATTAAAACCTAAAAAAATAAAAGGATTCTTTTCGGGCACGATCTGGAATACCCCAGAGAGACAATGCTTAAAGAATCTACCAAATAACTGGGTTATCGAAGATCGAGACTGGTGGGGCGCAGACGAAAATTCTCAATTAAAACTATCCAAGCATACATATGACATGATGAGAAGTTCTTACTACACGTTATGTCCTAAAGGTAAAGGCTCATCGTCCATGAGAGTATCCGAAGCATTAGCTTGCGGCTCGATACCTATATTAATTAACGACAACTCTAATCCATTTTGTGAAAATTATGGAGGCATACCTATCAGGATAACTAAAGATGAAATATCTAATGTGAATAATATCATTGACGGCCTAGGAAACCCAAGCGAAAAAGAGCTGTTAAACTCGTTAATGTTTTATAAATCCAATATCTGTAAGAATAATATTACTACATGGACAATATGCAGTGGTTTTTCTCATAAAATAATATCAACCCTTAAATTAATTAAAAGAACAATATGAACATAGTTCAAATCGGCGTAAACAAATCATTGGATGCTTGCCATAAATTCATACAATCAAACAAGGATTACATAGAAAATATATACCTAGTAGAGCCACTGCCTAGCTGCATACCAGATATTAAGTCTGCATTCAAAAATTTTGATAATGTAAAAATATTCAACTTAGCCATATGCGACAATAACAGCGAAACTTCTTTAAAATTTTATTTCCCTGCAAATGACCCCAAAAGTGGCCACGCATCCTTTAAATACGACCACCTCTTAGCTCACGGGCACAGACAAATAGATTCAATAGATATCGAATGCATAACTCTTGACGATTTTTTTAAAAACAATTCAATTGTTGATTGCGAAAGATTATATATTGATACCGAAGGCCTTGATTGTTCAATATTATTGAATTTTAATTACCCTAAATATAATATCAAATATATTGAATTCGAAAAGATACACTCAGATGGTGCTTTCACTCAGGGCCTTAATTACAAAAAATGCATCGATAAATTTAAAATGAACAATTATGAAATTAAACCGGTTGGCAAATGGAACTGCGCAGCAATTAATAAATGAAATGGCTATTAATATCAACTATAGGTAAAAACCCAGGAGATGAATTCATAAGGGTTGGCGTCAAGAACTTAATAAAAGAAGTAGACGAAAACTGCAGCATAAAAGTACTAGATAAAGAAGCGCAAAGCATGCCTCACCCAGTTGAATTCGACAAATGCATCTGGGCGGGAATGCCTGTATTTTGGAGTTTATTTCAAAACAACAATTGGAACATTAATTGGTGGAGGTATATGGTTGGCGGCTGGCCCTCTAAAGTTAAAAACAATTTTTGCGTACTGGGAGCCGGAAGCTTTCAGGACTGGTCAGATATAGACAGGGGCCTAGATCGAGCAAGCATGTCTCGCAGCGCCCAAGATCTTTCCAATAACTCATTCTTGGTTACAGCTAGAGATCCAATCGTAAATAACATATGTAACTCTAATTTCCCAACCCTCACCTGCCCAGCTATATTCTCTACGGCTAACAAAGAAAAGACTAAGTCAATCAAAGCCTGCAACCTAATGCCAAATGGGGCCCATTACGATGTATTCAATCCCAGCGAAGGTAATGTTTGGCGCTCCATCCAAGAAGATTTGTCCTTAATATTAATAGATAATGGTTTTAAATTTTTCGCCCACTCAGATGCGGAACTTAACCACGCGATTGCATTAGGTTGGCAAACCAAGGATATCATATCTTACAATGGAGACCCAGATCAAATGCTTGAACATTACAGGAATGTAGATATGTTCTTCGGCAATAGAGTTCATGGTTGCATAGTCTCTAGAGCCAATGGAGCCGATGTTATTTCCTGTGGCTACGACTCTAGACAGGAGGCTGTTAAGATTTCCGGAGCAAAAGCCTTCCTACCTTCAAACATTGATCTGAATTTAATTTCAAAATGGGCCAGCTCGGAACCTAAAATAAATAAATTCGACATAAAGACACTGTCAAATAAATACATTGAAATATTAGAAAATTTTAAAAACAAATAAAAACGTTTAAAAAATAACCTTAACTCATTATCATCTAATAATGAAAAAAATAATCATAACAGGAGTAACAGGTCAAGACGGAAGCCATATGGCCGACTATTTAATAGATTTATTGACCGAAGAATTATGTGAATCTGGATTCAAGATATACGGCGCGGTAAGACGTCTTAGTGTAAAGAATCACGAGAACATTATTCACCTTGAAGACCATCCTAATTTTAAATTAATCAACATGGATCTCAATGATGCCCACAGTATGCGGGATGTGATCATTGACATACAGCCTGACTATTTCATAAACTTCGCAGCTCAATCCTTTGTCGCTGGAAGTTGGGATTACCCCATTCAGACTTGGGATACTGACGCTGATGCCGTACTTCATATACTTGAGTCGATCCGTAGATTTTCCCCCAAATGCAGGTTTTATAACGCTGGATCTTCTGAAGAATTTGGTGATGTTGTTTGTGTGCCTCAAGATGAAAATCACCCACTTAGACCACAGTCTCCATATGGTGCCGCAAAATGTGCAGCCCGACATATCGTCAGAGTATACAGGGAGTCTTACAATTTGTATGCAGTTCAAGGTTGGTTATTCAATCACGAGGGAACTCGCAGGGGCTTAGATTTTGTTACTAGAAAAATAACTAATAGTGTTGCTAAAATTAAACTTGCATTAGAAAACGGAAAAGAGATACCAATATTAAAACTTGGCAACCTCGAAGCAAAGCGGGACTGGAGCGACGCAGAAGACTTCATGTCTGGTGTATGGATTATGTTGAATCAAGATAAGCCAAAGAACTACGTTTTAGGTAGTGGAGAAATGCATAGCGTGAGAGAGTTCCTAGAGACAACCCTGAAATTTGCCGGTATTGAATTCTACTCAGAAGGAAAAAATGATAACGAAAAGTTTTATACGAAAAAAGGTAAATTATTCTTCGAGGTTAGTCCTAAATTTTATAGACCGGCCGAAGTCCATAAGCTTTGTGGCGACTGCAGTTTAGCGGAAAAAGAAATGGGCTGGGTTCGTAAAACAGATTTTCCTGGTTTAGTTAAAAAGATGTACGAAAACGATTACCGACTATTGTCTAAGTGAAACATAGTAAAGTTTTTATTGCTGGGCACCGAGGGATGGTTGGCTCAGCAATCCTGAACAAATTAAAGTCAAAAGGCTACACAGACATAGTCACAAAAACCAGAAGTGAGCTGAATTTACTTAGCCAAGAATCTGTAAACGAGTTCTTCAAAAGCAATGGTATAGATTACGTAGTACTTTGCGCCGCAAAAGTAGGAGGTATACTAGCAAACAATACATACAGGGGAGACTTTATATACGAAAACCTACAGATAGCTTCAAATATCATAAAGTCCTCCCATGATTTCAATGTAAAAAAACTAATCAATCTTGGCTCATCATGCATCTACCCAAGAGACGCCAAGATACCAATTAAGGAGGAATATCTGCTTACTGGCCCGCTTGAATACACAAACGAGCCTTATGCTATATCTAAAATTGCAGCCCTCAAAATGTGCGAAAGTTTTTACAAACAGTATGGTGATAATTTTTATTCAATCATGCCCTGCAACTTATATGGCCCAAGAGACAACTTCGATCTAGAAAGCTCACATGTATTGCCAGCGTTAATAAACAAAATTCATTGCGCCAAATTAAAAGGCAACCTCAGTATAGATGTCTGGGGCAGCGGCAAACCCCTTAGGGAGTTCTTATATGTTGACGATCTAGCTAAGGCCGCACTACTATGCCTAGAGGGTGTCGAGGCATCCAGCATATATGAATCCGGTATATCTCACTTAAATTGCGGATCAAATGACGAAGTTTCAATTATAGAATTAACCAACATTATTAAAAGTATTATAGAGTACCACGGGGACATAATCTTCGACTCCTCCAAGCCAGACGGAACATTCAGAAAGAAAATGGATAATAGTAGGATCCAAAAACTAGGGTTCAAACAAGAAAACAATCTAAAACAAGGTATAGAAAAAACATACAATTGGTACATGAAAAACTTAAGAATTGATTGCTAAACAGGTGTATACATAAGTATGTCAAATAAAAAATGTTTAGTTACTGGAGGGGCTGGTTTTATAGGAAGCCACCTAGTTGAAAGATTACTTAAAGCCGGACATAAAGTCGTTGTGGTAGACGACGAGTCCTCAACAGCGAATTCAAATTTTACATGGAGGAGCGATTGCGAAAACCATAAAGTTGATATTTGTGATTTTGACAAACTAGAACCACTATTCAAGGGGGTTGACTTAGTTTTTCATCTGGCTGCTAGATCAAGAATACAAATTTGTGTACAGGACCCATCTGACGCAGTAAAAAATAACTCTCTTGGAACTGTTAATGTACTTCAAGCTGCCAGACTCAACAATTGCAAACGAGTCATGTTTGCTGGAACCTCTTCTTGCTACGGCTTATCAAATCCAATACCACTAAAAGAGGACATGCCAAATGACTGCCTAAATCCCTATTCTGTAAGCAAAGCTAATTGCGAAGAGCTCTGCAAGATGTACACTAAGTTATTTGGATTAGAAACTGTATTGTTTAGATTTTTTAATGTTTATGGTGACCGCCAACCCTTGGCTGGTGACTACGCCCCCGTGGTTGGATTATTTTTTAGGCAAAAATCATCAGGAGAGCCAATGACTGTAGTCGGTGACGGCTTACAAACAAGGGATTACACACATGTAAAAGATATAGTTGAAGCGATGTTTCTGGCCGGAGAATCAAATAACAAACAGATAGTTGGCGAGCTTTTTAATTTAGGCACAGGAAGAAATCACTCAGTACTAGATTTAGTTAAACTTACTGATGGTGAACATATACACATAGACGCCAGGCCAGGCGAATCTCGCGAAACATTAGCCGACAACACTAAAGCTAAAAACATGCTAAACTGGAACCCCTCTAGAAAGCTAGAGGAATGGATTGATAAAAATCGCCCAAAATGAAGATAGGAGTAATAGGCAACGGGTTTGTGGGTTCGGCCGTCGCAAACGGCTTCAGTAAATACAATGTAAAAGTTTTTGATAAAAACCCAGATTTATCAACTCACACATTAAAAGATGTAGTCTCACAGGATTTCGTTTTTATCTGTGTGCCAACTCCGATGAAAAATACAATGGGCGATGATTGTAATTTATCAATAATAGAGTCATGCTTCAGGGATATAGAGGAAATTGGCTCAAACGCTATCTTAATAGTTAAATCTACTGTCCCCATTGGCACAACATCAAGACTGCAATCGGAATACGGTAGTTTAAATATTGTTCATTCCCCCGAGTTCTTGACTGCCAAATTCGCAAAAGAAGACTTCTTGAACGCAGATAGACATATCATAGGTTATACAGATAAAGAATCCAGCGGTATAGAAGCTTTAAATTTATTTCAAAAAGCTTTCCCTAATATTCCGTGCTTGATAATGAAAAGTATAGAGTCAGAGTCCGTAAAATATATAGCTAATTGTTTTTTTGCAACTAAGGTTAGTTTTTTTAATGAAATACATCTGCTCACAGAAAAGCTTGGCCTCAACTGGAACTCAATTATTAAAGGTGTAACAGGGGACAGGAGAATAGGTTGTTCACACTATCAAGTACCAGGCCACGATGGAGACAAAGGTTTTGGGGGTACATGCTTCCCTAAGGATATAAATGCATTAATCGCCACTTTTGAAAAAAACGGGATCGACCCAAAAGTATTAAAGTCGGCTTGGTCTAGAAATCTAGACGTAAGAAGCGACTTAGACTGGGCGAGGTCCAGTTCAGCAGTAGACAACAACGATTGTTAATAAGTCTATATCTTTTTGCTTGATATACACAAAATTTTGTGTTAAACTAAGCATTTAGTAAAAAATACAAGATTTAATAAATCTAACCCCTATACAGTGTAAAATATTTTCATGGATATAAAAGTTAAGAAAAGAAATGGTCGCTTAGAAAGCTTCGAAGTTGATAAAATAAATGCCAGCGCTCAAAGAGCTTGCGAAAACATTAAAGATGTTTCCCCTAGCGAAATAGTGCTAGACGCTCAATTACAATTATTCGACAAGATAACTACTGCCGAAATAGATCAAGCCTTAGTCCTTTCGGCTAGAGAAAAAATAGAGAAAGAGCCAAACTATTCTTATGCAGCATCAAAGCTTTTACTTAACTGCCTATACAAAGAAGTATTCAAGGAAGGTGTAGACTCAGAAACCTTCTCTCTTCAATACAGAAAATCTTTTGTTCAAAATATTAAGAAACTAGTTTCATCAGGGGTACTTAATTCCAAACTACTTGATTTTGATTTAAAAATGTTATCAGAATCTTTAATTCTAGAAAGGGATGACAGCTTTAAGTATCTAGGGATACAAGTTTTAACGGACAGATACTTTATTAGGCAAGATGGTAAAGCTATGGAATCTCCTCAGGCTTTCTGGATGAGGGTTGCCATGGGGTTATCTCTTAACGAAAGCAACCCAAATGAAAAAGCTATAGAGTTTTACAATATATTTAGCCAATTTCTATACACCCCATCGACACCAACTCTTTTTAATAGCGGCACATCTCACTCTCAGCTCAGCTCTTGCTACTTAAATACGTTTGACGATTCGATTGATGGCATATTTGATGGCGCCTGGCAAGAAGCTAGAAAATCTAAGTTTGCAGGAGGCCTTGGCTTTGATGTAACTCCATTTAGGTCTACAGGATCTCATATCAAAGGCACTAATGGTATATCTGGGGGGCTAATTCCTTGGTTAAAAATTTACAATGATTTATTGGTTGCTGTAAATCAAGGCGGTAAGCGACCAGGTGCAGGTTGCGCATATCTTGAGCCTTGGCATCTGGATTATGAAGATTTTTTAAATCTCAGGAGAAATACTGGAGACGACAGGCTTAGATGTCACGATATGAATACAGCTTCTTGGATTCCTGATGAATTCATGCGTAGAGTTCAAAATGAAGACGTTTGGTACTTTTTTGATCCTAAAGATACTACATGTGAAGACGGCAGAAATCTACACGATCTCTTTGGTAAAGAATTTGATAATAAATATAACGAACTTTGCAATCAAGCAGAAGAAGGGTTGGTAAAAAATTATAGAGTTACCCCCGCAAAAGACTTATGGAAAAAAATGCTTAAAGTATTATTTGAAACATCTCACCCTTGGAGTACATTTAAGGATCCATGTAATATTAGGTATACAAATCAGCATGAAGGAGTAGTTCACAGTAGTAATCTCTGCACGGAGATTACTCTTCACACAAAAGCCTCCAAATATAAATCAGGAGAAAAGAAAGAAATAGGCGAAACAGCTGTTTGCAATTTAGGCTCGATTAACCTACTTAACCACCTAAAAGAAGACGATACTATTGATTACAAAAAATTTGAATCTACAATTCATACTGCCATTAGGATTCTAGACAATGTCATAGACTTAAATTTTTACCCAACAAAAGAAGCGAGTAATTCCAATCTGAAGCATCGCCCCGTAGGGCTAGGCATGATGGCGATACACGATGTCCTCCACAGGATGAATATAAAAATGGATAGCGATGAAGCCGTACAGTTTAACGACAAATTATTCGAGTTTTATTCTATGCATGCAATTTATGCCAGCTCACTTTTAGCTCAAGAACGAGGGGCTTATGATACATACGAGGGCTCATTATGGAGTAGAGGAGTTCTACCAATTGATTCTTACAATGATTTAATGGTTTATAAAGGCAAGCAAAAAGTCGCAAAAGAATCTGTTACCGGCAAACCCTTAACTGGTTACGGTCAAACACTCAAAGATTGGGGTAAAGTTAGATCGCATGTATCTGAATTCGGAATGCGTAATTCTAATGTTATGGCTATTGCGCCAACCGCCACTATAGGTTATATTAACGGGGTGGAGCAAAGCATTGAGCCAAACTTTTCAGTACTTTTTGTTTATGAGAATAAAAGCGGCAACTTTTATATAACGAACCAGCACTTTGTTAACGATATGAAAAAAGAAGGCTTATGGAATTCCGATCTATCCAAACTTGTTAAAAGCGTGGACGGAGATCTATCCCTACTTAACGGGGACATACCTTCATGGATTAAAGATAAATACAAAACCGCATTCGATAGAGATATGCTAAAATTGATTGACTGCAATTCTGTTCGTCAAAAATGGATAGATCAAGCTATCAGCTTCAATTTGTATAACAAAGGCACCTCTTTAAAATATCTTAATGATATATATATGGCTTGCTGGGAAGCTGGATTAAAGACTACTTACTACTTAAGAAATAGAGCCGCAAGTAAAATAGAAAAGTCTACTGGAAGCGACAAATCCCCAAGTGAAGATCAATCCGCTTGCAGTATTGAGGCAATGAAAAACGGCGGAACATGTGAAAGCTGCCAATAACAGAGCTTCAGGGGTAGCCATACTACACGGGAAGTCCGTATTGCTAGCTAAAAGGTGCGATACTTGCCATTTAACTAATAAACGAATTCCTTTTGGAGGGTATTGGTCTATATTCGGCGGCACTATAGACAAAGGTGAAACCCCAAAAGAATGCGCAGGCAGGGAGCTGTACGAAGAGTCTAAGATATTTGTGGACTTTAAAGATATAAAATTTGTAAAGTCTTTTAAGGATAGGTATTCCACTTTTTATTTTCATGTGTATTATTGTGAAAAAATTGTTGCCCCTAAACTTTGCGAAGAGCATACGGAATTCGGTTGGTTTAAAATCGAAGAACTTAAAAATTTCAACGAGCCAATAGACTCAAAGATAGTTGACTGCATAACTTCACTATAGATCATTATCTATTTTATTGTGTAATTAAATTACATGAAAGCAAAAATAGTTAACAGCATAATGTCTGCCCTACTGGATAATCCAATATCCAATAACATAAAAAAAAACCACTTTGAGTCAAAAATACTTAATGTCTCAGAACATCCTGCTGACCCAAGAGATTGGGTACACTCTTCAAGCTTAGACGCTAGTACATCAATAGACATCAAGGAGTTCTCAAGAAGAGATCTTTGCCCTGAGGTGGCTAATCAAGGCTCGATAGGTTCTTGCGTCGGTCATAGCGGTAGAGTTGTCTTAGGTTCATCCAACACCTTCAAGGAGCAAGAGCCTAGCTCAATGTGGATATATAAAACTGCCAAAAAATATGACGCATGGGCCGGTGAAGACTATTCTGGAACTTCAATACGGGGAGCAGCAAGCGCACTAATAAACGAAGGGTGTTGCTTTGAGAGTTTTTGGCCATACGTTTCCAGCGAATTTAGCTCTCCAAAAGAAGGAGCTAAAGAAGATGCTGCGCTTAAAAAAATTGGCTCTTATCATGTTATACCTACTGATAAAACAGTAGAGATAAAGAAAATGCTTCTAGACAGGCCAATGTGGTATGCTTTCAAGGTCAGGAGTTATTTTTTCTCAATTGGCTATAATGGAATCATTGACACGGAGAGATATTTAGCCTCTGATTCGGCGGGTGGCCACGCAGTATGTCTGGTTGGATGGAAGTACATAGAGGGAAAACTTTATTGGGAGTTCCAAAATAGCTGGGGATCTTTTTTTGGCAATGATGGTTATTTTTTTATGGAAGACTCTTTGTTCAGATCTCAAATAATAAACTCAATAGGGCCCTATTATGTAGAGATAAATAAAGGATTCTACAATCATCCTGTGGATCCCGAACCAGAACCCGTGAATCCCGAACCAGAACCTGTGGATCCCGAACCAGAACCTGTGGATCCCGAACCAGAACCTGTGGATCCCGAACCAGGACCTGTGGATCCCGAACCAGAACCCGTGGATCCCGAACCAGAACCTGTGGATCCTGAGCCGAAAAGCAAGAGTAAAACAGGAATTATAATCGGAGCTATAGTTCTATTTATTTTAATTATCTTAGTCTCACAATCTTACAGTGATGGTGACCAACCTATGAACTGGGATGAAAAACTAGACAAAGAGTTTGAGGAAAAAGGAATAGATAGAGATCTACTATTAAAGGAGTACAAGAACAATAACAAATAGTTCAAGTGAATTTAATAATAGACTGCACTCTCTCAGAGCCTCCCAGCGAAATATCATCGTTCAGAGATGTAACAATGTACAGTAAAATTTTCCACTTTGAAGACGTCTTACTTTCGTGTAAAACTGGAACTAGGTCCATGTACTGGCAATGGTTAAAAAATAATGGCGCACATGATTACATTGCGCATGTATTAAACGAAGAAGAAAATGAAGCAGGTATACTAATGCATCCAAACAGTGGAGACATCATAATAGATAGAATAACTGCTTTTAATTTAAATTATATAATCAACCAACTTAAACTAATATCAAACAACTTTTAATATGAAATTTTATTTTTTTATTTTAATTTTTCCTTTTGTAATCAACTGTTCCACCCTCAAGAGTGGAAAACCTCTTCATGCTGAACAAAAGATAGAACAAGTAATACCAAACATACAACACTTCAATAAAGCAGATATAAATAAAGACAATGTAATAGATAAAAATGAATCAATTCAATTCTATAAAAAAAATAATTCAATAAATTATGATTTACCTTTTACGGTTTTCTCTATCATGGCTGGAGTTGTTTTGTTTATCTGCTTTTGGCCCTTGGTTATTTCTTACGTGTCCTCATTAATAAAACGGTTCAAGAAGTCTTCTTAATTTTTTAGTTGACTATTTAGCGTCCTTATTGTATACTTATGTGATCTAATAATTAATTACATTCGTTATACATATACATGAAAGATAAAACAGGAGAACTTTTAACAGATAATATTGCTGGAGTAAATAGGATTTTACCGCATAAACACAAGTACGCATGGGATTTATTTTTAAAAAGTTGTGCTAACAACTGGATGCCAACAGAAATATCCATGCAAAATGATATCGCCCAATGGAAGAACAATGAAATTACAGAAGATGAAAAATTGCTTGTTAAACGCTGTCTTGGATTTTTCGCTGGAAGCGAGTCTTTGGTTGGTAATAATTTGCTTTTGTCTGCCTTTCGTTATGTTACAGACGCTGAGTGCCGCCAGTATATATTACGTCAGGCTTTTGAAGAGAGCTTGCATAACCTTACGGTAGTTTATATTTGTGACAGTTTAGACTTAGACATAGATGAAGTTTACGCCGCCTACCAAAATGTACCAAGTATAAAGGCTAAGGATGATTTCCTAATGCAGATCACTGACGATATTAGTGCTCAAGATTTTAAATCCACAACCAAAGAAGGAAAACAAGCCATATTAAGAAACTTCTTGAGCTATTGGATTATTTGTGAGGGCACATTTTTCTTCAGCGGCTTCGCCATGTTGCTAGCTTTAGGGCGTCAAAATAAACTTCAAGGAATTTCTGATCAAATTAAATATACCCTTAGGGATGAAAGCTCTCATATAGCGTTTGGAACCTACTTGATAAACACCCTAATAGAGCAAAACCCATCTATCTGGACTAAAGAAATTCAAAATGAGTTCGTTGACCATATCAAAAAAGCAGTAGACCTAGAAATAGCGTATGCAAAAGATGTATTACCCACGGGGATACTTGGCTTAAATGCAGATATGTTTGTAGACTACATGCACTATATAGGTAATAGGCGCCTAGAAGCAATAGGTCTTGATTACAGGTTTCCTAGTGACAAGAATCCTTTTCCATGGCTAGGTGAAGTAGTAGACGTTCAAGCTATGGGTAATTTCTTCGAGAGAAGGGTAAGGGAGTATCAGCAAAGCGGATCTTTAGAGGACGATTTCTAAAACTTGAGTGTAATAATATAGGTGGCAGAGATACCTATATATATGTTAAGCAGCGTTAGCGGCGAAACTGGGATTTTTAATCATACCAACAGTTCAAATATAAGTTCTAACTCTGTTTCCTCTTCTTCGTTGTCCTCTAACTATATTTCCTCCAACTCTATAAGTGGAGGCTACTTGACCCTTGATTACGATAATATTCCTTCTGTCGATCCACTCGTTAAGGGGGCCGTATGGAGAGATACTAATAATTTTCTTAAAATAAGTGCTGGGTAAATTCATATAATATTTTATAATCTACTAGAATGGATGATTATAAAGGTAAATTATTAAGAAAACTAAAAGTAAGATGCTCAGAGGTAAATCAAGAGCTGATTGAAGTTAATGCTATTTACGATCAATCCGTATCGCCCTTCTGTCTAGAGGTATCCTCTTATTGCAAAAAAAATAACCTCAAAAATCCACTAGACAAACCAAAAGAAGATAAAAAAGAAGAAGGTTGTAAAATTATACCTCCTGAATTTAAATCTCTATACAGGCAAATCGCCATCCAAACCCACCCAGACAAAGGAGAAGATGATGTAAAAATTGAAAAATATCAACAAGCGACAGAAGCAAAAAAAGAAAGCAAAATAGACAAACTAGTATCAATAGCTAAAGATTTAAAGATAAATTTAAATCAAATGAAATTTTCTGATATCAAAACTATAGAAAACAGCATAATTGATACAGAAAAAATGATACACCAGGTTAGAAACAGTTATGTTTGGGCCTGGGCTATGGCTGCCAACAATAAGAGGGATGACATTATATTCAAATTCGTTATGAATAATGTGTAATCTAACTCTTGATGGACTGTAGACTTTTAAGTTTTTTTTTATTTATACTTTTTTGCAATTATAGCAATAAATATAATGGCCTACAATTCTTTCTCAATGATTAAGAATATTGATATAAATGGCCATTTTAATAATAAAAAAAACCGCTAAATTAGTAGTCAAAAAGCTATCCAAGCTTGTTGTCATACAACATGACACGCCAGCTCCACCAACATAAATGATATCTTACGTTAAAAATGCATACCAAAAAGCAAAAAATGTGTACGAATATAAAGCGCTACGAATACTAGAATATCTAGATAGAGAGCTAAAATATGAGGAATCTTTAACACACTATACTGATCAAAATAAATTAATAAAACTATCAATGGAATACGAAGCATATAAATTCGAAAATGAAATACATAGCCTTAGTTCTATGCCAGAAACAGCCATCGAAGAAATTATAAGAATCAATAAAAAGATTACTGACCACACTTGGGGAGTAATACTTGAATCTGAAAAGGTTTCTGATATAAATGTATACATAGCTCAGATGAACAAGGTGCAAATCAACGCCAGAAAAGCTAACTTTTTTGTTATTACTGATTCAGAAGAAATACTTTTAAAATTAAATGACGTTTTTAATTGGATGAATAAAATTTTTTATATTGTCCCAAATACATATAATAGTAGTATCAGCGAGGAATACAGAAGTAGCATAAATTTCCATTGCCTCAAGCATCTGGAAAAGCATATCTCAACCCCTGGCTCCGTATACATGAATCATTTAAAGGACATGGGTGGTAGGCAAATTACAGTCCCAAGCCCCACTCGTGTCTTTTGCTTTAACTCAAAAAGACTAGTTCCCGGATCATGAAAAGAATATCTTACATATTAGTTTCCAGAAATGACAATTACAACGGCGATTCCGTTGGGCGCTGCATCAATACGGTCAATCATGCTTGCGAGATAATTACCAGAAATAATGTCGTAGATCAGTCTGAAGTTGTATTGGTTGATTGGTGCTCCCGTAGCGGCTCTCTAAAGGAATCGATAGCCTCTCGATTAGTTCCTGAAACAAAAGGGCTTCTCAAGATTGTTACGGTTCCACCTGATATAGCAGACAAACACCAAGGAGATTCTCCTTTTTCTGAAGTTCATGCCATGAACGTTGGTTTTAGGCAAATGGAGGGAAAGCATTTTGCCAGAATAGATCAGGATACATTAATTGGCCAGCGTTTTATGGATTGGTTTTATCACGAATACGAAGTTAAGGATTATGGGTGGACGTGGCCACGAGCCGCCTTCTGTAGCCGCAGAAATTTAAGCGAAGACCAATCTCATCATTCCGTATTCAGGGATTATATATACGACCAAAAGTTAGCTATGAAAGTCGACATTTGTCACGAGCATAACCATTACAGCCGCCTCATGCCTAACGAACAGATATTTCCTTTTTATGGCGGCGCAGTAGGAGTTATGATGGTTGACAGAGATTGCTATCTTGAGCACAAAGGTTTCAACGAACAGCTGGTCTATATGAATAGCATGGACACAGAGTTTCTTAACCGCATAGCAGCTAAAGAAGAAATATATAATTTATGTTTGGCTATTGACGGAGACTTTTATCATCAATACCATGGTAGATCCGATGGCGCATCCAACGATACCACTCAGCCACACGCCCAGCACGAAGGAGAAAGAAAAACAAACGATTTAGATATCAGGAACAAAATGATAGATAACCCAAACCCAGATAACTGGGGTTTATTAGATGAAGATTTAGAAATAACAAAAATATGAGTAACGTAATATATATAATTAACAACTTGCCTTCCGACACTGATTTTGCTAATCCAGGATATCAAGACGTCGCATGGGTTCCACATTGTTTAAAGTCACTAGAGAGATACTGTTCAAAAATAGGATCCGATCTCAAGATTATATCTATGGAGGATTTTCCAGCATTCAAAGAAATTGATCAGTATAATTTTAGCTTTTATCAGAAGAGTACTTTTATAAAGATATTATTTTTGCATGAGTTTATGAAGACGGGGTACGATAAATTTGCGCTACTAGATCTAGATATGGTGGTCAGCAAAGATGCCACAGATATATTTGAAGCTCACGAAAACGACGATTTTGTTATGGGTTATGGATTTCATCCTGCCGTAGTCAAGAAGAACGAAATCTTCCTAAAACAATACCTCAAAAGTATTCCTGAAGACGAAAACGTTTACTGGCATAATGAAAAAACCAATAGAGATATCCCTAAATACAATTTAAATTTAGGGTGTTATATCATGAGTCGCAAGGTTGTTAGCAAAATGACAAAAGTTCTACCTGATCAATATAGTTTGGTGGATTTTTTAAAGCATCATAACTTAATCGACAATCCCGTCCTCGAAGTTCTAGGTGAAAGAAAAGATTTCATAGATCAAGATCTATATTCTTATGCATACACAAAGACAGATGTACTAGACTCCCACAAGCCTCTCGATTGGATCTGGAATGCTAACTACCAAGCCTGCTTCCAAAAAGGTGAAGATAATAAATCTTTCAACCTCTGTCATTTATGCGGAGAGGATGGAAAGCAGTTTCTTTTGGATAATCTAAGTAACCCAGAAGTAATGGATCGAATCGATGTATAGCCACAAAGATAAATTCATATACGTTCATATTCCCAAGTCTGCAGGAACTTTTATCAAACATTATCTTCTTTCAAATATAGAAGAAGGTTATGCAGAAAATCAAAACCAGCAGGATTATGACGATAAATATCATGTCACTTGCGAAAGATCTTTAAGCGCTATTGTTCGAGACGTTCCCGACTATAAAGATTATTATAAATTTACAATAGTCAGAAACCCGTTTGATAGAGTCGTTTCCATGTTTTCCTATTTAGGTGGCTGGAAATTTGACTATTTCGTTGAAAACAATATTGAATCACCAATGATGCCATATGTCCAAGAGTTTCATAAATACTATATGTTAAATGATTTCGACGGCTTTGTAACCTATGCCTACGAAGGAGGGTATATTAAAAAGTTTCATGCTGGATATTATGAAAATTACATAGACAGGATATCGCTTAACGGCACAGTGGCTATAGATAAATTTTATAAAATGGAAAATATAAAATCTTGCGTTTCAGATTTGAGTAAAAAGTTTAATTTTAAAAACAAGTCAGGATTTAACGATTGGCGTCAGAATAGTAGTTCAGAGTACAAGAAGAAACCTAATTATAGGGATTATTATTCGGATTATAGCCGCGAATACATAGGAGACCATTTTCAAAGTGACCTGGAATACTTTAGATATGAGTTCTAAATTTGTTATATTCGGCCAAGAGAGAGCTGGAACAACCAGCTTAATTTCTGCGCTAAATAAAAACGATAGAATAGTTCACGAGCCACTATCTTCACTTACTGGGGATTTAGAGCACAATCCTAGATACGCTCAGATAATTAAAGACCACCAGATGGATCCAGATGGCTTACCTAAATCCAAAAACATTCCATACTTTAATAAATTCAACAACATAGCCGAAGATTATGAAAAACTGTGGAGCTTCCTGGACTCACTGTTTAGCGTCTTTGATGGCGTAAAACATGTATGGTGTACATCCTCCGAAGAAGGTAACGAGAATTTTCTCTCTTATTGTCAAGCTCATGGAATAAAAGTAATCTTTCAATACCGAGAAAGCGCTTTTTACCCTGCTGTTTCATGGCAGCTCGCCAACCAAGTTCAGGTTTGGCAGCTAGGAGAAAACAAAGAATATAAGTCCACAGTGGATTCTTTTGATTATCAAGAACTAGAAGAGCCTCCTATAAAAAGAAGAACAGCTTGGTACAAAAAATACATACCTCACTACCACTCATTGCTTCCACCAAACAGTCTCATTTCCAAATACGAAGATTTATACGGATTAGAAACATACGAGGAAAGGTTAGAGAAATTCAACTGCATAGTAGACTACTTAAATATCGAGGTTGATAAAAATAATGTTGAGAATTTTTTAGGCACAGACAGAAGAGTATTCGGCAAAAAAGCATACGACAAGATACCCAACTATCAAGAAATGTTTGATAAATATGGAGATGAGAAGATTATATTGTGAACCATGCCGTATTCACTCATTTATTCTTTCGCCCAAACCTCTTTCATTTTGAGGAATGGTTGAAGTATCATATTGATTTTGGCGTAGACCACTTTTACTTTTACGAAAGTTCTCATTCAGGAATACCTTGTCTACTAAAAGATACAAAAAGACAAATAGATATACCCTTAGTTGGTGATATTCCGTACAGTCGTATTTATAAATACTACGACGAAATCAGGGAAAGGTATAAAGACTATTGTACTTTCATCAAATGGTTGCCAAAGGATAAAAACGGCAATTACCTAGAGCACCATCAAATTAACGCCTACGAACAAGCTACTGCGCTCAATCATTTTTATAAAAATTATGCTAAAAAACACGACAGGGTATCGACCATAGATTGCGATGAATTTTATTATAGTAGCAAATACGATAACATTAAAAGCTTTCTAGATAAAAATAAACAAGATATTTTGTTATTAGGTTGTAAATTTTTTGAATCTGTATTTATTAATGTCGGCAGCTTAGTAACACAAAAAACAAAGTGTCTGGATAAACCCTCAAGGGTTGGTCCTAAGTATATCTTTAATCCTCAAAACGCAAACTTAAGATACAAGAACTCGCCTCATTTCCCTCCCACTAAAAACAAAACTAGTGTAAATATAGAACAAGAAGATCTTTGCTTCTATCATTATAAAGTCAACGAAAATGCAAAAATATCAATAGAGCATCACGGCAAACAAAAAATGGAATACGCAGAAGACAAATCGATGGCAGAAAAGACCCAGCATTTACAAGATTATAATTTTGTAAGTAAACCACAAATACAACAAAGCTTTATTGACTCAAATGAAGATATATTAGGATTAGATTCTTTTAAATGGGATGAAATACAACATTAAAATACCGAAAGTCATTCATCAAATTTATATTGGCGAAAAACAAATCCCAGAGCAACAATCAATATGGCAAAAAACCTGGAAAGATTGTAATCCAGATTGGGAATTTATTTTTTGGGATGACGCAAAATTAAAAAATATAGGCTTTATTAATAAAGACGCATTTAAATATTGCAAAAGCATAGCTTCAAAAGTTGATTTAATAAGGTATGAAATTATTTATAAATTTGGAGGCCTTTATATTGATACAGACTTTGAATGTCTAAAAAGTATCGATTCATTTTTTCATGATAAAGATTTTATTGCATGCCGCCAAAACCCAAGTGGACCGACGGTTGCTAATGGTTTTATTGCCGCTACCCCTCAACACCGAATTATCGAAAAATTAATCAATGATACTCCAAAAAGATGCGTTACTCATAAATCAAAAGGTTGCGTAGAAAAGTTCGGGCCACGTTTTCTTACCGATGTTATAGATGAAATCTACGGCTCAGAATTTAAATATTCCAAAAATTTTGATCCAAAAAATATTTACCCTTATATGTGGACAAAAAGACATAGCCTTAATGATGACTTTAAAAAGATTTACCCTGAATCATATGCGGTCCATCATTGGTCTAAAAGCTGGCAAAAATGATCGATCATAAAAATAAGTTTATTTTTATTCATATTCCCAAAACTGGGGGATCGAGTATTGAATCTCTTTTTTACCCTAATATTATAACGAAAGCGGGCATATGCAAAGATATCGAAGACAAGCATTCCACATTAGAATCTCTTTTGAAAAATGGAGGGATCGAGTTGAGTGATTTTTTCTCTTTTTCTTTTGTTAGAAATCCATGGGATAAAGTTTTGTCTCATTATTTATTTTTTATTAAAGGCGGCTTTGATCACAGTGGATCTTTCTTTAATTTTGTTGAATATTATTGCGCTACAGACCATAAGGGATGGAAAAATAATGATTTTTTACCTCAGTTTGATTATTTATCCCTAGATGATAGTTTGGCTATTAATTTTATTGGAAAATTCGAAAATCTTCAAGAAGACTTCGATATCGTTTGTGACAAAATTGGAATTCCAAGAAAACAACTTCCGCACACAAACAAAACTAACCACAAACACTACACCGAATACTACGATGATGAAACTCGAGAAATTGTTGCGCAAAAGTACGCTAAGGACATTGAGTATTTCGGTTATGAATTTGAACAATGAATAATTATTATTACTTTTCTTGGGATGCTGGTTGGGGCGACACCTTATGGCACTTAACCAATGCATTAATCCACTGCGAAAACTCGAATCAAGACATGCTTATAGATCTTCGCGGACACTGGTCTAGCAAGGGTGACAAAAATTTATTCAATGAATACTTTTCTTCCATAGATACTAATATAAACATTATAACTAATGAAGAATCTATAGATCAATTAAAAAAAGATTCAGAAAAACACACAAATAAAACTGTAAAAATTAAAAACCCTTTAAAATCAAAAGAAGATACCGAGTTATTTTACAACACGTTTTCTCGCATTAAGCCCAGTGAATCAGTAGCTAACACTGCCAAAGATATAGTGCGCGAAAAATTCAAAGGCAACTACATGGTCGGAGTTCACGCCAGAATGTCCAATGGAGAAGTTAAGAGTCGATTTGAAGGGGCTCGCCCAATGAAAGACGCTGTATTGTTTTATAAAGAAAGGATTGACGACATACTCTTTAACGCTCCTCGCGCCTTCCTTAAATCCTGCAAAGATTATAAATTTTTTATAGCTTCTGACTCGAGAAAATTCGTAGACATATTCAAGGATCAGTTCCCAAACACCGTTTCAATAGACAGGTATTTTGCCCCTCCGGGTTGCGGCACCGGCCACGAAATAGGCGAAGGCTCAACGGAGGAGCAGATAAAATTAGAAGAAGTTTACGGCAAGACAAAAATAGCCAAAGAAGCTCTTGTTGATTTTTACTTATTACAGGAGACTAATTTTCTATTCAAAAATTTTAGCAGATTTAATGAGTTTTGCCTATACAAGGGCATACCAAATTTCCATATTAATTTTCAGGAGAAGTGTTATTAAATGATTAGTCACAGGTATAAATGCATATTCCTTCATATCCCTAAAGCTGCTGGCACTTCAATTGAGAGGCTTTTATCTGGAGCCGACATAGATATATCTAAAAAAGTTCCAAGGAAACGTGGCTTTTCTCATTTTTTAAACGAGCACCTGGACTATTATGTCTTCTCTGTTGTTCGTAATCCATATAACCGTTTCGTATCTGCATGGAAGTGGGGCGAGTTAAAATTCGAAAAAGAAGGCGGCCTACCGTTCTATAATAAAGAAAGATCAGTATCATTCGAGGAATATATTTTACTAACTACTGATATCGATTATCGCAAAAACAATAAAAACCTATGGAGCGAATACGACGAATACCATACGTTGCCACAATTTGAATTTTTCCCTCATTTAAATGGTGGTCATTATTTCACAGACACAATAAAGCCTGAATTTACTTGTGATTTTATTGGTCGCTTTGAAAACCTGCACGAAGACCTCAATAAAGTTTGGTCTAGTATTGGTATAAATCAGTTTGACTTACCTCATGCATATAATTCAAAAACGTTTAAAAAAGAAGCCATGTGGGCGAGCGAGCTAAAAGACAAAATATATAATTATTACAAAAAAGATTTTGAATTATTCAACTATGAACCTTAAAATTATATCATTCTGCAATTATCCTTATAGAGAAATAGCTTTAAATTGGGTCAAACACTTAGAAGCTTTATCTATAGATAATTATGAAGTTTTATGTCTTGATGCTGAATCTGATGAATACTTGAAATCTCATGGTTGTCACTCAAGAGTTCTAGATGAATTTAATGATGATTGGATTTCTGGCTGCAAGCATACTATGCGCCGTACCTTGATATTTAAAAAGTACCTAGAAGAAGGTTATGACATTATTCATTCAGATACTGATGCGCTTTGGCTCAAAAACCCTATACCTAATTTAATAGAGGCCAACAATCAAGACATCATAATGTCAACCGTAAGACATAGTGGAGCATTCCCCCCTGAAGTTGCAGAAGCTTTTGGATTTACATGCTGCATGGGCTGGATATTCTTCAGAAGCAATCAGAGCACAATCAACTATCTAGATAAATTCCTTAACACTAGAGAGATCAAGGGCTCAGATCAGAAAAACTTTAATAAATTTCTACTATTTAATGGCCCGCACCTTAATCCGCACGAGTTTGGCGACGAGCTTACTATGGATAATACCGCAGATCAAGATTACAACTACCAAGAAATTTCCCTACTAGCGCTAAGTAAGCCGCTAGTTAAACGGGGCCCAATAGAAGACGAAACATACGTCTGGCATCCAAACACAAAAAAAGAGGCCGAGCATAAAAAACAATCATTCATAGACAGAAAAAAATGGCTACTTTAGACAAAAAATTAATAGCAGCATTAGTTTCTGTAAATTATTCTGATTTCCTAGAATTAGTTCTGCCGTTTAATACTAAAATATTTGACACTATTTATGTTATTACAACCAAAGAAGATAAAAAATGCATAGATATATGCTCAAAATATAATAATGTTAATTGCTTCATTGTAGGCGAGACTGTTCTAAAAAAGAACGGTGCTTCATTCAATAGAGGGGCGGCTTATAATTTACTTTTTGATAAACTACAAAAAGACAACTATCGCGATTGGATTTGCCTCACGGACTCTGATATTATATTTCCACCCAATCTTAGAGGGCTTGTAAGTAAAGTTGGCTACGGCCCCATGTATTCCCTGCCTAGATCATTTTGCCAAAACGAAAATCAATTTAAAAGATACACCTCTGCTGTAGAGTCAGGAAAGCCCCACAGCCTGAGCGTTGATCGCCGCAGCCCTAAGGATGTTTTTGGTATTGGTTACATGCAACTTTTTCAGTTTGGCAAACAAATCAGGATGCCTGAAAATTTCAATGACGTTAGTAAAATTGACCACGTTTTTAGAAACAAACACTTTTGGAAAAATTGCAAACTTCTTTACGATGTTGAATATTGTGTTCACCTTGGCGCCACACACGTAAACTGGAGTGAAAGAAAAAGTAAAAAATGGAAAATTTAATATCACACCTTGAAGGGCCAAATAAACATATTATTAACTTAATAAAACTTGATGGCGGTGAAGTTGTTAATTCAACAAGCAAATGGTTAAGTGACCGCTGGTTTTTGCGCGAAACAAACTTTGCAAAACATTTGACATGTGTCGAAATTAGCCCATTCAAAAACACAAAAGACTCAAACGTATTCGTTGGCCAGAAGCATTTGGGGCATAAAGCTTACAAATCCCTATCCGATTCACCAACATCTATTGACTTCTTATCAATACTCGACCCCGATATCGCACTTGAAGTTTTAGAGTCTATCGATCTCTCCAAGTATACAATTAAACATTTCTGCATAGCCATAAACCCAGTTAAAACAAAAGACTTCAAACAAAACAAAAAAGAAATAGAATTATTCATGAAGGATAAAGCTAAATTTATAAAACAAAACAGAACAGAACTTTTATATAGTGTATAATATATCATGGAACAAATAAAAATACAAACAGGAGCAAACCTTAGCCGCTTGCTTCAATCAACAGTAAACATACCTCAGGCCTTCACAGAGCTCGTTAAAAACTCAATACAGAATTTCTCTACATCTTGCCGCATTGATTTCAACGATTCATGCGCAACTATAATTGACGACGGCCAAGGTTTTGATCATGAAAAAGATGAAAACGGAATGAGCGGGTTTGAGAAATACTTTGTTTTTGGAAACTCTTATGACCTTACAGGGGGCAAAGGCGTAAAGCTTGGCCAAATGGGTATTGGCGGCAAATTAGCTAACGACAAACTATCCCATGAAGTCGATATTCATTGGACCATTGAGACAAAAAACAAACACGGAAAATGCTTTATTGTTGAATACAAGCCTTCTGGCGTCGAATTTTTGAACGATTATTCTCCTGAGCTTACTGAAATAAGCCCAGAAGAATGCTCTATACTCACAGAGTCTGGAACAAAGATAACTATTGCAACCCTAAAAGACCATATACAAAAAGAGGGCTGGCCTTCTGGTCAAATTAAAAATGAGCTTTGCACTTTCTTTGGTTTTCTTTTGCCGCAGCTTGAAAAAGAAGGTAAGAAATTCGACCTAATCCTTAATGGGGAAAGTTTAGACTTTTCATACAAACTTCCTGGCTCTAATATTCCTATTATTAGGCGCGAATTTGAATACGACTACTACGGAGAAAAGCGCACCAGTAATATCGAATTTAGATTATCATTAATTTATAATCGCGGCTTAATTAAAAATCACCCACTTAAAAACATTGAAATAATATCAAAGGTTAAAATCTGTTCGTTTAGCCTATCAGATCAAGATTTAATAGAATCAACTTTAGAGTGGCTAGAAAAGAAAAACAAAGAAGAAATAAAAGATAGAGATAAAATTTATAATATATTTAATAAATTAATTGGCTTTGTTTCTTGCGATGATCTTTCTGAGGTTTTAGATAACACGGGAATGCCCGCCAAGGATTTATCTCACCATGGATTAAGGGGAGACCACCCAATAACAAACCCCTTCTATGAAAGAGTTTATAAAGTTCTGCTTGAGTGGATAGTTGAGTATATAAAACTAAACTCTGAAGAGAAAATGAACATCCTGGATGCCTTAGCTAATGAGGTTTCAAGCATGCTTGCTGAATATTTTGAAGACGAAGACTTTTCTGACTTATGGGATACTGAAGAAGAGGAGGAAGATGAAGAGCCTGAAGAGCTAACAGAAGAGGAAGAAAAAGAAGAAGAAGAAAGAAAAGAGTTGGAGAAATCTGCAGAGTACACTATTGATAAAGAATGGACTTTTGAACCAGAACCCGAAGAACCAGAACCCGAAGAACCAGAACCCGAAGAACCAGAACCCGAAGAACCAGAACCCGAAAATAATATACCGCCCCTCTGGAACAAGTACAAAAACCAAAAATTCAAACAATCCAAGAGGCTAAGATATAGAATCATTGATTTTGGGGAAGAGCAAGAGAAGCTGATGTCAAAGGTTGACGATGTATCCGATTTTACTATACTAATCAACAACGGCAATCCTAAATTCAAGCGATTCTACGAAGAAAATTCTCCATTCTTACTGTCTCTTCATATTTCCGAACTACTTATTAGGGAGATATCCATGTACAAGAACCCTTTGGCTAAACCTTCTGATTTAGACGAAGCAATTAGCGACTTCTATACTAATAAATACAGTCAAATAAAGAAGAAGAGCGAATAGTTAACGTAAAAACACTATGAAGGTCATATACCTCATGGGAATATACGATCATTTCCCAAACTACTTCTTGCGTACCGTGCCTTCTGTATTGGGTTACGCAAAATCCATCAATGCACAAGTTATCTTTAAGCATTTGCCGGGACAGAAACTATTAGAAAAAAATCAGAAAAAACTTGAACATTTAAATATTAAATATGAACCACTGACTCACAGAGATTATTGGGATACTTTTGTTGTCAAAAAAATATTACAAAGGTGTTGGTATAAGTTTTCAGTAATGCATGACTTCCATGAATCCCAATATGATAAAGCCTTAGTTCTGGACCTAGACATTTTAATTCACAAAAAATGCCCAAATATATTTAAAACAATCAAAAACAATTTTATTATATCACAATGCGATAAGCACCTAATTAGGGCGTATACTGGCCCGATTATGGAAGTAGCTAAAGAACGAAAAGATGAAGTTATGATTTCGAAATTTAAAAAAGAGCCCTACCTATTTAACGGAGGCTTATGGGCTTGCGACAAAAAGTTTGTCAATAAGTTCATAAAATACATTATTCCACCCGACAGATCAATCAATTATTTGGCAGACCAAGGGCTTATGACGTACAAGCTACTTGAATCAAATTTAAATTTTGAAATCTTACCTCCAATCATTCACGCTAACCCAAGTCTTGTAAACTTCTTGCCCATGTTTGCTCATTTTACTTGCACAAGCAACAAGTCGGACATATCGCCATTCCTGGAAGCTAATCCTGATACTTACTTCCAATGAGTTCTTTTGCTCCATACAGAGTAATAGGTGAACCTAATTTATTTGACCTAAACTTCGAGGAGGATAGGTTCAGGTTTGGCCGAGTAGTAATAGAAAAACGTAATGGTAAATTAATTAATCATTACTACGACCACTCCCCATGGAAGTTCGACGCTGCAAACCTCAAGGCCACAAGCTTCATAAAACAAATAGAAAGAGTAGACAGCGGCTCCCCCTTGCCAGACTTTAAACCATTTAAAATATATTTTATCGATGTACCGCCTAAGGCTGAAATAATAAACCAATCAAAAGAGCCTATACTGTTTCAATCTTACATAGATAAGTCCGAGCCTCAATGCCCTAATAACTTAAAACGCCACCCTGAATTTACTTGCTGTCCGGATTTTACTTTTTGGGACTGGTGCGGAATGAAGTACGAAAAATATGCGCCCAAAATTATATCCAATGGAGAGATCGCCCCTGCATCTAAAAAAATGTTTTGGCGTGGAACAAAATACCAAAAGCTCAGAGGCCCCCTTGTGGATTTATCTGGAAAGCATCCAGATTTAATTGACGCAAAGTTTTCCAATCCGAATAAAAACCATGAAAATTTCGTTTCCCTAGAGGATGCGGTATTGAATTATAGTTATTTTATTGATTTGCAGGCGTCTGGATGGAGTCCTCGAGTAAAATACTTCTTGCAGTCCCGCAGGCTAACTTTTCTACAAGAAAGATTCCATAAAGCTTACTACGAAGAATACCTCGTGCCGATGGAACACTACATCCCAATTAGAAAAGATCTATCAGACCTTGTCGATAAAATAAAATGGGCTAATAACCACCCCGAAGAAGTGAAAAATATCACAGAGAACGCCTTCAATTTTAGCGTGAAAAACTTATCAATTAATTCTGTTAACGAAAAATGGAGATCGATAATAAAGGGTTTGTAGTAGCTAGGCGCAATTGCGGTTTAGGTGACATCTTAGGTAACTTGGCACTCTGTTGGTATTTAGCCAAAGACCAAGAAAAAGATTTAATCATTGACTGGCAAAAGACCGTCTATCACCACCACACCTTTGGGGATAATTTATTTCCCCTGGTATTTAATAAATCAAATATCGATGGAGTACAAATTTTTGAGCCTCACGACTTCCCGGGGGTTTACGAACAACAAATCAAACCTAAATACAAAAACAAATATTCAGGAATGATGCTTAAAGATTTTAAATTTAAAAATACTCCTTTTAATAATAAAGATTACTTTGCTCATAGATTTTTTAGTAAACTAGAAATCAAACCAGAAATACAAAAAGATATAAATGAATTTTATCAAAAAAACTTATTAAATAAATATATCATTTCTGTTCATTTTAGGTTTGGGGATCATGGATCTCTAGCTAAACCCTCTACCAAAAAAGCTTTAAACCCATCAGGTAAAAATACTAAAAGACAAATAGTAGAAAATGCAGTAAAATTATATTCAAAAAAAATAGATGAAATAAAAAAATTCCACAAAGATGCGGTGGTATTAATATTTACTGATTGTAAATTATTTTCTAATATTTTATCTAACATGCATAATTGTATCGATACCACAAGCAAATACCCTGAAGATGGCCAAGCGTTTCATCTTTCTCAGTTTAAAAACGCTTACGAAAAGATAAGGGAGAGTGTATATTTAACTTGGTTAATGAAATCTCATTCTGACTTTTTGCTGTATAGCCACTCTAACTTTAATTACTTACCAAGATTATTTATTAAAAACCAGATAAAGATGTTTTAATATGAAATCAAATATCAGAATCATACAGGCTTCTGGAGAATTTACTGGAAGCACTTTACTAATCAACTATCTTGTTGGGTTTTTTTGTCCCGATTCTCCTGCTGTCTTTGGTGTAGACTCTAACATCGAAGATAATCTTGTTACCAAAACTCACTATTTAAATCTTGATGGTTTTGAAAGAAGGTTTGGGTCTAGATATGAATTATTTTTTGTAAGCTCTTCTCGTGAAAACGATCCACTGAGGCCAAAAAGAGTTTTCAGAAATTTAGATGGCAAATATTTATCGAGAGATAATGTCCTCATTATAGACTTTAATAAATTACGTGATACAGATTATATATTTGACGCTTTTTTAAATTTTTTCCCTAAAAGTTTATTGCCCAATCAAAGCATTGGATTGATTAAGAAACAAATGCTCACAAGAATCGACAAAATGAATAAGAGATATACTGAAATCTCCACACTACCCAGGTCTTATGTTGACCCAATATACGGGCTACATGGCTCTCACAGAAAATCTTAACAATGCATTACGATCTCTACATATTAACCACCGCAATCGATAGGCCTGATTTGCACAATCAGACGTTGCCACCATTTTTTGATATACTTAAGGAACAAGACATTAATTATAAATGGTTTATTAACTTAGATTCTCCATTTAAAAAAACAGAAGAAGCCGAAAGCAACTTAAAATCTCTCACTGGTGACACTCAAGACTTACATATTTCAGACAAAGCTTGTTTTTATTCGGCAGCAAAACACGTGATCAGTTCTGCGCACAATGAATTAGATAGTCTGGATGGCTATGTTATGTGGCTTGAAGATGATTGGGATCTACTCATTCCATTTAACATGCGTGAATTAATAGATAGTGATTATGAATATATTGGCTTTCATTTTCATCACTTTTTTGAATTTTCATTTAACCCGACCATGTGGAGCAAGGATTTCTTTGTAAAAAATGTATACGAACCTTTTGCTGCTTCAGAGACTTCAATTGACCCAGAGCAACTACTGATTAATCACCATAAAAAAACTAAATCAGAAGATTCCAGCCACCTAAAGGACGTAAACCGAATTAACTTCAACGGCGTATTTGAAGATGCTGGCAGAAAATGGGGCGAGCAATACAATCTTAAAAAATGGAATAAAAACGAAACAGGGGGAAGCGTTAGTTATGCCTAAAGCATCCATAATACTATCTTCTTATAACAACTTGCTCTCACTAGAGTTAAGCATTGAAAGCCTGCGCTATCAAACAGAAAAAGACTTCGAGATTATTATAGCGGACGATGGCTCAACAGATGGCACTATTGAATATTTAAAAAAAGAAGGTATAAAATATTTCAGCCGCCCAAACGAAGGCTACAGGTTGGCTTACATCTGGAATCGGGGCGCCAAACTAGCAACTGGAGATAGATTCATTTTTGGTAATTCGGATATCATATCTCACCCTAAAAGAGTTGAAGAGCATTTGTCATTTGATGATAATTTAGTCGCTGGAATTTACCCATCAATACCTATTGATCATGTAAACACTATAACAAAACAAAAGATAAAATATGATTTTTGGTCGATAGATTTAATAGCCACAGAAGACAGAAGAAAAGATTATATTTCTGGTGTTAAAAAACCGCAGTTAAATCATGGCAAAAAAATACCGCCGCGATACATGTATGGAGGCAATTGGTCATGCCCTGCTGATATTTTTAAAAAATTGGGAGGGCTAGATGAACAGTTTAAAGGCTGGGGAGGTGAAGATTTTGATTTTGCTCGACGAGCTCAACTAGATGGTCATGATATAATGCTTAATATTAGTTGTATTGGGTATCATCTTGATCATGAGACGATCAACCGAGACCAAACTCGGTCAATAGGTAAAGGTTATTTTAACCAAAAATGGTCATGAAACCTCAAGTTGTAGACGCCTTCATGTTTAATAACGAACTCGATGTTCTTAATTTCAGACTGCATGAATTAAACGATTATGTAGACAAATTCGTTATTTATGAAAACTCATGGACTTTTAGCGGCAATAAAAAACCACTTTACTTCGAGGAAAACAAAGAAATGTTTTCTAAATTTTCCGATAAGATTGTTCACGTAAAAAGCAACACTCGAGGGAAAAACAACTGGAAAAGCGAGTATTCTCAAAGGCACGAAGTTCTAGCAAAAGGAGTCTCCTCTCTTGATTTAAATAATAAAGATGTTGTATCTTTCTGTGATTTAGATGAAATTGTGGACCCCGAACTGATCTCAAACTACAAACAAGAGCTGCCTCAAGATGCACCTCTTTTAGTTCGCCCGCACTGGTTTAACGTGTCCTGGGATTGCTATTTAGGAGCGTGGCAACATCACAGTATTATTTTTTCTTACTGGGGAGAGCTCCAAAAGAGAATGTCTCACTGGAAGGGTATGCAGTGTGGTTGGCGCTGGGATCATCCTAAATTTACGCAGCCCACCAAAAAGAAAGATTTATCTGGATGGCATGTATCCTGGTTCATGAAGCCCGATGATTTAATTATCAAACTAAAAAGCTTTGCCCATAACGGGGAAGATTGGGTGACGGAAATACTTGAAGACATAAACTTGATAAACCAAAGGATTAAGGCCGGAAAAGATGTTACTGGAAAATTCAACAGCCAACAATTCAACTCCTCCTACCCTGCCTACAAAGACTTAGTAAGTTATGGATTTAAAAAATAAAACCGCATCAATCTGCGCCTGCGCCAAAAACGTGGAAGAGAATTTGCCGTTATCAATTTCCAAGATTGAAATGATTTCTTCTGCATTCAAAGAAGTTAAAATTTTTATTTTTGAAAATGACTCAACAGATAATACATTATCAATACTTAAAGACTGGGCTAAAAAAAATCAATCCGTAAAAATTATATCCGAAAGCGGTTTAAAATTAAAAGCTACAAAAGGCTGGTACAAGAGAATTGAAGCGTTAATGATTGGAAGAAATAGACTGCTAGAAGAATCAAAAATCTACAACCCAGATTATTACATACCAATTGACATGGATGAAGTGATCAGCGGCTTGACATTGGACGGGTTCTTAAGTTCTTTTGATCTAGATTTGGATTGGGCTATGATAGGAGCCAACCAGACTGGGCATTATTATGACCTTTGGGTTTTGAGAACTTTTGATGATTGGATGAATGATGATTGCTGGGAAGAATGCGTACCTAAACATGGTTATGATTTTTGCATAGAATCCAAAAAGCGCAATATACCAACAGACTCAGAACCTATAGAGGTATTGTCATGCTTTGGCGGACTAGGTATATACAAATTTGAATACGTAAAAGATTGCAACTATAACAGGGCTGGCCTTCGCACCGTTGAGCACACATACCTCCACAATCAAATGAGAAAAAAACATAATGCTCGCTTTTTTATTAATCCCAAAATGATAGGATATTGATGAAGAAAATTTTTAAAGTTTTTGTATGTTGCCATAAATACATCCACAGAGTTGAAGAGATAAAAGCTCGCGTTGATAAATGGAATCTTGGCGATTATTTAATTTTTGTTGGGGGCGAAGAAGAAAAACAGCTAAAAGAAAATGTTATTCAATTAAAGTGCCGCGATTTATACGAAGACCTGCCAGAAAAAATGTTTGCTATATATAAATATTTAGCCGCCAACAATTATGCAGATCAATATGATTATTTCTGGAAGATAGATGATGATGTTGATTTTATGCGCTGGAATAACGAGCGTAACCAAGCATTAATAGATTCGCTAGAAGGGTTGGATTATGCAGGCTTTAAATTAAAGCGGGGAGAAGGCAAGCGGGGCTGGCACATAGGAAGAGTTAGAGAAGATTCTCCTTGGTACAATAAAAAATACAACGGCAAGTATGTTGATTGGATTGACGGCGGAACAACTTATTTTTTAAGTTCTAAATCGTTAAATAAATTCAAATACTTTTATGAGCTTTCAGAAATTAGAAATTACGATATATACGAAGACCTTGCGGTAGCTAAATATCTAGAAAAATGCAACATATTACCAATAGAAATAAACCCATGGCAAGATAAACCCGTGTTAAAATTTAATATAAATAAATGAAAATCTTCAACAAAAGCAAAGAAGGCCTTTTTGGCTCTTCAATGAATTGGATTAATGCCAGATTACCCTATTTGTATAAAAATAAAATTTATCCATCCTGGGATATAAGAAATATCAATCACGGTAACCCCTCAGACCAAGACCGCATCACCCCTCATATTATTGAGCCAAAAAAACAAAACGCAAATCCAGGTGAAACTGTAAACCTGCTAGACATAGAAAGATATCAGTATACCGACTTCAATGAGGCAAGCTTTTACTTTAATCATTATTTTGAATTAAATCAAAGCATTGTGGATTTGTCTTTTGAAATTTGCGAACCTTTCAATAATTGCCTTGGTGTGCATTTTAGAGGCAACGATAAATCCAGGAAAAATGATAAGGAGAATATTCCCATAGACAATCAGTCCTATATTAAAAAAATAAAACTTTTTGCCGATAAGCATGATTTTGAAAGTGTTTTTGTTTTATCTGATGAAGTTGCCCTAAAGGATTTTTTAAAAAACGAAATTTTAAAAATGTTTAATGTCCCTGTGTTTTTTACTAATCTTGAACCAGTTTTTCATTTATCCCAAAAATCGCTCGATAACAAGCTGGAATTGACAAAAAACGCTGTCGCAGAAATGCTCGTTCTTTCTCGATGCAAGTATGTGCTTAAAAATCAATCCGCATTTTCGAGTTGGGCAAAGATTATCAATCCTGAAATTAAAATGTACAGAACCAGCAAGTGCAAGCAAGACTGGTTTCCTGATTATTATTTGCCAGAATTATGATTTCTCACAAGCATAAAGCTTTGTTTTTTCATATGCCCAAATGTGGGGGGACTTCCATTGAGCATGTTTTAGGATCTTGCGGCTTTCAGAAGAGTCCTAGAGAAGCTTTTTATCAGAATCAACACTCTGTTAGTTTATTTGACCAAGCCAAAAAAGAATACGCTGATCATATTGATGATTATTATAAATTTTGCTTTGTTCGCAATCCTTGGGACCGAATGGTTTCGGTTTGGAAAAAGCATGCTCTTCCTTTTTCTGAGTCGGGAAGATTTCCAAACATTAATGACTTCAATACTTTTATAAGAAAGTATCCATTGCCCCAAAAAAATATTTTATGGCATGCGCGTTCTCAATTTTTTCAATTAAAAAATCCTTCTTTCTATAACTTTATCGGAAGATATGAAAATATAGAAGAGCACTTATTTTTTGTTTTGGATAGTATCGGTGCCACTAATAATATATCGCTCCCGAAGTTAAATCAATCCAGCCACAATCATTATAGTAATTATTATAACGAATATTCTGTAAAGAAAGTAGGGGAGATGTACAAAGAAGAAATTGATTATTTTGGCTATCAGTTTATTTATCAATGAAAGCTATTTGTTTTACTTTTGATCGCAATATGCCAGTTATGGAGTATGTTTTACATACTTACTTTAAGCACTGGCCAGACAATCCTTTCGTTTTCTACGTTCCATGGAATAATATCAAACCAAATCATTTAATAGAAAAATACGGAGACAAAGTACAGCTATTGCAAACTGATAGTGCGGTAAAACCTACGATCCGAACTCTGCTTTCTGTAGTAGAGCCCGATGAACTTATATGGTGGGCGCAAGACGACAAATACATATTGGATTTTAAAAACAAACAAATAATAAAAGACCTTTATCAATTTAACGCCTCGAACATTGGAGGCTTTATGTTTACAAAAAACGCAGATGCCCACAAAAGCTACCTAAAAGGCACAACAAACATCGGTGGCCACAATTTAATTAAAAAGAAAAATCACCATCAGATATTTCAGCCCCAACTAATCAAGAAAGAAGTTATTGAATACTTGTACTTAAACGACAGGCTAGAAGAGCACTACCAATTATTAAAGCTCTATCCGATAATGGATTTTAAGCCAATCAAAGATTTATATACTACTAGCGGCAACCAAATTAATATAGCCGAATCCTTAGATTGCGGTAAAATGACCAAGAATCTAGTGTACAATATGACTGAGGACGGCTTCAAGATTCCAGAACTGCCCCAATGTGAAAAAACAATGATATATAAGGATTAAAAATGAGCTTAGGAAACAAAGGAACTTTACAATTTATTAAAGACGATGCGGTTTGCGTGGAAGTTGGAGTATGGAAGGGCGACTTATCTAGGCATATTGCCCAATTACCCATTTCTCAACTTTACTTGATTGACCCCTGGCAAAGTATCAATGACGTAGAAGGGCGCCTCCATAATACCGAGCAAAAAGAACTAGATGATATTTACAACACAGTAAAAAGAAGGTTTTTCTTCAACAAAAAGGTAAAATTAATACGAAAATTTTCCGCTGATGCAATGTCAGACATCAAAGACGGCACTGTTGATTGGATTTATATTGACGGCAATCACAGTTATGAATTTGTAAAAGAAGATCTTAATGGCTGGTGGCCAAAACTTAAAAGTGGCGGCTTTTTATGCGGCGACGATTACATTGACGGAAAATATCAAGTCGAAGAGCTGCAGTTCGGAATCGTTGAAGCGGTTGATGAGTTCAGAGAAGAACGTGAGCATGAAATCAATCATTCAGAATTAATCAAAGACCAATTCGTTTTTCAGAAAAAATGATTTCAGAAAAGTTTCAATGTGTATTTATTCATATTCCTAAATGCGCAGGTAGCTCAATCAATCTTGATTTAAAATTAACCTCCGTAGGGTTCTCGGGGCATAGTCCGGCATCTTGCCATTTTGATTACATCAATCAAGGCTATTTTTCTTTTACTTTTATTCGCAATCCTTACGATAGAGTCGCCTCTGCTTATAGGTATTTCCAAAAATTAGTTCCGGGCCATAGGTGGTACAAAAGAAACAGCATCATAGCTGACCTGGCCAATGAGCTAGACTTTAGTGGTTTTGTTAGCCACATAAATGACTTTAAGCGATTAATGAAAAGAGAAGAGGGTTCTTATGAATCTGGAATTCATTTTCAACCTTTCGCTTATTTCCTAGATGAGCCTGTTGACTTTATTGGCCGCCATGAAAATATACAGCATGATTATTTTAGCATTCGGTCTAAATTAAAACTCCCCATAAAGAGCCTACCCAAAACAAATTCTACCAATAATTCAAAGTATCAAGAATTATATACAGAAAATACTCAAAGCATAGTGTATAATACATACAAAGAAGATATAAAAAAATATAATTATAAATTTTAAATATTATGCCATTACCATACGATTTTGAACTAGACGATTCCAGACTTTCTCTTCTGGAAAAAATAAAACCAGGAGATGCTTGTGCAGAGATCGGTGTATTTAGGGGGGACTTTTCCGAATATATGCTCAAGATGGATCCGTCAGAGCTTAATTTGGTTGACCCATGGATCAGCATAATGGACATTCCAGCTAGATGGCATGCCATACCTCAAGAGGAAATGGATTCGATAAAAAACGAAGTAAAAAATAAATTTAATTCAGATTCGAGGGTTAACATTTTAGAAAAATATTCGATTGATGCCCTAGATGACTTCGAGGATGATTCCCTAGATTGGATATACCTTGACGCGAATCACTCCTACTCTTTCATACAGCAAGATCTCGAGAACTGGTGGAGTAAGCTTAAATCTAATGGCACTTTATGCGGAAACGCTTACCAAGATGACGACGCTCAAATTCGACTACTTGATTTTGGCGTCATACCAGCTGTCGATTCATTTTTAGAAGACTTTTTTGATGAAATAGAAAATTTTGAAATTATAAAACATCAATTCGTATTAACAAAAAAATGAAAATATTAGTTGGAGGAGCAGGCGGCTTTATTGCCGGTTATTTAGTTAAAGATTTATTAGCGCAAGGACATGAAGTTATTACTGCCGATATAAAACCGGCAGAACAATGGTATCAGACTTTTAATAATGCAGAAAATCATAGTGATTGCGATCTTGGCGAAAAGCATCACTGTTATAACCTATCAAAAGGTGTTGACAGAATTTATAATCTTGCCTGCAATATGGGGGGCATGGGATTCATTCAAAACAATCATGCCCTCTGCATGGAGTCTGTATTGATTCAAGCGCATATGCTTATGGCGGCTCGAGACAACGGCGTAAAAGAAATTTTATATAGCTCTTCTGCTTGCATCTACCCTCAAGAAATTCAATCTGACATTAAAGATGCGGCCTCTCAAGGATTAAAAGAACATACTGCCTATCCAGCTAACCCAGAAGATGGTTATGGTTGGGAAAAATTGTTCAGTGAAATTCTTACTCATTATTACGGAGAGGATTTTGGCATTGATTCTAGGGTCTGCAGATACCATAACGTTTATGGCCCTTATGGTACTTGGCGTGGCGGACGAGAGAAAGCTCCTGCTGCAATTTGCCGTAAAGTTATTGAGGCAAAAATGAGCGGCAAGCATGATATTGAAATTTGGGGAGATGGAGAACAAACCCGCTCCTTCATGTATATAGATGATTGCGTTACCGGAATGGATTTAATGTGGTCAAAAGGAGACTCTCGCCCACTGAACCTTGGTAGCGACCAGATGGTATCAATTAACCAGTTAGTCGATATTGCCGAAAATATTGGCAACGTAAAACTTAAAAGAAATTACAATCTTGATGCGCCACAGGGTGTTCGTGGTCGCAATAGCGACAACGAAATGATTAAAGAGGTTTTAGGCTGGGCGCCATCTATCACACTAGAAGATGGATTAGAAAAAACCTATTCTTGGATTTACGACCAGATGCAAAATTGCAGCGATTCCTCAGGCTATTAAGTGTATATATAGTTGTTATGATCGAATTCTACAACGTAAAAAAGAAAAAGAAAGTCTCAGTTGACGAGTCTAGCGTTTCCAAACACGCTTACGAAAAAACAACAAAGACCGGAAAGCAATCGATAAGATATGCCTTAAAAGCCGTTGATGAAGACGGCACAAAACTCACAAAGTTTTGCAGTAAGGCTGATTACGATAAGCTTCCGGACTAATGGGACCTATATTAAATACTATTCTTGGGGCTGGAATTAAACTGCTCTGCAATTTAATCAATTCCTGGCTAGAGCAAAAGCGCCAAGATCAGCTTTTTATAGCTGCAAGGGACTCTACAATGCTGGAAGCCTTATGCAAAAATCAATCTGAGCAAGCAAGCGATCCTTTTGTAAAAGTTTCTCGACGCATACTTTTTATGTCGATTACATTTACAATGTGCTACTTAATGGTTTATTACGCGCATAATCCGGACATATCTTATGATATTATAGTTCCAAATGGAGATGGACATCGCTGGGGGTTCTTTTCTTGGATTTTTGGCGGTAAAGATTGGACGGTAGTTCAACTCACTGGCGGACTACTTTTATCTTCTTTTATGGATTTATGTTTCATGGTTGTAGGGTTTTATGCGATACCAAGCAAAAGAAGATAGTGTAATATATATTTATGAGCGACACCCTACCCAGATTACTTCAAGAAATTCATTCTACCTCAACTCCAAATGAACTTCAATTAAATTTTGAAAACTTTCAGTCGAGAATATCTGCGATACTGTATTCCAATCCCCTTGAATATTCATACTACTCAAACCATACTGGCCGAGAGCTATACAGAAAGCTTTATAACTTTGGCTTAAATAATTTAATTACTACTCCATACGATTCAGGCTTTCGCCCTGATCCAAAAAGCTCCTTATGGCTACCCTCAGAAGCAAGCGCAAAGGCTTGGTACGACGCGAGCGACTCCTCAACGATTATAAAGAACGCGTCAAATGAGGTGACCGCATGGGCTGATAAGTCTAGCAATTCTAATAATCTTACGGCAAAAGATAATCCTGTCACGGGTTCAAGCACACTTAATTCACTCAATGTTTTTGATGTTGATGGGGGTGACTATTTTGAACTGAATAACTTATCAACTCCTGCAAGCGGAAACCTTCAAGCTTTCATCGTCTGTAATGTTACCGCTGTCAATAACAATACAGACGCAATTTTGTCAATGGATTCCCAGCAGAGAGATTGGCAGATACAGGCAAACACAGCCGACTTCTTTAGAGGAAATTTAGTTTTTGCAGGTCAAAGTTCACCTAGCACGGGTGGAGGTAGCGCAAATTTAACAGGTTATCATATTTATTGCGCTGATTTGGATTTTACTGACGATGGACAGTATCAATTGCTCATGGATGGTGCGCTACTCCCAGGGACAAATCAAAGAACTTATACTGGGCAACTCGCGCCCAATGTTAACTTTCGGATTTTTGCAAATCGAGGAGAAAATCAATTTCCTAAAGGGAAAGTTGCTGAAGTTATTCTTTTGGACAATACGGATAATTTAATCCGTCAAAAAGTCGAAGGATACCTCGCCCACAAATGGGGCTTAACTTCGGGCTTGCCCTCCAATCATCCTTACAAAATAAGCTTTCCACTTTCAGGCGATTAACCTTGACTTTTATCATTCTTTCTGATATTATCTACTTCAGTGACCCAAACTGAAAAAAAGAAAGTTATAGAAAAATTAACCGACCCACCAAAGACCCAGAAGAGACTTTTTTGGGCTAGGGAAATTAAATCTCTCAATATATTGCTTGAATCTTATCCCGTAGATTTATTTTGGAAAGGGTTATCTTTTCCTAAAAAACTAGACAGTCTAATACTACTACGTTCTGGATATTACGCAGACCAACTCAAAAAAAAATACAATAGATTTAATTACAAAATACCTCCTCCCAACAATATAGAATTAGGGAAAAAGACGGGCAAAGATTACAAAAAAGAAAATAAACCAAAAAACATTAAAGATTTCTTATCATGAGTAAAAAAGCAGAAACAGAAACGGGATCAATTGATTCGCTAAAAAGTTTTCTAAAGCAGAACGAAGAGCACCACTACAACTACGAAGAAGACATAGATTATAAAGTGTCTTGCGGTAGCCTTAAAGTAGATTTCGAGCTTGGAGGTGGACTAGGGCCTGGACTTCATCGCTTTGTCGGAATAAACGAAGGAGGCAAGACTTCCGAAGCCCTTGAAGTGACAAAGAACTTCCTTAAAATGCCTAAGTCAAAAGCTGTATACATAAAAGCAGAGGGTAGACTATCTGGAGAGGTAAGAGAGAGGTCTGGAATAAAATTCGTAACGTCAGAAGATGAGTGGTCACAAGGAACCTGCTTTGTATTTGAGTCCAACATATACGAGACCGTATTAGACTTAATGAGGGTATTGATTGCTAAAACCCCGGAAGCTATTAAATATTGCTTTGTGTTAGACTCGCTAGATGGCCTGATAATGAAAGATGACTTAAAGAAAAACTTTGAAGATTCTCACAAGGTTGCCGGAGGAGCCCTGCTGGGTGCAAAGTTTATGCAAAAGATGAGTATCGCTCTTGCAAAGAGAGGCCATATGGCTATATTCATATCTCAAGTCCGCGCAGACATTAAGCTTGACCCCTACAGCAAGGCGCCAATACGGCAAACTACAGCTACAGGGGGCAATGCATTACTTCACTTTGCGAATTACATACTTGAATTTGAGCCAAGATTCAAGAAAGACTTAATATTAGAAAATCCTAGCGCACCAATGGATCACAATAAAAATAAGATCATTGGTCATGTTGCAAAAATGACCGTCAAGAAATCTCCCAATGAAAAAACGAATTATGTTCTCGAGTATCCAATAAAATATGGGCGCAAGAATGGCACATCTATATGGGTTGAAAAAGAGTTGATAGATATGCTTTATCTTTGGGGCTACATAACCAAGAAGGGGGCATGGATATCGGTTGACGAAGACTTCGTCTCAACCCTAAAGAAGGAAGGGTATGAATTTCCTGTCAAGTTCCACGGGGAACCTAAGATCAATGACTTGCTCGAAACAAACACAGAGCTTAGCCAATTCTTAATTAAACATTTTTCAGAAATAATTTATCAATCTTAATTAAATGATATTCAAAACGCTAGTCGGATCAACAAAAAGAGTAAAAAAACCCAAAAATTATATGGTTAAATGGACAAAACAAAGTAGAAGTAAAATGCAATTCAACGTAAAACAATTTATAAAAACCTACTGGTTTAATGATGTCGTCTTCGAGGAGTTTCCTATTGTCGGCACTCGCATGAGCCTCGACTTATACAACGCCAATAAAAACATAGCTATAGAAGTACAAGGCGCTCAACATTTAAAATACACTCCATTCTTCCATGGCAAATCAAAGAGTACATTTCTAAGTCAAATAAGAAGAGATAATGATAAACAAGAATTTTGTAAATTAAATAAAATAAAATTAGTTGAAATTTACCCAGACGACAAAGTGTCCGTAGATTTATTTAAAAGCTTCGGAGTTATCCTATAATAAGTGTAATATATATCAATGAGCGAAAATATAGATCCAAACAATCTTGAAACCTTCTCGATGCCCGAAAATCTGCTTGAACAAATTTTTGAATTTACAGGTGGAGCCGAGCACAGCAAGGGTTTCATCATAGCTTACGCTGATCAAAACGGCAAACCACTAGTTTACACTAGGGCCCAGAATCAAATCGTCGAAATGGGTCTCAGAAAATCTTTAGAAAAATATTTGGTAGGAATAGAAGAAGCTGAAGCAATGCAAAACATGGAAAACGAAGACCCTGATATTGGGTTGGAGTAATTTTTTTTGCAAAAAAGCTTTACAAATCTATTTTTATCTGCTAGTATAGTCGAATGATATTTTCCTGTGAATTAGAGCAGCAATTTTTAGGCGCCTTATTAAATCACCCAGAAAAGTATATTGAAATAGCTTCCTTTATATCAACCAAGGACTTTATTTACGATGCAAATGGGGTTATATTTAGTTTTTTAAAGTCAGATTACTCCGAAGGCAATTATGTTGACGAAGTCATTCTTTCGGAAAGGATAAAGCTCTCCGGCATTTCTTTTGAAGACAATATAAGCATCTCTGAATATCTTAAAGCTTTAAAGCTGAGGCAGGGCTCATCTAACTCTGTCATTGATTCCGCTAAAGAGCTCAAAAAGTTAACCATGCGCAGGGAGATAGGTGATGTAGGTGCAGCTTTATCTAAATCCATGAAAAACTTAGACAGTTCAAAAGGATTTACTGATATTGTTGATTTGGCTGACTCTATTTATAATTCTCAAATCAGTTCCTACGAGAACGAGAATGATCCTCAGAATATTTTTGGAGATATGGAGGAGTGTATAGAGCTTAGGGGCAATGACCCCATAACAGAATTTGGTCCCACTGGCCCACACCCTAGATTGCATGAGCTATTTGGTTCTCTTCTTAGGCCTGGAAACATTACCACTTTGGTGGCTAGAACTGGAGTAGGGAAGACTCAATTCGTGATGGATTTCTGTGTTAAAGTGTCCGCTGAGTGCGATATACCTGTTCTACATTTAGACAATGGAGAAATGAGTAAAGAAGAATTAATGATGCGCCAATGCTCTGCTTTATCTCAAGTACCCATGCATCTCCTAGAGACCGGTCAGTGGAGGCAAGCTGGAGGTGATGTGGTGTCCAGAGTTAGATCGGTTTGGGAGAAGATTAAAAACTACAAACTGTATTATCAGAATGTAGGGGGAATGAATGTAGATTCAATAATGCAAGCTGTAAAGCATTTCTATTACGCAAAAGTCAAGCGAGGCAACCCAATGATATTAAGCTTTGACTATATAAAAACTACTTCTGAAAAATCGCCCAATAAATCTGAGTGGCAAATAGTCGGAGAAATGGTTGATAAGTTTAAAAAATTAGTACAAAGAGATATCACTGTTGACGGAAAGCCCATGATATCAATGATGACTAGTGTTCAAAGCAATAGAACAGGCATAACTAACAACAGAACTGCAGACACAATCGTCGAAGACGAAAGTATCGTCTCTCTATCTGACAGAATCACTCAATTTAGTTCCCATTTATTTGCCTTGCGTCAAAAAACGCTTGATGAAATAGCTGAAGAGCCAGGGTGCGGTACTCATAAGCTAACTTGCTTCAAACACCGACACCTAGGTGAAAATGTACACAGAGCAATTCAGCCAGTAAGAATGCCGACTGGGGACCTAAAGAGAAACTACATTAATTTAAATTTTGAAAATTTTAACATCACCGAGGTTGGTGATTTGCAAGACATGGTCGACTCTCAAGTTGACGTAGGGCTAGAGGATAATGATTTTTTTAACCAAGGTATAGAGATATGACGTCTGAAAAAATAAAAGACGTCCTGCAGAAACTTGGTTATAAACTAACGGATTTCGGGAATCATTGGCGAACAAACGCCTTGTACAGGGGAGGGAAGAACCTGACCGCATTGCAAATTTATAAAAACTCTGGAGTCTGGGTTGATTACGTTAACAACAGCCAGCATCTTCCGCTAAAATCCCTGATTGAAGCAACTCTCCAAACAAACGATTCTGCAGAAGTAAATAAGCTCCTTGAAGGTTACGACTTTGATTCCATATCTTCTCAAATTGAAGCCCCTAACATTAAACCAAGGATAGAAATGGAAAAAACCTACCCAGATTCAATACTAGAAAAACTTTTGCCGCATTATAAGTTTTACAACGATAGGGGCGTAGGAGATCATACGCTTCGTTTTTTTAAATGTGGTCTAGCTACTCAAGGATCTATGTATCAACGCTTTGTATTTCCTATTTACAATTCTTTGGGGCAAATTCATGGCTTTAGCGGGAGAGACATGCTTAAAAACTCAAGCAAGAAAGGCAGGCCAAAATGGAAACATACTGGTAAAAAATCTACTTGGGTATATCCCTATTACCTAACTGACGGAGCGGGAAACTTCCCGACCCAAGAAGAGATAAAGCGCAAGCAAGAGGTTATATTGGTTGAAAGTATTGGGGACTTACTGAGGCTTCATGATCGTGGGTTTAGGAACGTTCTTTGCGTATTTGGAACTTCTGTATCGAACTCTTTGGCTTGTCACCTAATGGCTCTTGGACTTAAAAGGGTTGTATTGTCATTAAATAACGACCATGATAAAGAAAAAAACAGAGGGGAAATAGGTTCCCTAAAAAGCTATTTAAAATTATTAAGTTTTTTCGACAAGGACAAGCTTATAGTTCATCCTCCAACTTCTTCTGATTTTGGAGAGATGCAGGACGAAGAATTTAAAACTTGGAATAATCAATTAAAAGATTTTGACGTAGAATCCGGGAATAAAAACAATCATCAAAAAATACTGCAACTTATAGATAGTAAAGATATAGCCTCATCATCCTATAAAAAGAAATACTTCTCATGAAAGAAATAACCCCATTGTCAGCAAGTAGAATTAAAACCGCCCAAAGTTGCTCTTGGAAATACTGGGCTACCTACAAGCTTAAAGTTCCCGATGCGGGAAATGATGGCTCGAGCAGAGGCTGGATATGCCACTTAATATTTGAGCTTCTTGGCGAACCAAAACATAGAGATATTTACGACGAAGTTATTTTAAAAGATTCGATATACCTATGTGAACCAATAAGAAGGCTTGTGTCCTATCACGCCAAAAAGCTAAATGTAAATGACAAAGATAACCTCGAGTTGATCAACAATATGACTTTAGCGGGATTGCATTTTGATTTCTTCGGAGGAGTGGGCATGAGTGATCCAGACGAAGGAATATCAGAACAAGCATTCGACATTACAGTCGATGAAGGTCAAAAACTTTACAGGCTAAGAGGCTTTATCGACAAACTGTTCCTTTACGAAGATGAAAGTTTGGCCATCATTAGAGACTTCAAGAGTAGCAAGCAAATATTTAAAGGTAAAGAGTTGACAGACAATCTTCAGGATTTTTTGTACACGCTTGCAGTTAAAAAATTATTCCCCCATTTCAAAAAGAGACAAGTTGAGTTTTTGTTTTTAAAATTTGATTTAAATTCTAACGGACGTGTCAAAATGAACGACATTTCCGAGGAAGAGCTGGAGGGCCTCGAGTTTCACTTGACAGAAATACAAAAATTTATCGATAACTTCGACGAGGAAACTGCTGAATCTAATTTTGCTGGAGCCCAAGGGTATCCATCAGACGGAACCTTTGGTGGCCCTTTAATGTGCGGCAAGGATGGCTATAAGATATCTAGAGGCCAGCCTGTATTGGATAAATCAGGAGAGCCGATAGTTGCTTATATTTGCCCCCACAGGAAGCCTTTAGACTACTATGTTCTAAAGGATGATTCTGGAAAAATAATCAAGTCTGCCTTTAAAGACAGTAAAGATTCCTTGATTGCAGAAGAGGGTCAAACCGTAGAGTTAATGAAGTATGCTGGGTGCCCTTATTGGAACAAGCCTAAGACCGAAATAGACGACTTCTTTTGATTTTTTTGTGTACCTTGTTATTGATGACAGGTTCTATAGAAAATATTTGCTACGAATACTCTGAAGATGTGCTCTTTTCTCAAGATGTTTCCTTTGACGGCTCGCCTGTATTGATTATACTAGATGTGGAGTCTAAGTACATACAGGAGTTATCGTCCTTCTTGAAAAATTATGGATACAGAGTTATTGATCGCAAAAATATAGACTCTAAATACTCCCTACTTAGATTTGAATTAATCAATTTAAGTAGCTACGATCAGTTTTTCAAAAAAAGAAAAAAAGATATAGAGGACAGTTAAAATGTTTTTGGTTTTAGTTATATTTGCCTCTGCAATATCGATATCGCTAACAGCTGCCTACTTCAGTATAGTTGGCCTTGCAACAATGTTTCCCGGCTCAAAAGAAGCTATTATTATAATGGGCGCGGTACTGGAGATAGGAAAACTTGTGGCGGCAGTATGGCTTCATAAGGAATGGCATAGTGCATTTAAGTTTATAAGGAATTATTTACTTATAGCCGTTATTATATTAAGCATCATAACAAGCATGGGTATCTTCGGCTTCCTATCTCGCTCTCATGTCGAGCATACTGCTTCTATAGAAAAAGAGCAAGCATTAGTTAGCCAAATTGAAGCCAAGATTGAGCGCGAAAAAGAATTCATATCGAAAAAGAATGAATTAATAAATAAAATCGAATCTCGCCAATCTTCTAGCGCCGGCAACAAAGATCAAACTATATCTAGACTAACAGATAGAATAAAAGAAATTAAAGAAGAATCTGAAATAGCAATAAAAGAACAAAAAGACTTAATCAATAAATACGAATCAAGAATAAAAGAATTAGACAAAGAATTAGAAGACTCAAAAAGTTCTGGATTATTTTCTAATAATAAAAATTATAATAAAATTTTATCTAAACAAAAAGAAGAGCGCGAATCCATATCTTCTCTTGTTTCTGAGTGCGAGTCAGAGTCGGCAGTCTTAAGGTCTAAATCACTAGAGTCTATAAATAAAATTAGAGAGCAAATTGATTCCGCCAACTCCGAGAAAAACGTGGTCATTAATGTGGATCCAAATATATCTAAATATACCTTGGAAGTAGATGGCGCTTACAATAGGATTGCCGAACTGGAGAATAAATCATTTGAGTACGGCCAAGGCTTAAGAGCTCTCGAGACAGAAATGGGCCCAATAACTTACATCGTTGAAGCTATTAAAGACTGGACTGGCGCAGGCCTTGACACAGGAAAAGGGATACGAATAGTTATTATAACTTTAATTTTTGTTTTTGATCCTTTGGCAATATTATTACTTATAGCGGCGACAATGTCCTACGAAGAAGTAAAGCGAAAGAAAGAAGAGGGCAACCTACCTCCAGATGTGCGCGAAATAAGAAATAAATTACTAGAAGAGATAGAAGAGTATTTAGACGAAGGTGGAATAGCTGAACATTTTATAGAGAGAGCAAAGAAATAGCTTGACTAAAGGGGGTAATTATGTTAAATTACTCTCATGACAATTCCTATATTTAAAAGCCATTACTCTATCGGAAAGAGTATTCTAACTCTGTCTCCAGCAACCGTTTCTGCAAGAAATGGAAGTGCTTCTTCAGATAACGACGTAAAGGAGTCTTTGGTTGATGGTCCTTGCAGTATTTTTGATATAGTTAAGGAGAACAATCTAAAGCAGATAGTCCTAGTTGAGGACTCCCTGATAGGATTCCTGCAAGCCCAGAAGGTGGCCAAAGAATTAGACGTACAATTGATCTATGGAGTTCGCTTTGATATTTGCGAAGACGCTTCAGACGAAGAAGCAATAAAAGAGTCAAAATGCAGTCATAAAATAATTATATTTCCGAAAAACGGAGAGGGATGCAAAGACTTAAATAAGATCTACACAGAATCTAAAACTAAATACCACAACCACCTCGACATGAAGCTATTAAAGTCACTGTGGAATGAAGATAACCTTTCTCTAGCTATACCATTTTACGATTCTTTTATTTTCAAGAACATGACTTCGTTTAATTCCTGCGTATTAAGCTTCAACTTCACTAAGCCAACTTTCTTTACAGAACAAAACGGATTGCCTTTTGATTCTATAGTTCTGGACGCAGTAAATAAATACTGCAAGGCTAACAAATTTGATACACAGCAAACTCAATCTATTTATTATAAAAATAAAGAAGACTTTCCCGCCTACCTAACCTATAAGTTAATATGCTCTAGAGGTTCTTTTGCAAGCAGGCAGTCGTCTTTAGAAAAACCAAACTTTGATCATTTAGGCAGTGACCAATTTTGCTGGGAGAGTTATAAAGAAAAATACATGGAGGAACTATGAAAGAAGGACTATTAAGATTTGATAAGAGACAGAAATATATGGTTTTTGATTTTGAAACTTGTAATTTAAATTTGGTATCCAAAGACAACAAGCCATGGCAACTAGCATTCTTGATTTATGAAGGAGACAAGCTTGTAGAATCAAACGATTATTATATTTATTGGGCTGATTTAAAAATGTCAGAAGGCGCCAGAAAAGTGACCGGATTTAAAGACGCCGTCTACAGGAAGAAGGCTATAGCGGCGAACAAGGTATTGGATCATTTTGAAAAGTATCTCTACGATGATTCCTACATAAAGCTGGGACATAATATTTTTGGTTTTGATATATATATTCACAATATATTCAGGAAGCTTCTAGGAAAGAAGACAGACTATTCTTATTTAAATAAATGCATAGACACACTTTCAATAGCAAAAGCTATAGCTAAAGACATAAAAATGAACAAAGAAGACGATTTATTATCTTGGCAATTCAAATTAAATTCTATATATGAAAGGGGGCTGAGATTAAACTTGGGCGCCTGCTGCAAACAATACGAAGTAGAGCTTGATTCAAGCAAACTACATGACGCCCTTTATGATATTCAAAAAAACTACCAAGTATTTAAAAAAATGTTATGGAAAATAGAGCTATGAACTTACTAAAAGATATTGATTCGGTTTTAGATATTTACGAAGAGGAAATAAAAAAACTCAAAGAACAAACAAGCTCAGTAGCTCAAGATTTTTTATCAAAATCAAAAAGCTATTGGTCTGAAAATTTATTAGAATTCTCTGCACTGGTAGACAAATTACTAGAAATACAGAACGCAAGAAAGTCACTAGACGATTACAAACAGGACGCAATCTTATCATTAAATCATGAATAATTTTTTAAATCAATTTTCTAATTATGAAGGCTCGGCTCCTCCTGGCGTTCGCCTACCAGAAATCAAGATAACTAAAGCCAACTACAAAAGCTTAAAACTTGATGAAAATACATCTAATTTTGATTTTCTTAGAGAGCTTTGCTTACAAGGAGTTAAAGAAAAAGGAATAGACAAACTATCTAATAAAAAAGAATACTACAATAGAGTAAAAGAAGAATTAAAAATTTTAAAAGAGTTAGGTTTTATAGATTATATATTATTAAATTGGGACATTCTTGATTTTTGTCACAAGAGCGGTATACCTACTGGGCCCGGAAGAGGGAGTGCGGCTGGGTCTCTTGTTTTATTTTTAATTGATGTTACAAAAATTGATCCAATTAAATATGGTCTTTTCTTTGAGCGCTTTGTAAGCAAAAGCCGAGCTAAAAAGACAGAGAAAGACGGAGTAACATATCTTGACGGAAGCCTTCTTGCAGATGTAGATAATGATATCGCCTACGAACATAGAGATAAGGTTATCGAGTACATTGAGCAGAAATATCCAGGCAGAACAGCTAAAATTCTGACTCTCAATACTTTAAGTAGCAAGCTTTGTATTAGAGAATGCGGCAAGATAGTCGGGAATTATTCCGAGATGGATATAAATGTTGTTACCGCACACATACCAAAAACATTCGGAAAAGTCTCAAGCATAGAAGACTCTATTGAGAATAGTGATAAGTTTAAGGAATGGGCCGAGCAAAACTTGGAAATTATTTCGATTGCCAAAAAGATCGAGGGGCTTAATAAAAACTCGGGCGTACATCCTTCTGGAATAGCAATCTCTTATGATGAATTGATTAACTTCTGTCCGGTCCAGACAGCTAACGACGGATCGCTTGTCACCGGTTACGATATGAATTGGGTTTCTGAATTGATGGTTAAATTTGATATCTTGGGTTTAAGAACTCTAAGCGTCATATATAACACATGCAAAGAGGTGAAGCTAGACCCAATGGACATTCCTTTAGATAAAGATGAAACTTACTACCCCTTAGCTGAACTGGAATGTCCACATGGCTTATTTCAAATAGAGGCTAGCACAAATTTCAGCGTATGCAAGAAGATTAAGCCTCGCACTCTTGAAGAACTTAGCGCTGTCATCGCTATCGCAAGGCCAGGGGCTCTTGATTTTGCCGGAGATTACTCTGAGTATGTGAGGTCTGGAGAATTTCAAAGCGTTCATGAAGTTTTTGATGAAGAGCTTAGTTATACAGGGGGCATACCATTATACCAAGAGCAGTTAATGAAGATGGCTGTAAAAATAGGCTTCACCTTAGATGAGTCTGAACAGCTTAGACGTATAGTCGGAAAGAAAAAAGTTGATCAAATGCCTGAATGGAAGCAGAAGATAGAAGCTAAGGTCATCGAAAATAGCTTGCCAGTAGAAGCGGGAGATGTACTGTGGAAAGTTGCAGAAGATAGTGCTAACTATTCTTTTAATAAGTCTCACTCAATTGCATATTCAACTCTTGCGGCATGGACTATTTATTTAAAGTTCAACCATCCTCAGGAATTCTTTTTGGCCCTCTTAAAGATGACTCACTCTGAGCCTACTCCGCAGGCAGAGGTATCCAAAATAAGCCAAGAACTTTCTAGGTTTGATATAAAACTATTGCCTCCTAATCTATTGAAGTCTAAAATGGATTTCTCAATTGAAGGTAAAAATATAAGATATGGATTGAGCAGCATCAAAGGAATTAGTGACAAATCATTAGAGTCATTAAGAAAATTCAGAAATGAAGATAGTTCTACAAAATTTGATTTATTTTTGGCAGCCAAACAAGCAGGCTTAAATATCGGAGTCTTATCTGCCCTAATACAGGCCGGAGCATTAAGTGACGATCTTAGCGCTGATAGGTCAAAATTGGTTTTAGAAGCTCAATTATTCAACATACTGACAGACAGAGAGAAAAGAAACTTTATAGCTCTGTCCGAACAAGAATCTATTGATTTATTTGATATATTCAAAAGAGTTACTGAATCTGAGTTTAAGGCTGTCGGAGATGACGGCAAACCATTAATGAAGGAATCTAGATACGGAACACTAAAGAAAAAGTATGGCCCCTACAAGGACATATACTACAAGAATAGCAAGAGTCAAGATTTCGCAAATTGGTACTTTGAGAAAACCTTATTAGGTTTTAGTTATTCGTCTCATTTGTCTGAAGTATTCAAACATCAAACAAAAAAGCCCCAAAATTCTTTGCACTTTAAGTCGCTAAGTCCAAGGGAATCCGCCAAGTACATATTTTCAGTATCCTTCTCTAAGAAAGAAAAGTCAAGAAACGGAAATCTTTATATAAAATTAGAGCTTGAAGATGAATTTGGGTCCGTAGACGCAATTCTATGTGACACAGCAAGAGAGAAAAAATGCACAGCTTACCTAGAAAACAATCAGGTGCCAAAAGAAGGCAGTATCATTACCTTGCATGGAGATAAAACAAATGATGGGGACGCCATTTTTGTAAACAACATGAAAGTAGTTGACGAAATGATTTACATGAATCTGAAAGATTTAAAGGTATAGGTGTAATAAAATGAGTATGGAAACATCACCGAACTTTACGCCTAAGTGCCAACAGATTATATCTGATTCTAAATTACTAGCGGAAGCGTGGAACCATGAAGAAGTTACCTGTGGACACTTATTGGTATCAATCTTGTCCTCAGAGGCTAGTTTTATAAACGACTTAATAAGGGGGTTTAATCTAAAAATTGATTCATTTATCAAGTTCACTGAAGATTTCTATTTTTTAGAAGAGAGGCCAGAGTATACAGCGGAGCCTTTTTATGGAGACGACTTAAAAGATTTATTGGTTCAATCTCATCAGTTTGCTAAAAAACTAGACAATAATTACGTCGGAGTTGAGCATTTGTTTTTCTCCTTCCTTAACGATACACATGGAGTGTGCCATCACTTTTTAAATTCCCACAAGGTTTCTCCATCTAAAATGCTTGAAGCTTTTTTATTGCTTCTTCAAGACCAGCAGGTCTTCTCGACCTCTAACAGTCAGCTGCCGGGAGAAAAGCAGAAAGAACAGGGTCAACCACAGAGGCAATCGCAGGCAGACTCTAACAGCATGCTTGAATCTTTTTGTGTCAACTTAAACGAAGTCAATCAAAAAGGCTTGATGGGCAAAGTCATAGGAAAAGATTTTGAAATAGAACGTATTTGTGAAATTTTGGGGCGAAAAATTAAAAACAACCCACTGCTAATTGGCGATCCAGGAGTAGGAAAGACTGCGGTGGTAGAGGGTTTAGTTCAGAGAATAGGCGAAAACAGAGTACCTCCATTTTTATTCGGAAAGAAAATCTACTCAGTTGATTTGGCGTCCATGATTGCTGGAACAAAATATAGAGGGCAATTCGAGCAAAGAATAAAAGCCTTAATAAATGAGTGCGCAGAGATTAAAAATGTAATTTTATTTATCGACGAAGCTCATACGGTTGTTGGCGCTGGAAGCGCAGAAGGCACTATGGATGCCGCAAACATATTAAAACCTGCGTTAGCAAGAGGAGAGCTTACAGTTATAGGTGCAACTACTTTTCCGGAGTATAAAAAGAATATAGAAAAAGACATTGCCCTAGTTAGAAGGTTTGAAAATGTTATGGTTGATGAGCCTTCGCCCGAAGAGACCTTCAAAATATTGAAAGGAATCAAGCCTGCCTACGAAAAGTTTCACGGAGTGTCTTACCCAAACCCTATATTAAAGAAGATAGTTTCTCTATGCGAAGATTATCTTCCTGGCAGAAAGTTCCCTGATAAAGCTATTGACATGCTTGACGAGTGTGGGGCAAAATTAAAAATAAAAAACTCCATGCCGTCTAAAGAAATGATGGATCTTGAGTCTCGAATTTACGACTTAAGCCCCCAAAAGGTAGGTTCAAAAATTGAAAACGAAATGGTCGATTCATATTGTGAACTAAGTGAAGAATGGCAGAACTCAGCAAGAAAAAATGTCAGCGAAAACGATCTTTTAGAATGCCTCTCTTCTAAAACGAAAGTTCCTAAAGAAAATTTCGAGCATTCAAAGGATGATAAACTATCAAATTTAGGTAGAAAATTAAACAGAGAGGTGGTCAATCAAAAAGATGCAATTTCAAGCATACATAAATCAATACTTAGATTTAAATTAGGGCTAAAAGATTTAAATAAACCAATTGGCTCTTTCTTATGCTTAGGGGCTAGCGGGGTAGGCAAGACTTGGACTGCTAAGATGATTGCCAAACACTATTTTGGCTGTGAAAAAAACATTATACGTTTTGACATGTCTGAATATTCCGACAAAGTTTCCTCGTCTAAGCTTACTGGCGCTTCTCCCGGATATGTTGGTTACGAAGAGGGAGGGGTTTTAGTTGAAGCTATAAAAAAGAAACCTCATTGCGTATTATTATTTGATGAAATCGAAAAATCTCACTCAGAGGTACAACAGTTGTTGCTTCAGATTCTAGAAGAAGGAGAGATTGAAGACAATGTCGGTACTAAAGTTTATTTTAAAGACACTATTATTATACTTACTAGTAATATTGGCTCTGAATTAACCACAAAAAGCTCTCTGGGATTCTCCCCTATGCCAGTATCAAACGATGAAAAAATCTACGATACTGCAAAAAAGATACTAAGCCCAGAATTAGTTAACAGATTAGACTCAGTAATAGTATTTAATCATTTAAAACAAGAACACTTATATAAAATATTTAAATCAGAAATAAGAAAATTATCTTCTAAATTAAAAAAACAAAATATACTATTAAATATATCAGAAGAGGCTGGCAAGTCTATCTGCGAGCAGGCTGCTGAAGAAAAGATGGGCGCAAGACCATTAAAAAGATTAATAAAATCACAAATAGAGGATCCAGTAGTAGAATATTACTTTAAAAATCAATCCAAAAAACAAATAAAATTTAATCTATTCCTACAGGCAGACACAATAAAATATAATATAGATTAATTAAAAATAAATCTCTGGATTAAACATGTGTATATTTATATACCATGCCAGACAAAAAAATTTCCGAGTTCAACACTTTCACAGGGGCCACCGGTGAAGATGTTTTCTTTGTTGTTGCTAGCGGCGAAACAGAAAATTCTAGCGCAAAAAATTACAAAATACCATACGTAGACTTAAAATCTGATCTGGGTTTAGATGCTGGAGGGGGAGGCAGTGTTATTGGCGGAGATCAAGATAATATTAATTTTGGAGGAACTCAATCGGGAGACGTTCGTAATATAAACTTCCAACAAGGAGGTGAGAACGTGATGGTTATCGATCAAGGTGGCGATGTTAATTTAAAAAATGACCTTTATGTTTCTGGGGATGTCAGCGGTAATTCAGGATATTTTGAGAACATCAATATATCGGATGGATTAACTGTTTCGGGCGGTATAAGCGGAGACTATATCAGCGGTAAGACTGGAGTTTTTACTGATGTATTATTATCTACAACTGGCTACTTCCAAGAAGTTATTGTATCAGGTGATACTCGCATTTCTGGCGACCTTCATGTAAAAGGCACAACTTATGTCCATGAAGTAGTTGACACTACTGTTTCGGGAACAGTGAGTGGTTATACTGGGATCTTTAACACTTCTAGCGGCAAAACCGGATCGTTTACTGAATCTTTATTGATTAGCGGCGAGCCAGTCTTAACTGGATTTGAGATTCCAGGAGGTGGAGCCGTTATAGGTGGAGATGTAAACAACATCGACTTCGGAGGAACAGACCCTAACGATTTTCGTAATATAAATTTTCAACAGGGTGGCGAGAACGTCATGGTTATTGACCAAGACGGTGATGTCAATATACAAAACGACCTTCATGTTTCAGGAAATATTAGCGGCGATATTATTAGCGGAAAGACTGGTGTATTCACTGAAACTTTATTGTCGGAGAATACTTTAGGCAACAATGCCTCATTTACGACTTCTTTACTTATTAGCGGAAAGCCAGTCTCAACAGGTGCAGGGGGCACAGTAGGAGGCCTTCCTGTTGTTGGTGGAGACCAAGACAACATTGACTTCGGGGGAACTGAGCCTGGAGATGATCGCCCAATTAATTTTCAACAGGGTGGTGAGAACGTGATGGTTATTGACCAAGGCGGTGATGTCAATATACAAAACGATTTGCATGTTACCGGAAACATTAGTGGAGGCATCATTAGCGGTAAAACCGGAGTTTTCACGGATAGCCTTTCGGTTAGCGGGGTTAGTGTATTAACCGGAAACCAGCAAGCATCAATTCAATGGCTTGAAGATATAGGGGGTGGTTATTTAACGGTCAAGGAAAGTTCTGTTGATGGAATCAATTTTATTAACACCAAATGGATTGATAGCGCTCAATCTAACGGAGATATTTACTACGACGACGGGCAAGTCGGAATAGGTACAAATGACCCTCAATTTGACATAGACGTAAATGGCTCAGCAAACATATCTGACGTTCTTTATATTGGTGGAGTGCGTATATCGGGCAATCAAGATGGGGATTTAGTGTTCGGCTGAAATGGCTGAAAATAAAAAAATAACTGACTTAAATCCTTCTTTACCAAAAGACGGATATGCTTTTGTCGCCGCTACTGGGGCTGAAAATTTCAGAGTTTCTTACTCTGATTTAGCTGAAAGTAGTTCCATTGGCACCAAGAGCGGTGCCTTTTTAGAATCGCTAACTATTAGCGGGGAGACAGTTCTTACTGGCTCTGCATTTGACCCAAGATTTAATGACTTAAGCGGTCAATTAGTTTCAACTGGCAACCTTCTTCAAGTCGGGATTATTAATTTAAGTGGGGCTCTTGATGCAAGTGGCAATCTCCTTCAAGGTGAGGTTTCTAATTTAAGTGGTTCTCTTGATGCAAGTGGCTCTTTACTTCAGGGTGAGATTGAATTGATAAACACAGAGCTTGACCTCGCATCTTCTTCCTCTTTTATTTTCTTTCATGATTTAAACAATAATACTGGTCCAACATTTAAGACTTATTACGAAACCCCTACTCAAAACATCTTCTTGTCTGGCGCCATGGTTGATAGCCTGCAAGATATTAAAGCTACAATCAGATGGGATGGGCCTGATTCTCATTATATGGGTACTGGTTATATAAATAACCAGAAGATACCCATCTCCAACGTCACAGAAATAGGAGATGGAACCAGAAGATTTGAGGGCTATCTAGATAATTTAGATTTACAAGGCCAAACAGTTTTGACTGGTTCTGCAAATGGGGTTACTGGAAAAATCCCTATCATTGACTTGGGTGCCGGTCCAATTGCATCTAACATTACTATTGATCAAATTTCCAACTCAACCCCTAAGGTTGGAGAGCAACAAGGAACAACTGCATTGAAAGCTGGAGATCAGGTTAACGTTTTTGTTACTTATGATTTCTCAACTTATCTAGACGAACTTCAACATCCAGACACTATCGAAGTAAAAGACGAAGACCTTGCTAACCATATAGATTTCGCTTCTTATAATCTTGTCGACAATGGAAACGGCACTCGGACTGCAACCATTCCTGTTACTGTTTCAAACAGAGATGGTGATTTAGGTATAAAAGTTAGGGCAATTAATAATCTTGGCTCTACTGGAGAGTTTCAATCTTCAACAGATTTTCCTGGGGCTGATGATTCTCGACTACTTGACCAACTTTACCCAACAATTACAGCTTCTGGCCCGACTTCCTACAATGGGCGCAGCGATGGCCTAAGAGAAGGTGAATCTACCACCTTTACAAATTCTATTGCTAACTGGGACCCTGCAAACGATACTATTCTTTATACAGCCTTAACAGTTAATAATTCTAATGTTTCAATCTCCAATCCTAATTCTTTTGGAGACCCAAAAAATGTTAGTTATATAGATGGGGTTTTTTCTAACGCTGCAAATGTAAATATTTCGACCCTTAGGGTTGCAAACGGAGCTACGGATTCTGAAGATGTTACTGTTAAGGTCGCCAACGGCCCAGAAATAACATCTCTCACCATATCCAATCAAGCTAAAAGCGCTGTAGCGCCTAATATTATTGGTGCATCCGAAATCAAAGGAGGAGATGTAATCGAAGTTGTCGCAAATATAGATACTCAAGGAGAGCCTCCAAACTCAATACAAATAAGGGTATTCAATGAGGGAATTTCTAACGGCGTTTCTTTTAGTTCCTACTCTTCAAGTCTAGTAGCAGGAGATTTACACGAATATACTATACCTGTTACTGTAACTTCAAGTGTTAGTCGAAATGGCTCCCAGTCTATAAAAATAGAGGCTCGAAATCAGTACGGAACTTTAAGTGATAATAAAATTTCTTCTAACCAAATTACTGTTAACCAGACAACCCCAACTGTCTCAATAAATTCAGTTACTTACCCTGGTATACAGCAAGCCATAAAGTCATCAGATGCAGCTTCTGTTTTAAATTCGGTTACAGGCGAAGATTCTGTATTATATGAATCTCCCTCTGTTGGGGGTAATACACAGCTTGACGTTTCCAATCCAAATATTAATGAATCTTCCAAGATTGTAAACTATCAAGCTGGCAGTTATAATATCACCAACGATAACTTTAAAATTACTGCCACGAAAACTAGCAATGGGGCAGTCACAGTTGCTGAAACGATAGTCAAGATTGCCAATAACGCACTACAGCTCAGCATTACAAGTCTTGCTTCACCGCTAGAAAGCTCCCCAAATGGAATTTCTGATAATTTTAACTTAAATAGTGATCAAAAATTTCTTTCAATCCCGACTTTATCTACTGACCCCTCCCAGTCTCCAGCCTCACAACTAACCTCGTCAAACAGCGGCACAGACGAGCAGTCAAATAAATACACCATAAACGTTAAAGATGTTGATCAAAAAGGTACTTTTAATTGGTCTGTAAGTGCGCAAAATTTAGCAGGCATAACAACAACTAGTATTTCAACTAACCCAAGCTATACCTTAGAGGGGTTCTCTTCTAGAACTGTTGCATCAAACCCGTCTACCGCCCTAGGTCGAGGGCTTTTTCCTGTCGGTACAACTATCTCAGATCCAAATAATGTTGTCTTTGAGAATATTGCGGAGGGTGGAAGCGGACCTAATGGAGGAACTATTTATAGCTATAAGTCTTTTCCTGCTGGAACTCAGCTCGTAGATAGCATGGATTTTAATAATCAATTTACTGTTTGTGATTCGGCAGGGATTACTTCTGTTAATGGAGATTTCTGCTATAATCTCGACAAAGGAATTAGAGATGGAAATTCCTCTACGCAATTTCCAGCGCAAGCTGATATAAAGGAAGAATAAAATGGGTGCCTTCGAAGATTATGTAAACGCAAATTTAGGAATAAGAAAACCTCTTATAACTGACTCAGGCCTTCCCTCTCAAAGCCCGAAGGCTGCAGGTATAATAGGCTCTCAATACGTTGACAGCGACACCTACTTTCTTTACGAGAAGACTGGCGAAGACAACGCGCTTGATTGGGTAAAAATAGCTGACTTGGGTCAGTCAAGAGGTGGTGAACCTGGAGGAGGAGACGGCTCAGTTCAATTTAATAGCGGTGATTCTTTTGGAGGTTCTGAAGGTTTAATCTATGACAGAGATTTAGGTTTATTAAGTGGAGAAAGTGGTCGTTTTGATTATCTTCACTCTGATTATTTTACTGGTCAAACAGGGCACTTTTTAGAAGAAGTGATAGTTGGAAATCCAAACTTACCAAGCTCAGAAGATGTTTTTGTTGTTGAAAATGGAGATATTACAGCTGCCGGTAGTGCCAACTTTTCTGGTTCACTAAAAGCCCCTACTGGATACTTTAACGAACTAATTGTATCTGGCGACGCTCATATTTCTGGCGACCTTCACGTCAAAGGCACAACTTATGTCCATGAAATAGTTGACACTACTGTTTCGGGAACAGTGAGTGGTTATACTGGGATCTTTAACACTTCTAGCGGCAAAACCGGATCGTTTACTGAATCTTTATTGATTAGCGGCGAGCCAGTCTTAACTGGATTTGAGATTCCAGGAGGTGGAGCCGTTATAGGTGGAGATGTAAACAACATCGACTTCGGAGGAACAGACCCTAACGATTTTCGTAATATAAATTTTCAACAGGGTGGCGAGAACGTCATGGTTATTGACCAAGACGGTGATGTCAATATACAAAACGACCTTCATGTTTCAGGAAATATTAGCGGCGATATTATTAGCGGAAAGACTGGTGTATTCACTGAAACTTTATTGTCGGAGAATACTTCAGGCAACAATGCCTCATTTACGACCTCTTTACTTATTAGCGGAAAGCCAGTCTCAACAGGTGCAGGGGGCACAGTAGGAGGCCTTCCTGTTGTTGGTGGAGACCAAGACAACATTGACTTCGGGGGAACTGAGTCAGGAGATTATCGCCCAATTAATTTCCAGCAGGGCGGAGAGAACGTAATGGTTATCGACCAAGGCGGCGATGTCAATATACAAAACGACCTTCATGTTTCAGGAAATATTAGCGGCTCAACCGGTTACTTCAATGAGTTAAATGTTAATGGAGTAAACATAGAAGACGGCCTTTCTTCACTGTCTGGAGATATTGAAACTCTTAGCGGCGAAGCCTTAGCGAGTTTTTCTGCCCTTTCTGACGATCTCGACGCGACTGGACAAAGTTTATTAAATAGCCGAAGAGATTATCCGGTATTGACTGGAGTAGAATTCGATCAATCAACTAACATATTATCCTTTTTCAGGGATTTTGGCGCAACAAATATAGATATCGACTTGTCTTCTTTAGCTGGAGGAGGATTAACCTATCAATCCACTTTATGGTGGGAAGAAAACAACCAAAACCTAACGTTATTAAATGAAGAAACGAACACATCCTTTCCCGCTACCCAATTATTTGAAGAATCTGGGGTAAATGCTTATGCGCCAAGAGAAGAAACCTTGAGTTCCAATAATGAAGCTGCTCAATACTTTGAAGAAACCGGCGTAGATGTAACAATAAGAGAGTCTTCTTATCTGCCTCCAATTAATAATTCAGCAGTATCCACCCAATGGTTTGAGGATGTCGGCTCAGAACAATTAGCTGTACGGGACACTTTTCTTAATACAAGTAATCCAGCGATTCAATTATGGGAATCAACCGGGTCTAATCAATATACTCCCAGGTCAGAGCCCTACAGTTCAAATAATGAGTCTGCTCAATATTTTGAAGAAACAGGAGACGGACGACTAACTACAACTATAAATTAATATAGAAACAATGTCTTGATGCGTGTAATATATAAAAAATAACCTTTTAAATAAAAAAAATACTATGGCTACTAAAAATTTAATACCAAGAGGAAGCGGAGAAGGAGGAATAGGAATTACTGATACAGTATGGGGCTATGGCTACTACGACACCGGAAATTTCAACAAAGGCTTGTTTGTAAGCGGCAAGAACATTGACGAGGTAATTGCAGATGCGGTTGCAGGTGGCGGACTTGGAGGAGTTTGGAATGCTGGTGCTGGCGGAATTATTTATTATAACGGCGGCAATGTAGGTATTGGTACTACGAGTCCTGATGGTACATTAGAATTAAATAGCAGCAGTACTGATACTAACTTTTATATGGGCGGTACTCCAAGTGTTGGCACAAGAGAGCCTTGGAGGTTTCAAGCTGAAGGAGATAATTTATCTATAGGTCAAGTTAAAAGTAGTTTTGCTAAATATATGACCTTTTCCGGCAGTAAAGTAGGTATTGGCACTACGGACCCTCAAGACGCATTGCATATTAAAGGAGACGATAAAAGAATGTTCATCGGAAGTGATGATTATAATTTATTTTCCTTAGGAAGACGAAGTTCTACGCAGCTTGATACAGCATACCTGACAATGCAACACGAAGGAACTCAAACTGTGGCTATAGACGCATCAGGCTCCACCTTTTTCAACGGCGGCAGCGTAGGTATTGGTACTGCGAATCCTGGTGCAACTCTCCAGGTTAAAGCAAGTGATGATTCTGCGAATGCATTGGCTTTCTGGGTAGTAAATAAGGCTCACAATAATTCAATTATTTCTGCATATGAAAATGGTGATGTGTCACTTGGTACATTGACCTACAAAGATGCATCAGGCAATGTAGGTATTGGTACTGCGAGTCCTGTTTTTGCAAAATTGCAAATTGAAGGTAGCAGTAATGCTACCCGAGTAGGCTTATTAATAGGTGACGCAGTAGGTCGTGCATCTTCGATTCACCAGGAAGGGAATTTTTTGAAAATTGACGATTTTACCGGCAACAGTGCGAGCCTGATGGCTATTAATACACTTAACGGCAATGTAGGTATTGGTACTGCGAGCCCTGAATGCCCGCTAATGATAAAGGCTGACCCCTCTGGCGATAGCATGTTTAAAATGTTGGACGAAAGAGCTTATGTTGCAAATGAACCTCGAGCAGGAATTAGCTTTCAGGGTCTTGATTCTGGCGGCAATAGAAGCGCCTTTGCTGGCATTGAAGGTTATGGTGCTGGCTCAGGGAAAGGAGGGTTAAGATTTTTATCACGCCCAGTAGCTAGTAGTACTGCCGTCGGAATGGTTTTAAATGAAGATGGCAATGTAGGTATTGGTACTACGAGTCCTGTTTCTCAATTATCAATTTTAAGAGAGAATTCTGGCGTGGATAGTGGATCGCAAGACACAGCTTTTGCATCTATTGAGGTTTTGACTAAAAATACAAGTGCAAGTGTAAACTCAAAAACAGGCTGGCTTACTCAAATTGGATGTTACTCTTTGATGAATGCAAATGGCAACATGCCAAGCAAAAACGCCGTGATTGCGGTTTACAAGCACGACGCTAGTGCCAATGAAACTGCATTAATCCGACTAAGTCGATCAGCCGATAGCGCCGAACAGTATTTTTGGGTTGATAATATTGGAAACCTCAGAACTTCAGAGTCATCTAATAATGCAGGAAGCTCCACTGGCGGCACTGTTGTTGGTACTCAGACTTCGGACGAGAGAATCAAAAACATTGAAGATTCTTTTGAATACGGTCTTAATGATGTATTAAAGTTGAAACCAATAGCTTTTACCCTTAAGGAGCAAAAAGATGGCTCGCGTAAACTTGGTTTCGGCGCTCAAAGCACTCGGCCAATTATCCCTGAGTCTGTTTTTGATTCTAACGAATGTATTGATGGTTATGATTCGGACCCTGAAGACGATTCGGGCGCACGGCAAATTGCAAAAAGCGATCAAACCAAATTAGGCATGGAATACACTCAACTTATTCCTGTCCTCACCAAAGCCATCCAAGAACAACAAGCGCTAATAGAAGACCTCAAGTCTCGAATTGAAACTTTAGAAAACAAATAAGAAAGAAAAAATCATGCCAACAAAAACATTAGTACCAAGAGCAAGCGGTGAAGGAGGACTAGGGGCTACAGACAATGCCTGGGGTCTAGCTTATTACGACACCGGAAATTTCAACAAAGGCTTGTTTGTAAGCGGCAAGAACATTGACGAGGTAATTGCAGATGCGGTTACAGGTGGCGGACTTGGAGGAGTTTGGAATGCTGGTGCTGGCGGAATTATTTATTATAACGGCGGCAACGTAGGTATTGGTACTACGAATCCTTTGAGTAATTTTGTTGTAAGGGGTGGTACAGATAATACTGCTTCTTCTTGCGAAATTAATTCCGGAAATAATAGTGTGCTAATTAACGCATTACAAAGGGGTAATAATAACTCACCTTCACCTTTAAAATTTTCAGCGGAGCGACACATCTTCTTAGGTAGTACAGGCGGGACAGGTGGAGACGGCAACGTAGGTATTGGCACTACGAATCCCGAGAGCGTGCTGGAGGTTCGAGGGAAACAAGCATACGCTAATTCAGCAAGTGATTTAGCCACGTCTGTTACAAAAAGTGCTTTGCGAGTTCGCGGAAGTAATGACTCGAGTGACTCTCTCTGGGTGGGGGTTGAGAATGTATACGCGAATCCATATATACAAGGCTCAAATGGAGACGGTGGTAATGCAAAAAATATTTCAATTAATCCGTTTGGCGGCAACGTAGGTATTGGTACTACGAATCCTGGTGCTAAATTAGATATATCAAGTTCATCTACAAATATTGATATTTTAAGCACTGATGGTGATTTTGTAAATATTAGAAACCAAAATTCTACAACCAACAACTTCTCTTCAATAGGGTTTTTTGATAGTAGTAATGAATTAACGAGTAGGATTGCTTCTATTAGAGGAACTTCCAACGGGCGTGGTTCTCTAGCGTTTATAAACGGACAAACATCGGATGGTTTAAAGGTAGAAATGATGCGTATCACCTCCGACGGCAACGTAGGTATTGGTACTACGAATCCTATTTTTGGGCTTGATGTAGTAGATACTTCAACCATGGTTTTAGGAGGTAGTGATGACGGTCTCGGGAGAACTAATGACTTTGTTAAGTCATCTAGGGTGGGTGGCATCGCTTACGCGAATGCAGATCTCCCAGTAAATATGATGATGCACGTATCCACTGCTACCGAGAGTCGATTAAATTTTGGATACGGCACTGCTTCTATGAATTTTCCTACCAAAATCATCTTTGGTACAGCGGCAAGCGTTAACGCTATTTCAAATAATTCGGCTAATATAAGAATGGTTATCGAGGGCAACGGCAACGTCCTTATTGGTGCTACAAGTGCAAGTGCTAAAACACATATAAAAAATAGTAATGCTTCATTTGGAATTTTAGTAGAAAATAGTAATATTGCATACGGCACTGCTGTTATAGCCCATACTGCAACTTCAGGCACTCGTTACTTAGTTGATTTTCGTGCTAGTGGTATTGGTGATACTTTCCAAGTAGGAACTATAACAACTGATGGCACTAACACATCATACAATACCAGCTCAGACTACAGATTAAAAGAAAATGTTGTCGAAGTTGATGATGCAATAGAAAGAGTTAATAAGCTTAAACCTTGTAGGTTTAATTTTATATCAGATCCAGAAAAAATTGTTGATGGATTCTTGGCTCATGAAGTTCAAGAAGTTGTACCAGAAGCTATTTGCGGAGAAAAGGATGCTGTTGAAGAAAAAGAGTACGAAATTACACCAGCGGTATTAGATGATGATGGTAATGTTGTTACTGAAGCCGAAATGGGAACAAGAGAAGTGCCTAAATATCAAGGTATAGACCAAAGTAAACTTGTACCTCTTTTGACCAAAGCAATTCAAGAACAACAAGCACTAATAGAAGATCTAAGAAGCGAAGTCGAAGCTTTAAAGAACAAATAAATTGAAAAAAATAAGAAAAGTCCAAGCCGATTTACCCTCTTCGGCTTCGGAAGGTTCTATGTTTTACAGTAGGGGCTCTCGAAAAGTTCGCATATTTAAGGGCGGAAGCTACACAGATTATTCTGCGTGGGAATTTATTCTTGATGATTCAATCGACGTTGACGGAGATGGAATTTTTGATTACGAAGACTCTGATTTAACTGATGGGCCACTAGGAGATTCTGACGGCGACGGAGTAATTAACAGCCAAGATAATCATCCCGACGATCCAAGTCAATCAGGGGTTGATGCAGATAACGATGGCGTTGATGATGCAATTGACACTGATCCAACCGATCCATTAAGTTCTGGACAGGATGCAGATAACGATGGCGTTGATGATGCAATTGACACTGATCCAACCGATCCATTAA